GACCACCGTAAATGTTATTAATGATATTGCCGGTTGGAGTGTTCATGCCCATAGCCATCATAGAAACTTGCCCAGATGCTTGTGCCAGACTTGCTCCTGTATTTGGATTTGCTGGTGCTGCTTGTAAAGAACCAGGAGAAGATCCGCTTCCTCTTCTTCCACCACCTCCTCCACCAGAAGAAGCAATATCTTTATTTTTTGATGAAACAGATGCTAAAAAGTTCAACGGATTTACTGTTCCAGCAAATCCAAATCCACCGCCATCTTTTCTAATTTCATAATGTATAACTCCAGTTTCAGTTTCTCCTTGAGCTGACAGGAGTTCCTGGAGAAACTTTTTGTCCTTGTTTTACTAATACTGTTTTCCCCTCAGCAATTCTTTCTGTAACTTTTAGTTGATCATTGTAAATGTCAACATAATTTCCATATCCATTTGGATCGTATCCAACTTTAGTAACAGTTCCACCAATTCTGCTGAAAAACTTTTGATTTCCACGTATATCAAAATCTACACCAGCATGTTTTCTTCCACCTTCTCTATTTGCTCCATAATTTTGTCCATGTGCTGTACCAGTATCTGGAAGTTTTGGAAGTCTAGACATATCTTAAAGTTTCAGTAGGAGCAGCAGAAACAGCATTTAGTGAAGCAGCTTTTGTTCCTTGTGCCGCCCCAAAGAAATAGTTTCCACCCTGAGATCTTCTTCTTGATCCAGAAGTTTCATAACCCCGAAATGACATTGCTGCTCCAACAAATTGAGCAGAAGATTTTGACATTACGCCACCAGATTTAAAATCAGCAAGAACTTTTGCTGCTTCTGCTCCACTACCAGGCTCCAAATAACTTTTGTAATGCTGCTAATCCATTTGGACCACCAGCAATTTCTAGAAGTTTTGCTTTTCTTTCTGCCGCATTTTTTCCAAGTTTTGCTCTAATTTTGCCATATTTTTCATCGGCAGCTTTATCTCCAGTTGGTCTATCATTGATAGCAGCAGAAAATGGACTAAATTGACTTTGTGCTGTTATTTGATCAAATAAAGTAGTTCCGTATGCTTTCATAGAACCACCAGATTTTGCGTTAGCAGTTCTATTCAACATAACCTGGAAAGTATCAGCGGCAGTTTGTCCTCCCCCACCTTCTAAAGTAGATAAAAATGCTGCGGCATTTCTTTCAGCGGTGCTTCCACCAATTCCACTGTCCAAATAATCTGCTGGATTGCCCAGTTCAGTAGCACCCGCAGATCCCCCCAAGAGAGAAGTTAGAGTGCCACTAAAGAGACCTCCAAGAACGCCGCTAATTTTACCCCAAACACTAGCAAGACTTTTACCTAATCTTTCTCCACCACCTTCATTTTCATAATATTGCCTTAAACCCTGTGATTGTATCTTAGCAAAATCTCTACTATTTGATTTTTGGGCATCAATCATACCCTCACCAAACATTTTGAACATTTGTTTAGATTTTGCTTTATCGCCACCAACTAAACCACCTTCAGCATATCCTTTACCTCCTGTAGGATTATTGGATCCTCCTGCCCATTGCGTTCATTGCCAATAATGTGCCTCTTCCCCAGGCATTGCCAGCAGCATTGCTCATCACAACTTCGCCTTCATCAGCACGAATGGGAACATCATCAACAACACTCTTCTTACCACCAGTAACAAGACCACCTCTCAGCCATTTCCGGAAGCAGCATCTTTTGCCATTAAAGCAGCATCTAGTCCAAGAGAAGCCGCAGTTCCAAGACCAGGAACTGTACTTGCGGCACCAGATGCCAGTTCCATTCCAGCACCTGCCCAGTCGCCGCGCATCGCTCTCTGAACAGCAAATATACCACCAAGACCCAATCCAAGCAATGGAATTTTTTTACCAGCAAGACCACTTGCCTTGAGACCTAATTTCCCTGCGATTTTTCCACCTAGTTTAGCACCTTGCTTTCCGGCAATACGTGCTCCTGCTCTACCAGCCATTCTGCCAACGCCACGTTTTGCGATAGCATTTGCTGCTACTTTTCCACCAATACCGAAACCAGGACCACCACCAGCCCCCATGCCACCTTGAGCAGCATTTCCACCCAATTGAATGCCACCAGATGGAGTAAGAAATCCAGAATTATCTGATCCTCCTTCTAGTGATTTTTCTTCTTCTCTTGCTAGTGCTCTATTTGCTAAAGTGTCTGCTTTTGCTGCTTCTTTATCTGAAATTTGTTTTTGCGCTGCTGTCTGTGCCTTCACAGCATCAACAAGTGACGTTACTACTTTAGTTAAATTTTCTACTGATCCTACAACCGCTTCATCTCCTTTAGTTACCAAAGAAGCACTTGAAATTCCAGAAGCTCCAGCAGATGCCACACTCGCGGGGGCATTCATTTGTGCTTTTGATTTTTTTAGATAATCCTTCCTTTCTTCACTGCTGAAGATACTTACCAGTTTCTGGATGAACGCCAGTTTGTGCTGCCTTGAAAAATGCTTCACTATCTAATTTTTTAGGAGCAGCAGAAATACCAGGGATATTCGTAAAAGTACCACCTTTTGTTGGTGATGCCCCACCAGGAAGTCTTGGTCCTCCAGGCGGTAGTGCTAATTGCTCTTTTTTAACAATAGCATCAGTTCCAGCATTTAAAGCACCAGCAACAGCTGATTGCTTCAACATTTTTGCTACTGGAGGTGGATTTCTTTGTGCTTTTGGAGTAGTAACATCAGTAACTCTTACTGCTTTTAGACCGTCATCAACGTAATCATTTTTTGGTGTTGTTGCTAAACCACCACCCTTTTCTTTTTCTTCCTTTTCTTTTTTTTCCTTGTTTAATTTTTTCCACAACCATTCAACGTTTTTCCAGAAGTTATCTCCCGATACTGCTTGTGGTGTAAGAAAACCGTGTGCCATTAGCGTTGTGCTGCTTTTTCTTGTTCTTGTCTAACTTGTTCTAGATATGGCATCAAGAGAGTGGTATAAACCTGTCTCTCCCAAGGCAGCATATTTTCAATCTCAGTCAAGGCTGATATTTATGGTGCTGCATCAAAGAAAAGTTGGTTTTATAATACCCTTCCAAACTGTTATGGAAGAGTGCTATCCGAAAAAATTTGCTAACCCCGTAATCGTATATTCTGATGTTACTCCAGTTTTTGGATTTTTAAGAGAAAATGTATGCTCTAATCTTGGAGTTTCATCAAAAAATTCTTTAACTTGTTCAAATTCTTTATTCGTAAGACCTTCAATCCATTCAATAAATTCTTTCTTACTTGTAGTTGAGTCATCATAGACTTCTTCATTATCAAATATCTGATCAACGCAAGATGCCATTGCTTCAATTACACTATCTGCTGTTGGTGAAGCACCAAGAATTGAATTTCTGACAAAATCATCAAATGCCGGATATTTCATGATCATACCCATTGTATCGGATAGCACGATTTTATTGCTATGCCCTCTCTGGTTTAGTAACAGTGACTTTTGTGAGATCTAAGACATATTTTACAATAGTCTCTTCATCATCTCTACAAGTGATGTTCATCTCAATTGTTTCTCCAACAGAAACAGCACGAATTTGAAGAAAAATGTATTCTAAGTCAAAAGATGGCAATTCTTCTATTTTGATACCTTTTGTAAGAATACAATTTTTTAATAAAGTCTTAAGTGCTTGTTCTACTTGTTTTTCATCATTTGCTTCTAATGCCAGCAAAAGAAGTTTTTCCTCTTTTACTACAAATGGACGATATTTTATTTTTTTACCAGTTGATGGGACTTCTAACTCATAAGTCGGGAGAGCATGTTGTGGTAATGCCATTATACTTAAATCAGATCATATGTATATTTATTGCGTCTTTTTTGACGATTTTTTAGCGGAAAAAATTTTTCGGGTTTTAAGGAATTCAAATATCAATTTCGTTTTCCAGGAACAACCTTTTGTTCTACGTCTTTCTTTTGAGATGGATTATACATTCCATTGAGTGTTCCTGCCACAGAAGTAATATCATTTGGTATTGTATAATGTCTCGCATATGAAAATTGCGCCGAGACTTTTGCTATCTGTGAGTTGCCATATGCCAATGGAACAGCATCAACTGCGTATGGATATGCTTCTTCTAAAACATATGTGAGAGGAACTCTCTGATTGGGAGAATACGGACCTTGCTCTGTTTTACTAATCAAGATGGTTCTTGCGTATTCATTCTTATATCTAAGTCTAATTGATCTGTTTTTTGCTCGTGGATTTGTGGACGCCAAAGACTGAATTTGTGTGAGAGATTTGTTAGTCAGTTGATCGCTAAATTCTTTACTTTGACCGCTAAAAATGAAGTCCATCCATTTATTTAAAAATTTCAAAGCAGATAAATTAGCATCTAACATAAATCCAAATTGGATTTCTGTATATACTCTAGTGTGAGGATACTGAACGGATCCGCTACCCAGATACAAACCATTAATGGACCCCTGAGCAGTGTTTGTGTTTGGAAGTTGCGCTTCGTCACAAAACAATGAAACAATCTCATTAATTCCAGCATATTCTACCGGTGGATTAATGATTTTTACTTCAAAATTATTGCTAAATGACATTCCGCCATACTTAGCTACCGTGTTGATGAAGCTAATTAATAGACACACTAAATACCTATGTTGGTCCAACTATATTTATGGCATACTCTGGATTATACAAACCCGTAAATCCCGGAAAGTATCGTGGTAATCCAACTCGTGTTATCTATAGATCGCTATGGGAACGAAAGTTCATGGTATTTTGTGATAACAATCCCAGCATCATTGAATGGGGCAGCGAAGAGGTAATCATTCCTTATCGTGCTCCTGATGGTAAAGTGAGACGTTATTATCCAGACTTCTATATCAAAGTTCGTGAGAAGGATGGCAAGATCACCAAATATATTATTGAGATCAAACCCAAAAGACAAACTCAACCACCGAATGAAAAAAATAGACGAACCAGTGCCTATCGTGAGGCAGTTTTAACATTCGCAAAAAACCAAGTCAAATGGTCTGCTGCGCGTGAGTATTGTGAAGATAGGCAAATGAACTTCTTGATACTCACCGAAGACCATTTAGGAGTATAACAATGGCACAAGGATTTGGAAATATCCAACGCAATAACGTTAATGAAGAACCAGGATATAAAACATTGTTTGAACGTGTGACAGCAGCAACTGGCGGAGAAAAGAAAAGTTATAGTTGGTATCTTGCTGCTGTTAAAGCAGAAGCAGGAAAGTATAAGAAAAACTTCAACAAATATATTTTAGACGAGAAGGGAGATAAGGGTGGACTTGTAGAAGAACAAGATCAAAACCAACTTAGAAGATATGTCGTTGAAGGTCACTTATACATGTATGAATATAAAGCAAAAATGAAATGGTTACCTTACTATGACAGATTTCCTCTCGTTTATGTAATCAAATCACAAAAAGAAGAATTCTGGGGTGCTAACTTACACTATCTACCAATCAAAAAGAGAATAATCTGTGTTAAGAAATTAATGGAAGGAAAGATTGACATACCCAAAGCATGTTTCCATAAATATATACACGCTCATGTTGATGGTTTGTATATTGATCTCGCTACGGTTGAATGGGACACTGCCATTCTATTGCCAACTGAAGATTTTGTGAAAGATGTTAGAGGAGTAAAGTTTCCAATCAATAAAGAAGAGGTTTGGAAGGAAACGAGCGAAAAATATTATGACAAAATCACTGGTCACAGAATTATAAAAGGATACGGAACAAAGCAAAGTAGGGAGATGAGCAAATAATGGTATATGAACCAGGGCAAGAAGGATTACCTCCTTTAGGCGGAACAATCTCACCCCAAACACAGTTCACAGACACTTCTGGCAAACCAGTTGTTGCTCCTTCTCAGGCAGCTCGCTGATAAAGCAAAAGAGGAACAAGATAAAGCGAAGAAAGACCAAGAAAAATTAAAAGTTAGCGGACCAAAAAATCCAACTTTAAACAAAAAAGGATTATTGAGATATCCAAGTGATCCAGAAATTGCTGCTGACACAGATTATGTTTTATTTCAATTTTTTAAGTATAGTCCTCCGTTTAAAGCAGATAGTAATGATGTAAGTAGAAATGTAAACCCAACAGCAAGTTATAATTCTTCAGCACAAGAATATGATCCATCTGATTTACCAAATATTCTTCTATACATGCCAGAAGATATAAGTACTGGATTTAAAACAAATTGGACTGGCAAAAACTTCAGTAATATTGGATCGCAGGATATAATGAAAACCGCTGGTGGTGAAACAGCGTTAGATAAACTAACGCAAGGTTTAACAACTATTGATGAAGCTTTAACTAAATGCTGTTCCTATAGCTGGAGCACAGTTAGTTAATGCTGCGATTGGCAAAATTACAGGCGAAAGTATCTCACTTGATGAATTTTTTGGTGGCACGCGAGGAGTTATTCTAAATCCTAACGCAGAGCTGACTATTTTCTGGATTAGATATGCGTAACTTCTCACTAAATTATAAATTAGTACCAAGAAGTCCGGACGAAGCAACAAACATAGAAAATATTATAAAAACATTCAAAATGGGAATGCTTCCATATGGAAACTCTGATTATAGAGATCCAGGCGGATCCGTTTTTGGAAATGCGCTTGACAGTAGATCTTCGAGCATTATTTGGAGGAGAAATAACTCCTTAGCAGCAAACTTACATAAAAGTTCCAGATGTCTGCCGAGTATCATTTATGCGAGGTGGAGCATTAAATAAAAACGTTCCTCAATATAAAACTTGCGCTCTTACTCAAGTTGATGTGAGTTATACTCCAGACGGAGCATACGCTATCACACAAGATGGGCGCATGGTTGCGTATCAACTTTCACTAAACTTCCAAGAAACAAAACTCATCTTCAGAGAAGACGTAAAGGCAGGTTACTAAAATGTTTTTTTCAATCGTTCCTAATATCTCATACGATGAGAAACCAATCAGTTATCCTTTTTCAGAAGCAGACTTTATTACTGCCAAGAACTTCTTCCGTAGATACAAAGTTAACGACGAAATTTTTTCATACGTTGTATTCTTCGTAAAATATACAATCGTAGATGGTGATAGACCAGATACACTTGCCCAAAGACTTTATGGTGATCCATTTTATGATTGGGTCATTCTTCTGACAAACAATCTTGTCAATTCTCAATATGATTTGCCGATGACAAATTACACCTTGAGTAAAGTCATTGAGAAAGAATTTGATGATCCATATGGAACCATTCATCACTACGAAACCTATGAGTATGGTCCATATCCAGCAGGATTACATGTAGATAGTGTATTCTACAACAGAACTCACAAATTAAACATCAATGGTGAAATTGTAACTAAAAATGGTAACGAATTATCTAAACCTATTACAATTATTGAGCATTATACAGCAGAAAATGAAAAGAAACGCGAAATCTATTTGCTGAAGCCAGGATACCTACAGGCATTTGTAGATGATTTCAGAAAACAAAATCTCTACAAGAAATCTGGTAATTATATCTCGCAGCAACTTAAGAAAACTGGTTGAACTTTTTAGACAAAAAAATTGGCGGAAAATTTTTTCCCCGCCAATGAAAATCAGTTTTTAATTTTCAGTTCAGTCGTCTTCAGCGAGACGAGCAAAGTAACTAAGAGCATCGTCATCATCCACAACTGCTGCTTCCTTCACAGGAGTGGGAACAGCAGCAACACGAGAACGGAATGAAGTCTGAGCAGGTTCTTCTGCCACAGGTTCAAACTCTTCCTCATCTTCATCATAAGATTGACGAGCAGGACGAGAAGTAGCGCCCAACACGAGGTTCAGACGTGCTTCAAGTTCTTCGTAGGTCTTGAAACTATCAGGAGCAGTGAAGGCTGCGAGAGAGTATTCACTCTTCCAAACTTTTTCAAGTTCAGTATCATCTGCCAACAGAGCAGAGACACTATCAAACTCAGAACTGTCGTAGTTCCAGTAACCAGCAACCTTCTTGATCTTCAGTTTGAAGTTAGCACCTTCCCAAAGATCAAACACATTCACGGGTTCTTCATCTTGAAACTCGGGTTGCATCGCAGCAAGGATCTTATCATGGATCTTCTTGCCATACTTATACAAGAATACACGACCCTCATTCTCAGGGTTTTTAGGATCTTTCACGACATAGATGTTGCTGTAGTAGGAGAGCTTGCGCTTCTGCTTACGAGCAGTCTCTTTGTCTTCATCACTGCCGCTGTTCCAGAGGCGGCGGTTGATCTCACCAACAGGATCTTTCTCGTTAAGAGTAGTCAAACTGTTTTCAATATACCATCCACCAGGACCTTGAAAGGCATGGGAATAGACTTTCGCCCAGGGAACAGTCTCCCCCTCGGGAGCGGGCAGGAAGCGGACAACAGCGTAACCATTACCAGCAGCATCAACTTCTGGTTTCCAGAAACGTTCATCAACGTTCTTGCCACTGGCAGACTTCTCAAGTTCTTTTTGAAGAAACTCAAAGTTGTTCTGGGATTTACGCTTAAGATCAGCAAAGGACATAGGATTACCTCGGATTTGTTTTGGATTTGGTCTTTGTGACGCCCAATCACTTACTCATCATAACAGGCACAGGGTCGGGTGTCAATCCCCTGTGCCACTTTCCAATTTGGATTTCATAACTTTTACTCTTTCAAGTAGCTCGTCAAACATATTTTCAATTGGAGTGTCTGGAGTTGCTCCTAACATAATTATTCCTTGTTTCATTGTTTCGGCAACTGATTTTAGCTTCGGGATCATCGCTACAACTTAATGCGAGCATAAAAATATTTTTTGTTTTTCAATTAATGTTTCAAGTGCCTCAAAATATTCAAGTTTTCTTTCTTCATCCAAAAGAACAAAATTCATGGCAGAACGAAAACAGAACTGCTGTAATTCTATCATTTTTTGAATGTCACCACGCACTAATTCTGATTGAAAGAATTTCATACTAACATTAATTTGGCACGACTTGTTTTTTTAATAAAATTGAGTTGCTGTGCCTCGTGACGAAGTTTTTCCTTCAAAGGTTTGCTAATCAATTTATTTACATTATCTAGTTCAATTTCATTAGTTTCGCAGTAATGGATAACCGAATCAATATAATTCATATCTGGATTGCTCAAAGCAATCTTCTCCCACTTCCTGCGAAAATTTCGCAGATGTCATAAATCTATCCTCTAAAAGTTGTTTTTTGTCCATATCGTTCCTGATATTCTGAGATGTAACCCATCAGTTTGATGAAATATTCTTTCTTTGGTGGAAGCACCTTGACTTGAGTTTCTCCATTTTCACAAGCAACGATAGTTACAAGTTGTTTTACTCGTAACCCATATAGTTCTTGAAGCATACAAGCATATGCTGTTTCTTGAACAAAATAGTCGTAAAGATATTGTTCTTTTTTGGTTCTGATGCTGTCTTAAAATCAATGATGGACAATTCGCCATCAAATTCCGCAATACAATCAACCCTCCCAGCTTAATTCTAAATGTTTAGAATAAAGAGTTGCTTCTTGAAGGTATATGTTATTTATACGATCCAAAATTTCCCTACTGTGTTGAAACATTAACACAGGTAAAGGAAAACTTTTGATATTTCTTGAGGTCAAGAGCATTCTTGAGGTAATCTTCTACGATAGAATGATACTTTGTTCCACGGTTAGTAGACCGAGAAGAAATATTATTTGCTTTTTCTTCTCCAACTCGTTCACGCCAACGAGCAATGCCTGCCATCTTTTCACGATTGCTACTAATCACGGTGGTGACTGACGTAAACTGACCTTCTGGTGTTGGATAAAGGCGTTTGCCATCTACCATTATAGCATCCAATTCAATTGGCGTCAGACCACCAACATGATTAAATAATTTCATAGACCAAGATTGATTTTATTAATAAGATAAGACTTGACAAGACCAGAACGAACAATATCATCAATACCAAATTCAACAAGAGAGAACTCGGGCATATTTTGTAGAATTCTCTGGAAATCTAAGATACCAGAGCGTTCATTTACTCGGATCAAATCTGTTTGAGACGCATCTCCACAGAAAACAATTCGGGTGTCTTGACCAACACGAGTAATTATACTATCCAATTCGTGAAAATTCAAGTTCTGACACTCATCAATAATAATGATTGAATTATCCAGAGTGGTTCCACGAATAAAGCTTGTGCTCCAGAAAGAAATTGTTTCTTGCTGCTTTAGACTACTGTAAAGCATCTCGTATGAATTGTCATCTGGCATTTCAAACATGGATTGAACCATGTTCTTATAAGGGATCTGATACAAAGAAGATTTGTCTTCGTGATCGCCAGGGAGAAATCCAATCTCTCTTGTTGCTACAAGAGAACGAACAATATAAATCTTTTCATATGGTGTGTATTCATTCAAAACATCTTTGAGTGCTTTGTATAGAGCAATGAATGTTTTTCCTGTTCCTGCTACACCATAAGCATAAAGCATGTTGCCTTTATCCCACTCATCAAAAAATATTTTTTGATTATGAGTGAGTGGTTCTACCTGAACCATGAATTCTTCGCTAATTGGTTTACGACGCTTCTTTTGTTTGGAACTCATACCCTGTCCAGGCGATTTTACAGTTTTCTTTCTTACGGGCATATCAGTACTTATCTGTGATGGTTTTGTTGTTGTAGCGAGCTGCTTTTGGTTTGATTTTATTTCTCATAATATCTGACCAACCAGGATGGGTTTTTGCCATCTTGTCACGCCATTCACCAACCTCCCCAGAACCAGGAACAGTAGATGGGTCACTCCAATCTCGTTCCCAATCTGGATTATCGGTTTTCCACCGTTCCCAATCGTGAACACTAAGGACAACTTCTTTCTGTTCTCCTGTAACTCTATTATAAACTGGATATGTTGCCATTATAACCACTCCAATGCTTCAGCACAAATAGGAAATTGACCAGCAAAAATACATTGACATTCTTTAGCAATATCCATATGTTCCTTTTGAGTTCCATTCGCAGTCCTCAATTGTATATAGTGGATCCAGGAACGCACAGATCCTGTCATGTAAATCCTTGTAGGAGTTGCCAGGGGTAGTACGAAACGGGCACACTCTTGACCTACTCCTGCCTCTAGCAGGCGCTTGTAGAGGTTGTTAGCTGCGGTGAAGTGTTCAGCAATCTCTGTCTGAAATTTAAGTTTGACATAATCACCAAGATCATCAGTAGAGTTTTGACGATTTTTGGTATCTTGTTTGCGAAGATCGGGAATGGGAATACTATCTGTAATTAAATTAGTATCAGCATAGCGTTGTGAAAATTCTTGAAATGTAAACGAACGATGCCTCAAAATTTGAGCTGCGATGCCTCGTGTTGTTTCAATCTCAAGTGTCATATGTGCCTGCTCAAATACTGACCAATGATTGTGCTTGATACAGTACTTGAGCAGACCAGCCACATTAGGGTTCTCCTGGTTCTGTGGATTGCTCACTCTCGCCACATACCCCATCGTCTGTTCCGCTTGTGGTGTCACTGATAAGAGTTTTACTAGTCCATTCTGTCGCATTTGGTTTAAATCCTTTACTCATGAGGTCTCGGGTTTCTTGAAGATCCATCTTTGCTTTTCGCAAAGATTTCTTCATGTAAATAATCTCTTCATTACTATAAAGCATCGGGTTCTTTTCAGCAAGCTTTAATGCTTTCTTTGCTGCTTTAATGACATCCCTAATCACCATTTCTATTCTCCATGTATAGTTTATACTCTGCGAGTATCTGTCTGTCAACGACATCTAAGGATCCTAAGTCAAACTGGTAGTTTTTGTCAATCATATAGTCACAAAAATTTCTAACATTTTGAGTAATTGATATTCTCATTCTTGTAAATCCACTTAATATAAAAGATCTCTTTTGAAAATTTAGATCTTTAGTCTGGATATCCATCGTCATCATCCGATATGGAATAAGGTTTATCTGAACTTATTTTGGATGTGTAAGATTGCGGGTCTGAATAAATTTCTGCTTCCAAAGATTGGACAAGAAGTTTTAGATTTTTTACAATTAATTTAAGTCTGTCTTTGTTCATGGTCAGCATACAATATTATTTAACACATATTATAGTATAAAAAAGGGGAGGTGTTACCCTCCCCGATAACTTCCTTCACACGGAAGTATATTATATCACACTTTCATTGCCATGACAAGCTGTGCCTGTTTTAGTTTATTTTGTTTTTGAATTTGTCTACGAATAATCACTAACCAGTTCATCATACTACCTCCTTATTATTGTTACAAGGACGATAAGCAACACCACGATAAGTGTTGGTGGGATGTGCTGGTGCGTGAGTTTGTGAATACCAATGCTGATATTCTTGCTTGGCGGTGTCAGTATTATACTGGCAACCACGGTAAGTTGCTTGTGACATTAGGGTTCTCCTTAATTTTGAGGTTAAAGAGCGTTCCTTCAGTCGTTTGCGTTCGCTATTTCCAAATAGCGAATGAACGATCCGTTCCGCGACTTACTTCCGTCGCATATAGCGATGAACGTATATCTAATTATACCATAAATTTTGTAAAATGTAATACCGTTTTAGTTGCCAGAGAGATAAAAAGAAGAACCTTCTCGCCAAACATACACGCTTAACTTCAGCATCATATTTTGGTTCTGGTTCCGCAGTAATTAAATTCTTAGCAAACTCCCACGCATCATGGTACTTCACAAACTTAAAGACATCATCATATGTCTTTGCTGATACAAGAACTCCATCACTGCGTTGTAACTTCATTACATACCAGTTAGTTGGATCTTGTCTTTTACAATAACGAATACACCAATTGCCACGAGGATCTGAATTCATTTTCTTTTCTTTTGATTTTGGTTCCACATTTTGGGATTTACTCTTCCTTCTGTTTGCTTAAATGACACCAAACCTTCTCTATACTTGTCCCAATAATAATCAAAAATATCTACTCTTTTATTTGCGATGACAATATCATAATTGTATTGATTGCTGTCATCATATTTTACTATGTACGCATTATATGGCAGATTTTTGTCTTCTGCCAATGCCGGATCACAGTTTTGATGAATAATTTTTATACTCAACTTCTATTGCCCCATTGAATTTGTGGGAAAGCTTCTTCAACACATTGTTTTGTAATCTTCCAACGCTTACCAAGTTTCTTATCCTTCATAAGACAAAGCACTTCTGCTTCACCTTTCTGAAGTCCTTCTAGAAGTTGAATGAAAAGCATTTCACGGCGGTTCTGAGAGATGTTTGCGCCGCCCTTGAAAAGAGATAAAGCTTTCTATACTCGTGTACCAGTTTGGTGTGTTCCGTGCCCTCTGGTGCCTCGTTAGGGGTGTATGGCACGTCTCCTTCTGGTAGCATAGAAATGATACTCTCATCAAAATTAGCAATTAGAATAGATCTAAGTGCTGGAGTATTATAATCTTGTAATAGAGTAATTTTTTCCGCTTTTGTTTTTGCGTTGCTTACTTTTTGTAGCACTTCATTAATTAATAACTGCATGACCTAATATTGGTAACATATGTATATTTATTCTTCGTATTCTTCTTCCTCCTCATCCTCTTCAACAAAACGGACAGATAGCAATTCTTCATTAATCCACTGACCGTCTTCATCATACATTTCTGGATGTAATCTTTGATCTTCCTCCTGATTGGCATAAAGAAATTCGTGCATCTTCTCGTTTGCCGTCCATCCAGCGATCACACCAATACAAAGGAAAATGAACGAGACTGTTGCCGAGAAGTAAACGATTACTGATTGTGCCATTGTTCAACTCCGAACTATTTTTCTTCTTTGTCCCACCTAAGTTCTAAGTTGAAATAAACCTGTCTGCTTAGGAAAGAAAACACTTTGTTGATTACTATCCCCCCAGGTGGAGGATCTTCTTTGTTTGGTCTCTCCCCCTAAGCATGAGTTCGACACCTCTATTTATTTTCAATTCCTTCATTTTTTGGGAGCAGATACTAAACCAAGTTCTAAGAACAATTTGGCAACTGGGACAAGACCACCAATGAATTCTCCATCAATAATAGTAACAGGAAAACTTTCTACTTGTGGATATTGTTCCCGAAATGCCTCTCTTTCGTTTTCCGTCATTTCCCCATAAGAAACTTCATTAAATTCAACATTGGCTCTAGCAAATAATTCCTTAATTTTTAAGCACCAAGTACATCCAGGAGATGTATAAACAGTAATTTCCATAACTTTTTATTATATGTATAAAATGGGGAGATTTCTCTCCCCGGTAGTTTATCAGAGTTTAACTTATCTGTCAACCGATAGCGGGTGCTGTAAGAGCAACGGGTGTCATATCAGCAGAAGCAAGGTCAAGAGGGAAGTTATGAGCGTTACGCTCGTGCATCACTTCCATGCCCAGACCAGCACGGTTCAGAATGTCTGCCCAGGTAGGAATGACACGGTTCTGACTATCAATCAGCGATTGGTTGAAGTTGAACCCGTTGAGATTGAACGCCATAGTAGAAACACCAAGAGCGGTAAACCAAATACCCACGACTGGCCAAGCAGCAAGGAAGAAATGCAGCTAACGAGAATTGTTAAACGAAGCATACTGGAAAATGAGACGACCGAAGTATCCATGAGCAGCTGACGATGTTGTAGGTTTCTTCTTCTTGTCCGAACTTGTATCCATAGTTCTGGGATTCGTTCTCTGTGGTTTCACGAACGAGGGAAGCTAGTGACCAAAGATCCATGCATAGCAGAGAAAAGAGAACCACCGAATACACCAGCCACCCCAAGCATATGGAAGGGGTGCATGAGGATATTATGCTCCGCCTGGAAAACAAGCATGTAGTTAAATGTACCTGAAATTCCAAGAGGCATGGCGTCAGAGAAGGAACCTTGTCCAAAGGGATACACGAGGAACACTGCAGAAGCAGCAGCAACGGGTGCGCTGTAGGCAACACAAATCCAAGGACGCATACCAAGTCGGTAAGACAGTTCCCATTCACGACCCATGTAAGCATAGATACCAATCAGGAAGTGGAAGATAACCAGTTGAAATGGTCCACCATTATATAGCCACTCATCAAGTGAGTTTGCTTCCCAGATGGGATAGAAATGAAGTCCGATAGCGTTGCTAGAAGGAACAACAGCACCAGAGATGATGTTGTTGCCATACATCAGGGAACCAGCAACAGGTTCTCGATCCCGTCAATATCAACGGGTGGAGCAGCGACGAAAGCAACAATGAAACAGATCGTAGCGGCGAGAAGAGTAGGGATCATCAGCACACCAAACCAACCGACATACAAACGGTTATTGGTGGAAGTGACCCACTCGCAGAACTGTTCCCATGTACTTGCTCCCATCGCCGGCGTTGTGCGATAGTTGCTGTCATAGGATAATACTCCGAGTAATTGTGGGAATGTATAAGGAACAGAATGTTACGAATTATGAGGGATCCGTAACATTTGTTAACTTATTTAGTATAGCACAACACATCGGACAGGTCAATCCCCAAAGACTGGTATAAATACTCAATTAAACCAGTTTAAAAAGTGGCACATAAAAAAGGGACCTTCTGTAAGTTGGCAGAGGTCCCTTTAGTTTGCGACGACGATATTCAATTATTATTTATCACCAAATACCTGGGATTACTTGACCAGTGGTAGCATAGGTGCCAACGGCAATCACAAAACCGAGCATTGCCAGGCGAGCGTTGAGGATCTCAGCCTCGGGGGTAAAACCGAATTTCATAGTTGTTCTCCTTAATAAGTTTCAGCGAGTTGTTCTACAGCATAGCACAGTGTCACAAAAAAAGCAACAGCAGTGACAGTAAAGATTACTTCAGTCATCAGAAGACACCGAAGAAGACTTGCCAGTGAAAGTATAAGAAACAACACCAGCAATAATGCCGAGCATTGCCCAACGTCCATTGTACATCTCCGTCATCTTGCATAGGGGTCAGAAGACCCTTGCGGTTGTATTCTTGGTAGACCATCTGGGGTTCTTTTGCCCACATGTTTTGTTGCCCACGATCATTTGTCGTTACAGTCATGTTACATTCATAAAGAATTGTTACATAATTATATAGCAATTGTAAAGACTTGTCAAGGATCAAGCTTGAGCTTCAGTCCAAGAAATTCTAGCGTCAATATTTCTATAAAACAGTATCAATATTCGTTGCTTTAATAACAATAACTTCAGGACCATCTGGGAAGATGCCAGTTGGGTTTGGAGAAGTTGAAGTAGCATAACTGGTTCCGCCACCACCAAGAATAGAATTGGAAATTTCTTTTACAATTGAAAGATCATATGCGTTTACACCAGTATCAGCAAAGAATCCATAGATAACTTCACCGCCAGATAGAGTAGTTGTTGTAGAAAGAATGGAATATTGAGAAAGACTTGTACCTCCAACATTTGTCCAGTTGTTGTTGGCACTAGGAATTGGATTTAGTAAAACTTCAATAAAGAACTTACCAGTAGATGAAGTATCAATTCCTCGTAAAACCACCTGCATTCTGTTGACCAATTCTCTGGTAGCAAAGTTTCCAATTATACTGTTATCAACAGAAGGTGCGACACGAAGAGCAACAATACCAATAGAAGCTCCAGGAAGAATTGCTCTCTGACTTCTAGAACCTACGGTGTAAACATAGGCACGGTCATCATCGTAACGTCCTTCCATGATAACAGAGGAACCCCAGTGTGAAATAGTTGGAACAGAAGTTGCCCTCAGTAATTCAATACCAATTGGTCTTGTAGAACTATAAGTGAATGTCTGTGCTGAACCAGCTCCCCAAGTAGAGAAAGTAACAGAGGTTGGGTTTGCTGCTGTAACTGCTTTACTAAGTGTAATGTTAGTTCCAGAAATAGATGTACAAAAGTATCATCTGGAATATTGCTGCGTGAACTGTTTGTCCCTTCTGGATACCAGTTCCAGAACTTACAGTACCAGTAGATGCTCCAGATGCCATCGTTAGGTTTACACCAGATGCTCCTGCTTGTTCTCTTGTTACTCCAGTAAATGAACCACTCTCGGCAACTGCTAGTGGAGATAGAGCAGATCCTGTAGCAGTTGTAATAAGATGCTGGAGTTGACGTGACCAGGAACAGTTGTAATTGTAAAAGTTGTTGCGCTTGGAACAGAAGCAACATAATATGTCTTTTCAGAAACAATATTAGAGAATGGACGATCAAATACAATAGTTTGAATTCCACCAGGAGCTAAACCAGTCGTAGAAGCAACTGTCAATACATTACCAGAAGCATTTGCTGAGATAATATCCTGTCTGAATTCTGTTTTACCAGTATAGTTTACATATTCAATTACACCAGTTGTTGATCCAGTTGTTTGCTTTATCTTTAGTGTTCCAGAAGTTGGGAAACTATAAGGTGCTCTGTTGACATAAATTGTACTATCACCAGAAGCAATTGAAGTTGTTGCCGTAACAAATGGCGGAATAGTATTTACTTCATAACGAGCAGGCAAGTTACCTGATCTCATGTATGCTTCTGTGTTGAAGTTGTTGTTTGGGATCTTGTGAGCATAGATTACGTTACCATCTGTACCACGGAATCCCCAACGAATAAATCCAGCACCATACCAAGAATAGTCCATGTAGAACATCTGCATTCTTGTAAGGTCTAAATCATAACCAGACTTACCAGTACCATCACAACGATCAATATTCCACTCAGATTGCTTCCATTCTACTTCCTGTGTTTTAGATACTGGAACATTATTAGCGGAAGGACCGCGATAGTCTGGGAAGATTACAATTTGAGTGTCAGAAATAACACCATCAACACGGTAAGAAACACCACGGATAACAATATAATCACCAGGAACCAATTGTCTACCAAACTTAGTACCTTGTCCATTTGGTGTGGTGTAGCTTGAGACAAGAGAACTACCAGCAGTTACTGTTGCCTTGCCAGATAATTGGAATGTTGAAGATCTACGAACAGCACTTAGATGACCATTAGCATAACGGAAAAAGATACCGTTTTGCTGATCCATCATACCAATTTCAAGTTTAGTTCCATAAGAATTGACTGGAGAAATTGTGTAATTTCCAGCAGCAGTTGATTCTTGTGGTGCTGACGAAGCAGTATATTGGAATGTATATGGATCAGTAACGTTACTTACTTGATACTGTCCATTATAATTGTTGTCATTTACACCACGAACATCAACAATTGTGTCTCTTGTTACGTTATGAGCAACCGCACAAACAACAGTAACAGTACTGCCAGATGCGGAGATGCTATCAATATTTTCAATAACTGGAGCAAGAATAGAACCAGTAGAGAATGCTACACCCTTACCAGATTGATAGCGGAAGTAACGTTTTGTCTGACGAATAGCTGTTTGATTAGCAGAGAAAGAATTAGTAGAGAACTTTACACCACCATCAAATGCTCTGTGAATTGAGTTACCTTGTGGTCTTGGATATAATTTTTTAGTTCCACTATCAACAGAACCAGAAGGAGCAGCATCTGGAAAATAATAGAATCTCGTAGGACTTTCAACTCTTGCTACAGTCCATGAACCATTTACATTTGTTCCAGAAGAACCAGTAATAGCAATTTCATTACCAACTTCTAAACCATGAGCATTTGTACAATCAACGCGAACTGATCCGTTCATTACGCCAGCAGCAATTGCTGTAAACGTAAGAGTTCCACCAATATCAGACGAACTGTAATGAACACCAGCATAAATAGCAGTCCTGGAAGAATCATAAATGCCGCCATTACCAGCAGTCCATGGGAATGATGCTGTGTATTTGAATGTACTTTGTCCAGCCTGTACGCTGTTGACTAAACACACCGTTAGCACCAGGGAAATCAGTATCTTGTACAAAGATAGCAGCTCCAGCAGCAGGGAGAGCAGTAACTAATGTGTTGACAGATACAGTAACTACTTTACTATTGGTTGTTACCTGAACATCAGTAACAGCATATGGAGTATCACCCTTATAAGCAAATGGGTTGTTATTGATCATCGCCAATCCTTCCCATTTGGCGCTTTCGAGTGCCATACTCAAAGTCGGTATCCATCTGGGATTGAGGCTGCGAAATTCTGAGTTTGTTTACAGCATCGTGGTATGTTTCTGATGGCGAGAGCTCTCTTCAAATTCATCATAGACAATCTGTAGTTTGTCCGTTGATGACATCGTGGTTGTATCATACGTCAGAGTAACTCTGGTCGTAGTGACGTTACGAATATCAGTAGCAATCTGATAGGCACTAGCAGTTAGTTCTGGATCCGAGAAGTTGTAGATTACCTTGTTCTTCGTAACGTTAGTAATCAATACAAGCTTTCTCTAGTAATGCCGCCAGGAATAACAACTTGTCTTGATGCTGGATCAAAAATGTAGTAATTGTTTAGAATGGATTTTCTCGCCATTACTCAGTGCCTCTGGATAGATATTCTTTGCTCTATCTATTTATCAGACACCATACTTAGCACGAGAAGCGTTAAAATTATTAGATATCTCAGTTGCCGACAATCCTTTATTGTATATTCTCATGGCACCAATTCTACCATTCAATTCATACCCAGGAGTAGTATAGTTAGCAATGTAAAGTGTTGATGTTGTAGTAATATTATATCCAGTTGTTGTTCCATTAATTCCTTGGGCAACATTATTAAAATACACGGTTACAGCTCCAGCAATATACCTAACAACAAAGTGAACCCATGTATTTTGTGTGATAGGATTATTTGTTGAAAAAGAACTACCATGAAAATATACGTTATAAGTAAACCCATTCAAATAAGCATCTAAAGATGATGCATTATTATTTGTACAGAAAAATCTATTGTTTTGTCCGTCATTACCAGCAACATATACCCACTGTTCGACAGTTCCATTCGCACCAAAACCCCAAGCAGCATTAGACGCTACAGTAGCATACTTGTTAGTACCATCAAAAACAAGATATCCACCATTAGAACTACTATACGTTGGACTATTTACTAGTGTAGCATTTCTATCACCACTACTCAAATCATATAAAGTGCTTCCAGTTCTGGGACTTGGATATGAGATTGATGGTTCTATATAAAAAACCAATCCATCGGTTGTTATACTTTCTGTGGAAATTTTTGGATACCCAGTAGTAATACTATAAGTAGGATCTGAGTAAGTACCCGCCTCATCAACTTGAACTTTCTTGTTGGCAACTTGAGTGGCAAGATCATCAAACATAATCTTGTTAGCTTCAAATGGATATGTAATTAGATCACTACTATCTTGTCTAACAGAACCATCTGTCAATCTGCCAATATTATCTGTGATGTTTAGAATCACATAATCATAATTGACACCACCAGAAGAATACTGGAAAAGCACTCGAAAACCATTACCAGAACTACTCACTTTGCCAAACACATAACTGTTTGGTTCATTAATTACAGCATTAGTAGTCTCATCCGTGAACAACAAATAGTAGAAAGAAGCATCAGCATCCGAAGAAACATTAGCAATCGTTTGATCTCATGCATACTATACAAAGTTCTAGACCACAATAAGCGTTCCATCTTGTGAATACTTGTTTAGCATCACAAAATCATCATTATTGTATCTAAATCTTCCAGCAACAATTGTTTGTTGTGTTTCACCATCAGATTTGACACCATAGAATTCAAAATTTCTATCTAATTTTGTTTCTTTTTGCCATACAATATTTCCTTCTGGAGAATATTTGATTAGAAATCCCTTAGAAAGATTTCCAACAGTATCACGTATTGTTCCGACGACATAGATTTGATCCTTACTATCAATATAGACATCAGTACATTCCGTCTGCCAGTATGAAGATGATGTTGCTAGTCTAGGATCTTCTACGGTTCTGTCCCACAAAAGAGCACCAGTTGTTGTATTCACTTTAGCGATATATCCTTTATCTTTGATAGTATCCTCTATCTTTCCAACGGCAACAACTTCACCTCTAGAGTTAGCACCACACTTGGCAAATGTAATTGCTCCAGCAGTAGTAGTGCTATACTTTCCCCAAGAATAAGAACCAGTACCATCAACTTTCTCAATATATGCTCGTGTAGATGTAGAACCACAAGCATAAATGTTGTTACTAGAATCAATCGCTATTCCTGTATATCCTAACCCAGTTGTATTTGATGTTACTTGCCAACTAATGCTGCCACCATTTGTATACTTGGCAATCCAAGGAACTGTTCCTGTCTTTCCACAAGCAATCAAATTATTATTGCTATCAATTTCTAAAGCTCTAAGTGTAGTGTTAGTAGAGTTGAGAGTTGATTCAATTTCAACTAACCAATCACGAGTTCCAGCATCGTTTCTTTTCTCAAACCATCCTTTTCCTTTAGAAGAACTATTCTGATCCGATCCAGCAAGAATATATTTCTGATCAAGAATATTATATTTGATTTCATCAGGAACATAAACACCATCAGTTCCTGCTGATAAGTCAAGTTTTCTAAAAAAGTTTGTTACTACCTGTGCTCCTGTGGACCCCAACAGAAATAGATTTCTAGCGGGACTGTTAAAACCTACTGGCATTTATCTATCCTCAGCTGAAGTTTGTATTGCCCTGACCAAATACTCTAACAGTACCAGAAGCATCTTGAACAATAACAAATGTTAGAATATCTGTGTTTGATGTAGAAAGTGGAGGTGAACCACCAGACCAACGAACACCATTAGATACTGCTGTTCCATCTACTGAACAAGCATCACCGTATGTAGCAGCAGTATTTCCTTCAAGAATTAAAGTGATAGTTTTAGACTGACCGTTAGACAATCCAACACCAGTAAATGCCCAGGTGTTAATAGCAGTAGTAGTTGGTTTTCCAAGAATTGTGTTAGCACCAGCAGTACTAATTGTAAGAGTATTTGATGTTGGAGTGAGAGTTGTATTAAAACTATTGAATACTTTTTCTGTTACAACTCCACCAATCTTGACAAACCCATCAACCGTTAGATTTGTTAGAGTTCCAACTGATGTTAGAGAAGAATTAACAACTGTAGTACCAAGAGTTGTGGTATTCAGAATAAGCTGGTTACCAATAACAAACTTCTTACCAGGCGCAAGTTCTAGGTTTTCAGACATGACCCAGTACTTATCCGTTCTGCTGTGGTCATACAAAATTGTTTTGTTTGAAGCGCCCTTCAGAATAATTCCACCGCCATCAGCTCCAAGATCTGTTGGACCAGTTGCCTCAAATGTAGCAGTTCCAGTAGATCCAGAAACAGCAGCAGAAAGAACAGCAGTATTATTAGTAATTGAAACGATGTATGTGCCAGCAGGAACACTAATACCACCAGTTTGTGATACCAACGTCATACCAGCAATTAATCCTGCCGTTGGAGTAACAGCAGTAATATTAGTTTGACCGTTCTGAACGTTACATGTAAATGTAGTTGTTACAACAGCAGCAAGTTCAATATTTTTATCATCAACAGTCATTACGTTTGAATTAACTGTTGTTGTTGTACCGTTTACAGTCAGGTTACCATCAATAATAGTGGCACCATTTACTCTAAAATCTTTTGGAATGGTAACGTTGAAAGAACTATCACCACGAATCCATGCTTCTGTTCCAGAAGCAATAACTAATTGATTATTCCCAGCAGCACTAGGAGGAACATAAGTGGCATTTGTACCGTTCTCATCAGGAGCAGCACCGATTATAACATTACCACTACCAACCAATCCATATCCAGCAAAATGTCCAATACAAACGTTGTAATTTCCACCAACGTTTGACTCCAAAGAGCTAGAACCAATTGCTACGTTTCCATCTCCATCTGAATTTAGAAAGTTGTGAGTCTTTACCAATAGCGATGTTGGCAAATCCAGAAGAATTGGAACGTAATGTTCTATGTCCAACAGCAACATTACTTGCTCCAGATAGATTTGCTAATAGTGCTTCATAACCGATTGAAGTATTTTGTGATCCAGTTGAATTATTTTCTAATGCGCTAAATCCTATTCTAGTATTAGTGTTGATTGCTCCACCACCTCTACCAATCTTCATAGGAGCACCGCTGCCACCACGAATAGTGATATCAGCATTCACAAAGTTTGCTGTACCATTAACTGTAAATGTGTCACCAACAATTGTATTAACAGTAAAGTTCTTAGCAACTGTTAGTGAATTATTGATTGTTGTAGTACCAGTTGAAGCAGCAAAGTTGAGTGCTGTAGCAGCTCCAAAAGCATTTACAGTAGTTGCTGAAGTATCAAATACAGCAAATGTACTGCTATTTGTAGTAACGCTTGTATTAAACTGAGGACTTGCTGAGAATACAAGAACACCAGTTCCTGTACTATCAGATACAATACCTCTTAACTGCGTTGAAGTTGTGGTAGCAAAGGAAGCAAGAGTATTTGAAGAGTATGCTACTTGACTCCAGCACCACCACCACTTCCAAAGTTAATTGTAGATCCATCAGTACCATTAAATGTAAGAGTATTATTTAAAGTTACTGTTTTTAAGTTAGCAACGGTAACAGTTGCGCTAACTGTTGAAGTAATAGTTAAACCATTAATACTTGTAGCAGTAGCAGCACCAAGACTTGGTGATGTTAGTGTTGGTGATGTTAAAGTTTTATTTGTTAATATTTGAGTTTCTGTTTCTGTTACAAATCTACAGCAACAGATCCATCATATGACCTCCAGTATGCTCCAGCTTCGTACCACTCCATTCTGTTAAAACTAGTTACAGATCCAGAAGAGTTTGTTGTTCTATTGACCTGAATTCCAGCATCAGTACCTGTTAAATTATTTCCTCTTCTTAACTCAACAATATTATCAGAAACAGATAAAGTAGTTGTTTCAATAACAGTATTAGTTCCAGTAACAGTAAAGTTTCCATTTACAGTAACAGTTGTTCCATCATCAGTTATAATTCCATTCGTCAATTGATTGTTTGAATTATCCCATTTAATAATCCTGTTATCAATTAAGTTTGCTGCGTTTTTAATAGAATATTGGGTTCCTCCAGTTAAAGTAAGACCCTCACCAGCAGTAAATGAAGCTCCAGTATCAGTATTAACAGAACTAATTTCAATTGTTGTTACTCCACCAGCAGAAGTCTGTGAAATACTAGATGCTCCAGAAGCAATAAATCTAAAGTTTCCAGCAGCAAGAGTATTTGTTGGTCCAGAGGCTAATTGAGTAACAGTATTTGTATCTGTGCTATCAATAGAGATTGTATTACCACTCTGGGATACAGTTACATTACCTCCACTTCCACCTTGAATTGTTATATCGCCAGACTGGAAACTTCCTGCTCCACCACCCTTCAATCTTGTAACGGTATCAGAAGAAGTGATTGTAATTGTTGGTTTACTACTTCCATCTACACCCTGAGTAAGACTGATTGCTGTTCCAGCAAGAAATGTGAAGTCTCCAGGATTAAATGCTTGACCAGTTCCAGCACGAAGTCTAGTAATTGTATCATTATCTACTGTATTAATAGTAATAGTTTTAGTACCAGAGTCCTGAGATACAGTAGAAGCTCCAGTAGCAGCGATTGTAATTGCCCCAGTTTGAGCAGTTCCACCAACAGCAGATTGAATTGATGTAATTGTATTGTTATCAACTACATGACCAGAAATACTAATTGTATCATCTGTTCTATCTAAAAATAATGACAGAGCATTAGATCCTGCAGGAACTGTTGCTGGGGATGCTACAGCAATAGTAATATCATCAGTTACACCAGCACCAGAATTACCACCAGAAGTTAAACGAATTCTTTTTGAAGCAGCAGATAAACCATCAACAGCAGAAACAGAATAAGTTGTGTTATTATCTGGAGTTGTTACTGTTCCTCCCAACGGGATCGTAACACCATTAACAGTTATTCCAGAATTAACAAGAGAACTATTGGGAATGTTTGTTAATGTGTTAAGAGAACCAGAAATAATACAAGTTTCAAATGTTTTATTTGTAAGAGTTTGATTTTGAGTTAAGTAAACGTTACCAGGATTACCCCAAAAAACCGTATTGCCATCACTTGTTAAATATTTTCCATTACCACCATCTCCACTGATAACAATTCCATTACCAGTTAGTTCTAATCTATCTCCAGATGCTACTTCTTCAATTTTTCTGGAAACAGCATTAACAATTAAGGGAAAGCGGTCAACCATTTAACCAAATGATACTAGTTCTCAGGTTTATTTATGGCTCAGTATATTTGTTGAATAAGCGGAATAGGGGATTCGAACCCCTGACATCTAACTTGGAAGGATAGCGTTCTACCACTGAACTAATTCCGCAAGGTGGGAGGTGGTCATTCCTCCCGTGCCAGGCTCGCCACCTAGTTTTTACTGAACTAGGAAACAGGCGGGAGAGAGTCCCATCCGCACCACCAATTCTTTGAGGAAATTGGAAACCTACTTCGGTTCGGAAACGAAGGTATTGATGATATCTGCTTGTTTGAGAACTTCATTTAGTGTAGGAAACTCAGGAAGTTTGAGTTCCTGCTTTCCAGTTTTTTCATTCCATTCTCTAGCAGTATCATATTTCACGCAGAACTCATCGTTCAGCATATGATATGCTTGCTTGAAGATTTCAAAGCGAAGCTCGTAAGGTGTTTTGGACATTTTGTATCTCCTGTGTGTATGTGTGTGTTATCGAGGGGGGTCCCGACCAGGGTTGTTTACGTGTCTCCATCACGGGCATTTACGGGGATGACTCCACCAGGATAAGTTTATAGTCATTCCAGGACTATCTATCAAAGTTTCAGAATGTCATCAGACATACCACCACGAACATTACTAAAGCTAATCACATTATCATTTTGACTGAGATTGTAATTGATGTATCCACTATCTAAGTATTCAGAAGTCAGTTTGAACTTATAATCACTTGTGTTATCAGTAACGCGAATAGGGTAAGCATTCAGAATACTCTTCACTTTACCAAGGGCATCAAACAGTTCTGTCAATTGAGCATCTTGTTTTTCAGCAAGAGAATTAATCAGTGCTTGACGCAGTGCTTCTTCGGCAGTTTCAATATGGGAACGAATAGTCATAGTAATTAATTGTATTTACGGTAAGCAGGGACACCATCTGGATCTAGCCACTTAGAATACTCAGGGTCTTCCAAGCATACATCAAGTTGCATGTGGTTGTCAAGGAAGTACATATCAGCGTAACGCTTGGTCCATTCGTTGACTTTTTGAATACGATAATCGGGTTTGCCGTTGATCTCTAGGAGACCGCACTGAACATAGCGATAAGGGTAACGTTCAAGAATTACAGTGGGTTTGGTCATGAAGCATCATCGTGATCATATATATTATCCCACAATTCATCGTCGTTGTCAAGTGGTTGTGCCACTTTAGAAAGTGTCTTCAGATCAACTCCAGCTTCTTCTACTAAAGATGCCGGAACCATGGCAACCGCAGACCCATCATCTCTACGAATGATGAATGTTTCTCCTGCTTCTACACGTTCAATAATTTCATCAAAGTTTTTTTCAAGCTCAAGTTCAGTGATTTCAGTAGTTTCTTCAGACATTGCAGCAGACATTGTTTTTTTGTAAATATTTAACAGTTTCTTGACATCCACCAAGTTGAATGCCATCCAAGGTAATTTGTGGAAATGTGGATCCTTCGCCAAATTCAGCATAGAATTCATCAATGGTAAAATCTTTATCTAATTGATAAATTACATGTGTGAAACCTTCATGTTCCATGACAGCAATACATTTCTCACAGAAAGGACAACCTGTTTTGGAGTAGATGGTAAAAGACATCGGCACCTAAAAAATTATATAGGAAAGATCGGGGCGACTGGGATCGAACCAGTGTCTTCTTGCTCCCAAAGCAAGCCGTCTACCGCTGACTTACGCCCCGTTATAAGTTTCATCATAAGTTAAAAAGGGGGTTTTGTCAACCCCCAGATCATTATATCACTTGCTTGCCTCTGCCAAGATCTTAGCAGCGGTCTCACGATATTTAGCAACTCTAGCGGGGTTCATACGTGCAAATTTTGCTTTGCCATCTTTGATGCCAGGTTGACCCTCACCAAAACCTTCAGCAATAACTGAAAGTTTAATGTTGGGATTTACAGGATATTCAAATGTAGTTTGAGCGATATGATTTTGTCCGACATTACCCAACAGGTAATCGACCAATTGGATTGCTTCTTTGGTGTGTTTGGCAGTTTTTGCCATTGCTACGCCACTGTAAAGCGTATAAGTTCCCTTCCCACTCTGATTGGGGAAGAAGAGTTCTGTAGCATTAGCGATAGGTCTTTGAGCTTTATTTGAAAGAAGTAGACCATAGTAATAAGTGTTCATCAAAGCAAGATCACAAATTCCATTTGCAACTCAGTTTTGCTTGGTTGCGATCATTACCAGATGGTTTCACAGCAAGATTATTCTTCACACCATTCACCCAGTTACGAGCATATGCTTCACCACGATCAACGATCATTTCACTCAGCATAGTTACATTGTAAACATGAGTGAAAGGACGAATGCATACACGACCTTTGTATTCTGGATCAGCAAGATCATCATAACCCCTCAAAGTTTTTACATCTACTTTTTTAGGATTATAAACAATCGTTCTGCCACGGAAACTGATAGCAGCATAATGACTTTGTGGATCTACAAATCCTCTATCAAGAGTTCTGATTTTTCCAGAAAGAATTGGTTGAGTATATCCTTGTTCTTTTGCTGTAGCAATCGTAGGAAGATCTGTAGTGATGAATAGATCTGCTTTGTCTGCTCCAGATGCTAGACGAGCAGGAAGAGATCCTTGATCCACAAATACTGCTTTAACATCAACACCTGTTGCTTCTTCAAAAGCCTCAAAGATAGGCTTTAGGTGAAAATCGCTACGGTCAGTAATCACGGTAACGGTTTTCTTAGGGGCAGCGGCAGCAGGTAGAACTGCTCCGATGCTAACGGTTAAGCACCCAAGTAGGGCGACTGCTTTTCTTAAAATTGACATAAACTCTGTCTCCTTTTTTGATTTCGTAATCTGCGTATAACTCCACAGCGAGTGGTTTGTTTGTGCCGTCAAGCACTAAGGAAACTTTTGTACTGGGACCATCCCAATGTACGCCAGTGACAGTAGCATTGAACTCCAAAGGTTTCTTAAAAGGAGGCATTTTGATTTTAAACCATTCTGGTCGGATCATACATGGATCTTCGTTAGAATGGTGTTCAAAACTTTTAAGGTCTTCTTTATTCAATACAGTATATGCACCAAAGAAGTTAGCCATCCAAGGTGATAAAGGATTGTCATACAACGAACGAAGTTCGTCGTGTGCAATCGTTTCACCATGTTTAATAACGATAGCACGATCAAACAATCCATAAACTTGATAAAGTTCATGAGTGACTAACAATGCTATCTTATCATATTTCTTTCAGCTCATGGAGCAACTGTTTCAATGTTTTACGAACAATGATAGGGTCAATGCCCTGCATCGGTTCATCCAACAAGACCACCTTTGCGGGTGAACAAATTGCTCGTATGATATTTATTCGTTGTGCTTCACCCCCACTAAGTTCGTGAGGCATCTTATCAAGAAGATGGTCGATCTTGAATAGATTGCACATGTGTTCAATTAAATCAGGATCGCCACCCAACTCAATATTAGCACGAACAGAAGAGTTTGGCAACAACCTACCATCCTGCCATGCCATACTCACACCACGATTTAATCCGACTTCGGTTTTCAGTTCACCATCAATGTAAATCTCCCCAGTATAGTTCTCAAGACCAGCAACACAACGAAGGAACGTTGTTTTACCAGCACCACTGGGTCCGATGATGACTGTGTGTTCATCTATTTCAAGGTCTTTAATTTGTAAATCTGGTTTCTCAATGATGAGATTTTTTACTTTTATCATAGGTAATCCACACAACGACTAAACTAAAAAATATTCCCAACAGTAAAAGTATTATACTATGAAATCCAAGAAGAGTGGGATTTTCTGTCTTGGCAATATAACTCATCCTCATAGCGAGAGTTTGAAACTCTACAGGTTGAAGAACCATTGAGATTGGTAGCTCTCTTAAAACATCTAAGATAATCAAACTCATTCCAATCATGATGCTAGAGAGGATCAGTTTAAACTTTTGATTTAACTGTTTCCATCTAGAACGAGTATAAAAATCAATTACTTCAAAGTATTTCTTACTTCCTTTTCAGATACTGAGACCGAATGAATTATCAAACCAAAGTATCGGAAAGTAATTGCTGAAGTCAAAAGAATAATCAGTGGTAGTTTGCCGCCCAATAGGTAGACAAATGCTGAACCAACTACAGTGCCAGGAATGGCATACGAAGCCAATCCTAATCTCCTTGTAAATGATTTAGCAAATCCACCAAGATAAGAAATCAGAACAAGTATACAAGTTGCTACTACAATACCAACCAAGAGCATTGTGTTACCAACTTCAAAAAGTAAATCACCAACATCAATACTACCCTGCATTACAATCCATTCAATAGATTTTACCATGCCAAATAATAACAATGATAATGTGGGCAGCACAGCAATGATACCATAAACATTTGATTTTCGTGTGGTGTTTGAACTTGTCAAACTCACAATCGTATTCGTTTCCAAACGACTAATCAATATACCCATCGCCAACAGAATGAATATACCCCACACCAAAGAACCAAAGTTCCATGTGCTCGTCCACAAATTATACGTGAGCATGGTGACGGTATTCAATCCATAGAAGTTTGATACACCGAAATCAGTAATGCATTCAGCAGCAACGATAGCGATGCTCGGAAGTAAACTAATTTTGAGTGATGGATATACTGCCATTGCTAAGCTCTTCAGGTTCTTTCCTTTGATAACCTGAAGCATTTCCCAATCTTTATATGCTCGGTTTGCTAAACTGCTTGAGATAATACTATGGGGATATACACTACAACAAACTCCCAAGCTAATAGCAGCGCCAATCCAAGGATCTACAATACCAAAAGTTTCACTAAAGTAAAAAGTAAACAACCAAGGAGGAACTGCAAGTGTTACGTCAGAGGGAGAAAGTATGCCCATCGTTGATTACTTTTCCATGCAAACAGAGCAGTGAAAGTTCCTATAAAAACAGAAATAACACTGGTCATCACAATAAGAAGACCAGTGTTAAAAATAGAATCAATCCAGATCATAATATTAGGGGATTTCTCCCCATTATATCAGAACTTGAAACCAAGTCCAGTGGTGAACACAGGAGAATAAGTCCCGTTAGTAGCACCGTAGCTGTTAGCGGCATTGGTCGTAGGGAACTTCAGATCAGCAAAACCAACCAGAGAGTTGGTGATACGACCTTCAACGCCAATGGCAAGAACAACTTGACCACGATTACCAACAGCAGACTGATAGTTAGCAGCAGTGTTGTTCACGAAGGGGATCTGATAACCAACGCCAGTGTAGACGTTAGCACGGCTCACACCAGACTTGGCACGAGAAATGCTCCAATCATAAGACACTAGAGCGCCACCACCAGAACCCAGTTGACCAGCAGGAGTACCTACGAAGCTAGCATAAGGACGAACCGAAACAGCATTCAGGTTGGTGAAGTTCTTCACAGCATAACGTGCCTGAACGGTAGCACCAGAGATGGTACGCTGAGCACTGAACCCATTACCAGCAGTGCCTTGCTGATTGAGAAGAACGCCAACACCAACATAGTTACCAACGCCTTGTGCCTTTTGAGCAGCAGCAACTTCCAGAGCAGTCACACGCTTGTTCGTAGCAGCAATCTCACGGGAGAACTCAGCACGAAGAGCGGAGGCAAGACGAGCATCTGCTTCACTGTAGAAGGTAGTGATGTTATCAAGGCAAGCATTGGTGAGAGCAGCAAGTTCAGCACGGGTGGCGGTGCGACCGGTCTGGAAAGTGCCATTAGGATAACCAGCAACGCAACCATAACGTGAAACCAGATTTGAGATTGCCTGATAAGACCACTCAGTAGGTTGAACGTCTTTCAGTTGTGAAACACTGGTGACTTGTGCCATGGCAGGAGCAGCAATAGAAGCAACAGCAACACCAGCAGCAATAAATGAACGAATTAACATAGTTTTTATTATTTGAACGACATGTCATCCCTAATAATAGGGAACGGAAGGGGTGGGATTCGAACCCACGGTGCTCGTCACACGACAGTTTTCAAGACTGTTGCCTTAAACCACTCGGCCACCCTTCCATATATTGAAATTGTTCTTGAAGATTATAGAACAACTTGTGATGTTCTGTCAAGACATAATACCCAGTCAATTCTGAACCATCATCAGTCCACCCATAACCTATAATATTTTCATTCACCCGATCATGTTTTTTGTCGGTGTGAAGATAATGATTATAACGTTGATGGAGATTGATCATTAGCGTACCTCAAAGTCTAGTTTGCGAACTTTGCGTTTGCGTCGTTCTTCCTGGTATTTTAGGTCAGCATTTGATAACAATGGTTGTTTCTTAATATTCTTTTCAGAATTGATTAATACAACTTTGGATAGATCAACTGCGGATATTTGGTCTCCTCTAACAGATGTCATGTTTGGACATCCACAACATCTAGTTTTCGTTGGGTGAGCCTCTAACTCCTTCCCGCAATTCTTGCATCTGACTGATAACATTTTTCAACATTCCCTTAATGTCTTCTAGTTCTTCGTGAATATCTTGATGATGAAACCGCAAGGGTCCCTGGATAAGTTTATTAAAAGTTTTCTTTTTCATAATTTATGATGAAAAATGGGCGATACTGGATTCGAACCAGTGACTTACCACTTGTAAGGAGGCCACTCTACCACTGAGTTAATCGCCCTGGTGCTCCAGAGAAGATTTGAACTTCCACGCTTTTTCAGGGCGGCGGATTCTAAGTCCGCTGTGTCTACCGTTCCACCACTGGAGCATAATTACTGAGTAATTCTAAGGTATTTAGATTGTCTTGTCAAGCTCCTTTTTGAAAAGCGTCCTCTGTAGGATTTGAACCTACGACACATCGGTTCGTAGCCGATTGCTCTATTCCACTGAGCTGAAGAGGACAGGCGAAGGGCCAGAGACTTGAACTCTGAACTTTGGTTTTGGAGACCAAGATGTTACCAATTACACCAACCCAACTGGCTGAGAAACTAGGACTCGAACCTAGATAAACTCCTTCAAAGGGAGGTGTCCTACCATTAGACGATTTCTCATTAGAGTTTCAGGTTGGAATCGAACCAACGCATGGAAGTTGCAGACTTCCGCCTTACCACTTGGCGACTGAAACGGGTGACGTATGGGAATTGAACCCATCTGGGTGGTTCCACAAACCACTGCCTTAACCACTAGGCTAACGACACAAGGCAGTGGGTAGAATTGAACTACCGACATAGAGGGTATGAATCTCTTGTTCTACCACTGAACTACACTGCCAACGGAAGATGTTGGATTCGAACCAACGGAGGTGTTACCCTCACGGTTTAGCAAACCGCTGCATTAACCGCTCTGCCAATCTTCCAAGTGGAAACAACTGGACTCGAACCAGTGGTCTTTCGATTATCAGTCGAATGCTTTACCAAACTAAGCTATGTTTCCAGGCGGGAACAGTTGGATTTGAACCAACAACACCAAGGTCTTCAACCATGTGCTCTACCAATTGGAGCCTATGTTCCCAATAGTCTCAACGGGACTTGAACCCGTGTCTACACTGTGAAAGAGTGTTGTCCTAACCACTAGACGATGAGACCAGGCGACCCTAACGAGATTTGAACTCGTGATACATCTTGGACAGAGATGCGTGATAACCACTTCACTATAGGGCCAAGGTGGGAGGAACAGGATTTGAACCTGTGAAGGCAGAGCCGTCTGATTTACAGTCAGATTCCTTTAACCACTCGGAAATCCTCCCACAATGGGTCTGGTCGGGCTTGAACCGACGACTTACAGGTTAAAAGCCCGCTACTCTACCAACTGAGTTACAGACCCAAAGATTAAATTGTCAAGGTGCTGGTGGATCACCCACCGATGAATTTACAATAAAATAAGGGGGGCGGTTTTGTCAACTGCCCCCCTGATAAATCTTGCTTATGTGTCAGATGTCGGTCATCGTTTCCACTTATGAGCAAGCACGGGGGACTGAGCAATATGCCAATAACGGCAATCACTTTCCATAAAAATCTCAATTTGCTTGCTGAAGTTAGACATGATGTTCGACCTTTAATGTGTTTATTTATAAGAGTTTAAAAAACTCAACGCCTCAGGTTGGATTCGAACCAACGGTTAACCGCTTAGAAGGCGGATACTCTGTCCTCTGAGTTACTGAGGCATGTAAGAAGTATATCACTGTTTGGGGCAGGTGTCAATCCACGGGGCACACATCCTGATTTCCCCTCCAAGTGATTTACAATCATCAGTATAGCACACAGAAGTGTCCACTGGTTTCTCTGAGTATCTTGGAGATAGTATCTTAACAGTTCCATCGTCACCTGTCAAGCGTTCATAATCTCTGATCGCTTTATCAACAGTTCTTTTTACTTTGCGTTCTATGATGCCAGGATCTTTCTGTAGTTCTGGTATTAAAGTAGAATCTGGTTGATACTTTACTAGTGCTTCGTAAATAATATCCCAGATATGTTTATCCTCTATCCTTAGGCAAGATGAGAGTGATGCTACAACTAATGTAAGTATTAGTATAGTTTTTATAGATGTTTTCTTTTTGCCAAAATTAAAATTAAACATAAAAAAAGGAAGAGTTGCTAGCACCACTCCTCCTTATTTATTAGGAAAAGTAAAATTGATCAAATTCTACTATAGCAAACACTTACTACACCTTGCCCTGGGTGAGCAATAGAAGAGAAAGCACCATAAGACAAGTCAAGATCCCTATCTCCAACATAGGGTCCACGATCATTTACACGCACAAGTACTGACTTTCCAGTTCGTTGATTCGTAACTCGTAATCTAGTTCCGAATGGAAGCCATCTGTGCGCCACAGATTTTCCATATGCGTTATATCGTTCACCGTTAGCAGTTGTTTGCCCATGATATCCGTCACCAACTCCATAATGTGATGCGAGGGAACATCCGCTCGCTGCCTTTGCTGTTACGGGTGCCAATCCGACGAGACCAAAAGCAAGAATTGAAAGTGTTTTAAAAAGCATTAAAATTAATAGAACTCTACATCCCAATAGAGAAAGCGCACTTCCCTCTTCTCAGAGGGCAATCTCCTGGGCTCTAATTGTCACTCACCTTCTCATTATGAGAAAACCCATGAAATCTCATGGGTTAAAAACATTATAAGTGATTATTTAGGATTTGTCAATATTTTCATAAATACTTACGGTGGCGGGGCGCAATATTGTATGCCAAGAGAGTGGAACACTCCAATCAGGGAGCCATGGAATGCTCCCATCCATAATACTTTAAAAGCAATAGACAACCACACTCAAGAGTATTTCAAGAGTGGCGACATTTGGCATCTAGAAAAAGCAGACGAACTCAGGCAATATCTACACGAGTTAAAAACCTGGATACATAGGCAAGAGGGAAGATGAAACTCAATCTAAGTAAACTTATCTTTATTGTCTGTATATCAGCGGTTGGTTTTGTTGGATTGAATTTTATTGCCTGTAACTTTATGATACCAGGCTCTATCATTAGTGCTAATGTATTGGGTGGATTAAAAAATCCTCCTCCCTTGGATTGTAAAGAATCCGAGAGAAGAGGATATGAAACTTTATTGGCAATTTTAACGACTGTAATTGCTCTAAGAACAAAAGTAGAAGACTAAGAAATCCAAAGTTTACCTTCTGCTTTTCTTCTTCTAAGTAATCCTGCTTCAACTTTGCTGCCAGGATTACGATACATTTCTAAAACTTTTGGTACATCATTCCACTTGTGATCTTTGAGTATTCTTGAGATCGTGTCAAACCCAGAACTGTTAAAAAAGTTAGCCCGAGATTGTAAGCAAAAGATAATAATGCTCCGCGCTGGTTTTCATTCATCTCTCCCCAATATGGTATTTTTGTGAGTGTAGGAATGTATTCTTTTTTAATTTGAGAAATTAGCAGATCATCAGCAACCTTTTGAGAAATCTTTTGTCCAAGTTTAAATGGGTTTCCATTAAAATCTCTGGTGCTTCCCCATCCTATAGTAATAGGTGACCCGCCAGTACGAGGGTCTGGATAGGCAGATAATTCACATCCTTCAAATTGTTTAATGAGTTCTACTCCTTTTACTGGTAAAGCGTATTTACTTGTTTCAGAAGTAGAACTTGTCACTTTTTTACGTCAAAAATTCTCCCCCATCCATCACTTACCATTGGGACACCATCTACGCAGCAAGATCTGCCATGTTTATATACAGCACCTTTACCATTTGTTACGGCACCAGTATAACCATCGTTCAATGCACCATAAGGATCATTAACAACATAATCACCAGAAGATGTCTTGGCGATGACTACAACCATGTGCCCACCAGTAGGAGCAGATAAAGGACCACGGTGGAGAATACCAATAACCACTGGTCTCCCAGCAGCAAGCTCACGATCAAGGTCATCAAAAGATAACCTGTAGCTAAAGTGTGACTGAATACCATAAGACGCCAACAGCACGGGTTTGAACAACGTGATCAGTTGTGTCACCGATTGAGAAAACTTTTTGGACATAAGCATCATCGCCTTTTGTTCCTTTAAGTGTGCCTGGTTTAAAGTATTCTAATACCATAGCACAGGCAGATGAGTTACAGGTGCGATTAGCATCTCTGTAATTATCTGTCTGAGGAAAGAAAGGGACATCAAGAATATTTGATTTTGGTTTGTCTGGTTTTGATCTATAAATTCTCACCCAGTTTGCTGTATCTTCTAAATTCATTGCAGGCGCTTTTCCACTTAGCGTCTTTCTCCAGTTCTTCTACAGCAGCAACATGTTTTGGGTTATTTTCATCATAATGTTTAAAAAAATTGTGAAGATCAATCTTAGGCATTGGTTTCTCCATAGAGGTTTATAAAATATTCAGCATCAACTACAACTAATGGACTTTCTCCATTCTTCTTTATAACCACAATTGGTTCATAATTTCCTTTGTTGGCAACACTTGTCTGTATGCCTCCCAGATATTCAGCTTCTTCCACATTTTTACACTCAATACTATGAGGGAACTTTGACCTGGCATCCCGTGCCATGATTAAGTCCTCACCTCCCGCACCCATACTACGACTTTCAATGTCTTCTGGATGAATATTAAGACATTCTATCAATTTTTCTCGCACCCATTGTTGAAGGCGGCGACCCTTTGCTTTTGCTGATTGTGGACGCATAATAAAAAACCTCCTTCACGGAGGTATTTATCTATTCAGTTGAACCAGGGGTCTGGTATTTGTTTTTCATTGCGCCGAGGAACCATGCTTCCGATAGAGCTTTCCGGTCCCTCCCTGAGTATTCGTTTGTTGTGCTCTGATAGTTTTTCGTACTTCAGTGCTTTTTCTTTCCAGTCTTCCATTAAAGTTTGAAACCAGCGAAAGTATCTTTCTTAACATCCTGTTTTATGCTCCCGATTAAGTAACTTTCAACCTCTGTCTCTTGCGGAGCAACCTGCATGCCCTTAGAAGATAACCAATGCTCTGTCCAAGGAAGAGGATTGTTAATGATAGGAGTATCAAAGATTGCCTTGAGACCAATGGACTTGAGACGACGATTGGCAGTCCATTCAACATACTTTGCCAACAGTTTGTCGTTGAGACCAATGATAGATCCATCCTTGAACAGATACTCTGCCCATAGCCTCTCTTCTTCTACACAGTCTCTAAACATCTGATAGACATTCTCTTTCTCTTCCTTAGCAATCTCAACCATCTCAGGATCATCACCTTCCTTCCATTTGTTTAGAATGTTCTGGGTGATTGTCATGTGTTGGCTTTCGTCTCTTGCGATAAGTCCGATGATTTTGGCGCTTCCTTCCAAGAGTTTAAGTTCACCAAAAGCGAAAGAGCAGGCAAACGATACGTAGAACCGAATTCCTTCGAGGATATATACGTTCGCAACTGCTCTATATAATTTTCTTTTGAGATCATACAAAGTGTCCTTTGCTGCGGGTGTTCCTTCTAACTGATGCTGCCACTGGTTTCCTGCTCCCCATTCTGTTGCTGCTTGGAGGAATTCATCATATGAACGAGTTACCGAACGAGCACGTTGAAGGATCTTGTCATCCTCAAGAATTCTATCAAACACCTCAGAGGGATCAGCATACACATTCTTGATGATGTGAGTGTATGAGCGACTATGAACCATTTCCATGGTCTGCCAGATGTTCATGGCACCTTCTAGCTCGGGAAGAGAACAATATGGCATAAACGCCATACCAGGACCACGACCTTGAACACTATCAAGAAGAATTTGATACTTGAGATTAGAAGTAAAGATATGTTTTTGTGCTGCGTTTAATGTTTGATAATCAGCACGATCTTTCTGAAGGGATACCTCTTCAGGTCTCCAAAAATATCCAAGTTGCTGTTGTGTCAGTTTGTCAAATACAGGGTACTTGAACTTATCATAACGCTGAACCCCCAAAGGAGGTCCAAAAAACATTTTCTGTTTTGTGGTATCAACTTTATTTGTATTGAATACTGTCATACCTTCTACGTTTTGTGGTTCTGTAACTCTAAATTTTACAACTGTCACAATCTTCTTCCTCCGTTTTGAAAATGTCGTCTAGTAGATCTTTGATTGAGTTTTTCTTTTCGTCTTCTGTTAATAGAAGCTCATCACTCTTGATGTCATATGTGTTTTGATAATATGAAGTTTTCCAACCATATTTGTAGGTCTTCAGAAGGTCGCCTGCCATCACAGATACTGGAACCTCGTTGTCATCATAATTTTCTGGATTATAACTCCAGTTTCCAGAGATTGCTTGGTCAAAGAATTTCTGCATGGCGGCAACAATTTTAATGTAACCATCATTATCTTTCATGTCCCAAAGAAGAGTATAGTTATTTTTAAGAGACCCATACTGCGGAACAATCTGCTTAAGAGGCCCTTTTTTACTTTTCTTAGTGGACATGTATCCTCGTGGTGGTTCAATTCCATTTGTGGCATTTGACACAACGGAACTGCTTTCCGATGGCATTTGTGCGGACAATGTTGAATGTCGTAGTCCAGATGCTTGTATCTCGGCACGTAGTACTTCCCAATCATACTTCAATGTTGAATCACAGAACTCATCAATGTCGCGCTTGTAAGTGTCAATTGGCAGGATACCGTCAGCATATTTGGTTCTTGGGAAGTATTCACATGCTCCTTTCTCCTTGGCAATTGCGTTGGAAGATTTGAGGAGATAGTACTGGAAAGGCTTCAGTAAGGTCATGGACGAGTTGCCATGCTGTTGGATCTTCATATTTTACTCCATTTTTTGCCAGATAATGTGCTAGTCCAATGTAACCAATGCCAAGAGAACGGCGAGCAAGAGTAGATTTTCTGGCAGCTGCAACAGGATATTTCTGATAATCAATTAGTTCTTCAAGACCACGAACAGTAAGATCACAAAGTTCTTCAAGATCATCAAGAGTTTTTAACTTACCAACATTAATCGCAGACAAAATACAGAGAGCAATTTCTCCCTCCTTATCATCAATATGATTGATTGGATCTGTTGGTAGTGTAATCTCTTGACAAAGATTGGACATGTTGACCTTATCTTTGAATGAAGAATGAGAGTTGCAGTGGTCAATATTCATGATGTAAATACGACCGGTCTCTGCTCTCTCCTTTCAGAGGTCCAAAATGAGTTCTTGAGCTCCAATAGTCTTTCTTGAAATAGATGTATCTCGTTCATAACCCACATATAACTCGTCAAATCTATCAGTGCCAAAAGCATCATACAAACCAGGAACATCATGTGGGGAGAAGAGTGAGATTTCTTGGTCTTGAATGAAACGCTCATAGAACAGTTTGCTGATTTGAATTGAGTAATCTAACTTACGAACACGATTATCTTCGGTTCCTTTATTATTTTTTAATACAATAATATCTTCTATTTCTTTGTGCCAGATTGGAAAGTGGACAGTAGCACTTCCACCGCGAATCCCGTTTTGTGTACAGCATCTAACAGTTGCTTCAAACTTTTTGAGGAATGGGATAACACCTGTATGAGTAACTTCTCCCCTCTGATTTTGCTGTTGATGCCACGGATACGACCTGCGTTGATGCCAATTCCTGCCCTTTGACTAACATAGTCAGCCAATCAGCCATGTCACTGCTAAAGATGCTATCGAGGGTGTCATCAACATCAACAAGAAACACAGCTAGCAAATTGTCTGAGTGGTGTCCTAACGCCCGCCATAATGGGGGTAGGGATGTTGATTTTGTGCTTTGAGATTGCGTCGTAGTATTTTTTGACATACTCTAACCTGTCTTTGCGATAGTTCTGGAACAAAGTCGCAGCAATCATAATATACATGTATTGTGGAGTTTCATAGACTTCTCCACTACTGCGATCTTGAACAAGATACTTATCAACTACCTGGCGAAGACCAGCATATGTAAAGAGAAAATCTCGCTCATGATCAATAAAACTGTTGATCTTATCCCATTCTTCTTTGGTATATTTACCAAGAATTTCTTTGTCATAAATTCCTTTTGTCGCACATTTAAAGGTATGATCTAATACATGAGGATAACCATTCAACCAGGCAGAACCAAATACTTGTTTGCGAAGTCCAAACAAAAGTAATCTAGCAGCAACATATTGATAGTTTGGACTATCAAGACTAATCAAATCGCTAGCAGAACGAACAAGAATTTCCTGAATGTTCTTGGTTTCAATTCCATCAAAGAACTGAAGACCGGAATTCATTTCCACCTGAGAGGCACTCACGCCGCTCCCTAACCCATCGCAAGCCTCTTCTACCATCTTATGGATCTTATCAAGATTGATGGGTTCTACAGACCCGTTACGCTTGCGAACTTGAATGTTGTATCCGTTTGTCATACCTTTTCCAATTGTTTAATTTAAGAGTTGCTTCTAATCCGCTGTAGATATTACATTCTACTATACTTTGAACATCACGTCCAGATAAGCACATATCGTTCAAATCTTTTTCTACTATACCGCTAGGATAAATCACGACTGAGTATCCTGCTTTGATTACCTTTTCATATTTTGCTACAATCTCTTTATTGCGTGGTTCATTATCAAATACAAATACAGTATCTTTTGAGAATTGAGACAGTGAAACATCGGAACCTGCCATTGCTAATGCGTTCTTTATGAACATACTATCAAAGGGTCCTTCTGTTACAAATAATCTCTCATCGTAATTTACTCTATCCTGTCCGAAAATTTTTGATTGTCCTTCATCCAGCATGATCGTGATGTATCTGAGTTTTGCTTTAGGAGCTAGCGATCTGCCTTGGTATCCAAAAAGGTTACCATCTTTGTCTCGGAAAGGAATGATAATTCTGGGACTATCTTGGCGCAAGGTATCAAAAGTTTTCTTTTGTTTGTTTGTCCATTCTTTGAACTTTGGACAATAATAAAAATAATCTAAATCTTTGATACCTCTATTTTCAAGATACTCTCTCGCCGGGTGAGAAATATTTAGGTCTGAAATTTTTTCAAGATCAACTGAATTTTCAATTTTAGTGAAAAACTTTGGTTCCTGAAAATTAAAGACTGGGTTTGGAATTGTAGTTCCTTTGCCAGTCTTACCATCTTTGAACTTTTCCATCACGTATTGATCATGAAGGAATGTGTCCTGGTCCTTTAGGAAGTTGGAGAGGGTTCTGCCTGCTCCACAATTGTGACACTTAAACACAAAATCATTCTTGATCTTAAACAAATATCCTCTTGCCTTATTTCTGCGCTTCTGACTATCTCCACAGTATGGACACCTGAAATTATACAGGTCTGCTTTTTTGCGTGTAAACAGAATAAGACGAGAGGATACGAGTTGAATATACTTTACATCAATAAAAGAACTCACTTGGCACGGTCAACACTACTCTCTATGTTAGCATCGCGCTGAGGCATTGTCAATATGCTACCAAAAAATTCTGATGATCCGATTATCATTATGGCAGCAGCTACCACACCAGCAGCAACCCACCTAAATCTAGAAATATCACTTACTTTATTTTCAAGTTTTTCAATTCTATCTAAGACAGCAGTGTGCTCTCTTGTATTTGCTTCGCGCATTTCATCTACCATTTTAATAATCAGTTCGTCTGCGCGAATACCTTGCTCAATTTTTTCCTCGTGCTTTGCGAGAATAAGAGCAACTTTTTGATTTCCTTCGCTGATTTTTTCTACTGCTCGTTCAAGTTTGTCAAGCATCTCTTTAGAGAGATCTTCATAGATCTGAAATTTTCCTTCTAGAACAGCAAGATCTTTTTGCTTGTCTAAATTGAATGGCATTGTAGTAATCTCCCCCTTAAACGTTGCGAACAGCAAAGTCAAAGAGCAGATTGGAATGTGGAAGCATCCTTATTTCAATAGGTAACGGAACTGGTTTTGCTTCTCATCATCTAATTGAGCATAACAAGCGGCAATACGTTTTGCCGAGAAGTTATCTAAGTTTTGGGTGCTGCCATCGCTAAATTTAATTTTAGCAAAAGAAGCTTCACCGGATGGGTTCAACTCAGATGTTGCTACGTCTAAAGCAACCTGAATAACATCTTGATTTTCCATCATCATATTTCCCTGTGGTTCAAATGAATTTTTTTGTTGCTGAACTTTTTTCTGTTGCTCAGATGCTTTCTTTTTGAAATCGGAAAGACGACTTTCATAAGAGTGTCCATCTCTTTTGTCTTACTCATCAGCTTCTTCTTTCGCTTCTTTGCGCTTATTTTGAAGCTCTTTCTGACGATTGAGTTTCTTTTGCTGTGAGATTTGCTTTTGTGCCCTTTCGGTATCAGACACAATCGCCTCATCAATTTGTGTTTCTAATTCTTCTTTCATTTTTCTGCGTTGGATACGATTGAAAAGGGCACGGGCGCCTTTGCTGCGACCATCTACTTTATCTTGATTACTCTTTTTATATCTACGATGTTGTCTTGGATTTACAAGAACAAATGCTGGAGGAAGCTGGAGGGTAGAACCATCACCAGCAACCATTTCATTCATATTAGGTTCAAACTTTTCAGACATTCTTGGTCAACATCCTTGTTCAATAAAGGTGGTAATCTATTTAGAAACAACATAAACGCCTTGATTTGAGACCAGTATGTTGCTTCAGTTTTGTAAAATAACAGCGGTGTTGCTGCGTCATCAAATACATTATACAATACTATCACATGATTTAGAATGAGATGAGTTTTCAATTCACCCGTCGTTTCGTATCTCTTGAGTAATCTTTTGATGTATTTGAAGCGTTTGAGGTCTTCTTCAAAATCACTATAAGTTACTGACGACGGGTTGTTATAGTTTTGAATGGCAAAGAATAACCAATTCTCATGGTTCAGTTCACTAATCTTCATTTAGATCATGCTGCGGTAACAGTTAGAGTTGCCGCAGCAGAAATAACTTCCTCGGCACCAGCAGATGATGTAAGTTTGACACGATACTCATATCCATTAGATGCTGTTGTAAGTGAGGTAAGAGCAAGTGAAGAACTGTTAGGCTCCAGAAACATTTGTCCACTTAGCAGTACTGGTGGTTCTACGCTGCCATTGATAAACAAGAGATCCTGTTGTGGCAGAAGCAGTAACAGAGAATGTAGCAGCAGCAGTAGCAACAGTAGCAACTGTAATAACAAGATCATTAGTCGTATCAGCGCCACCCAAAGAACTACCAGGAATAGTAATTGTATCTGTAGCAGCAAATCCAGAACCACCAGTTACAACGGTAACGGTGTAAGTTCCACCAGAACGAGCAACTGTAAATTCATAACCAGTAGCAGCAGGAGCAGCACCACCAGAAACGTTGGTTACTACAATACCAGCAGTAGAGCTATTGACAGTTGTTGATCCACTACCCGTTGATATTCCAGCATGAGTTACAGTTAAGATAGCACCAGCAGGAGTTCTAGTTGTCTGATTAGATGGTTGACCAGAAATTGTGATAGCAGATGCTACGTCAGCAGCAACGTTATCATCAAGGTCAGCAGTATTAGCAGGAGCACTCTTGAATGCTACTAAGTGATCCACTTTATGGCGAGTATTGCCAGCAGCATCTGTATAAGTCATATACTCCCACCAACCAGGAGCATTCAATCCACGCTCTGCATTTTCTGGAAGTGTTGCTTCCACAGCATCAATAAAAATTGTTCTGCGGGCAGCAGTAGCATAACCTTGAGCACCAGCCACCGTGCTATCACCATCAACGATTAGGGTGTTGTCCCAGTCATACTTATCTACAGAATTAACTTCAGTAGTGTTTTGGACTTTTAGACTTTGTGCGTTTGTTTCCGCACGACTATACAGCGACATGGATACTCTCCAGATATTTACCGATTTCTAAAATTTATTTATAAAGGGGATTAGATCCCCTCCCCTATTACTTACAGTTCTTGAGAAAACTGTTCTTACAGTTGCAGCAATTACGTTATCAACGTCATTATCAGTTGATGATACGTAACGATCTAGAAGATCACATACAAGTTTTTTTGTATGACAAGAAGAAAGAGCAGCAAATAAAAGTGGTTTAACAAGTTCTACAAATTGACCTAGCATGATTAGAGACCAAAATCTACAAAATTATTTATGATTTATCTACCTCTGACACTCATCATGTAATCTGTAGATGTCTGAATATAGTCTGCTGCCATTGTAATCTTAGACTGAACCCACTCAGGAAGATTGTCAGCAGGTTGTAACATATCATGTAGTTCCTGGGCATTACGAATAATTCCTTTCAATTGCGTCTTTGCCATATCGCCTTCATAATCATACTCACCCTTATCATAATTTTCTTTCTTGATGTCAGGATGAGGTGCGTATAGTGGTCCTTTATAGTTGCCAGCAAAACCTTCGTTGGTGGGTTTTGTAGTCATACCCTTCTGCCCATCATTTATTGTTGGCATCACTTCTACAGATGCTTTCTTTTTACTTTTTGGTTCTTTCTTTTCGCAACCACATTCTTCACAGAATTTTTTAAAGGATTTCATGACTTTTTCTTCATTGCCATAATTTTACCGATCTTCTTGCGACGAGCAGCAAGATACTTATCTGACTTATCCTTATCACCATCGTTATCAATATCGCCATCTTCCTTGCCAACTGGATCCATTCCTTCCTTCTTCATCTCCATCTTCTCATGCTTTTTCTTGGAAGACTTACCCATCTTCTCTTCCTTCTCACCACTCTCACATTCATACTCTTCTTTCTTCATCTTATTCTTTGCTTTCCAAGCAGTAGCATAAGCAATTGACTTTTCTTTATCACTCAAACCATCTTTTGAATAACCTTTCTTGATGTGCTTGACCATACGCTCATACTTTTCACCAGGAGGTGCCTTTTCTTGGAGGTCTTCCTCGCCTTCTGCTTCGTAACCAGCTTTCACGCAGTTGTTGACTTCTTTACCACCCTTGACCTTGGTGCCTTGCTTTTTGTAACCTTTCCAACAAGTTTTGAAACCGTTGTCATCTTTGCCGTCCATCTTGACTTTCTCAAGAACATAGACTTCACCATCAATCTCATACTCCTCAGTCTCTAGAACTTCGTACTCTTCCTTAGTTGCTAGTTGCTGCTTTGGAGTTTCTTTCTTAGCACTCTTTTTCTTGGTAGTAGTATGCTCAATTTCTGCGCCATGTGACTGAGGATCCATGCCATCAAATGGTGCTTCGCTGATTGTATTTGGAGTTTGGAAACCTTCTCCCTCCATCCAACGACTAAATGCTTCCATCAATTCGGAAGAAAACTCATCATTATTTTTAACTGTATTAACTGGGCTTCTGATACTTCATTGTTGTAGTGAAAGGTTCTCTTTTGACTATTTATAGATCTTACATTTCTGATCCATTCTCTAAACATCTCACCATCTTCGGTAATGATGATCGCATAGTTTCCACCAACTCTGTGAATAATTCCTTTCTCCCCGTTACGGGAAGACATGACAACATCACCTTCCTTAAAAACTTCCTGCTGTCGTTGCTGTTGGCGCAGGCTTCTTCTCGTAGTTTTTTGAAATCTTTCATTTAAATGTTTTCGGTAACCTACTCTGTATTTCGTTCATCAAGTTCATACATTCTTTATCATTCAAAGCTCTAGGAATACCAGAACGGAATGTCTTGAAATCTCCAGCAAACGCTGCTCTTCTCATTTTTGTTCCTGAGATGGCGAATGTATCACCGTCAGCATCTCTACTTCCAGAAGATTTGATCTCAATGTTTCTGAAAGAAAAGTCTTTTCCGTTGTATTTATGGAGGAATTGCATGGCACTGACCCGATCAGACCCCACAAGAAATACCACTTCATCATAACCCGCTAGCATAAGATCTTGTAAAATTTCTACTGGTTGTTTAGGACCAGAATATATTTTACCGTTATGCTCAGGAAACATCTTGTTCATGTAACTAAGCTTTACATCTGGTGGCAACGGATTGCTCCCCTTTGTATCAACTGTTTGGGAGATATAGATCCTGTAATCATGCGATCCAGCTGCTTGCTTCACACCATCAAAGTTTTCTTTGTGTCCAGTGGTAGGTGGTTGAAACCTACCAAATGTAAAGTAGCAGCATTTTCCTATCGCCATTGCTTTTGTAGTGTGAAGTTGTTGTAAGCAAACTCCAGACGATTGACAAACTTGATCATGCTACCGTCTTTATGAAGAACATAACCTTCAGGAGTTGTGACCTTGTATCCTTTCTCGGTCTGAACAAAAGTTCTGAACTCTTCAAGATGGTCTAGTTTATCTATAACCATTTGCTTGACTGCCTGTAGTTCTTTGTACAGAGCAATCATGGTCTTGAACTTATAAACATTATCCAACAAGTAGTTCTCACTTTTATAAACAAGGTTTCTTTTTGTCACAAGATTTGCTGGTGTCTTTATCTTGGCAAGTTCTTTACTCATTTTATCATGATAGAAATTAACCAGTTCGTTTATGGTCTCATCAATATTAGAAATGCTGCGAGCATTCTTGATCTCACTATTAAAAAACTGCTTTAGATAAGAAGAGATATGGAACTTAGCATCACCAGTAGTACCAAAGTTACTGACAAGATCATCCAGAAAGTCTCCACATAGTTGAGACATCCTATTGATTTTAGCAATATACCTATCAAATCGTGCCATCTCTGCTCTTGAAAATCCAACACGATCCATGGGGGTATCATTAGCAATCACTGCTACTTCAGGAACTTTATTGAAAGTATTGATGGGAGCACCAGCTCGTGCTTGCATTTCAGCAAGACAATCACCAGTATAATGAGTATGAAATACTACTCCAATTTTTGCTCTGCCAACTTCTTTACCAATATCGTGGTCAGTAGGAATGCCATAAGTAATAGTGTTTGGTCTAAAGGTGTAGAGTTGTTCTTTATTTACAGTTTCAATGTGTCTGGTGGAATCAGTAAATAATAAATCACCCTGAATAACTCCTTTGATACCAAGTTTACTAAAGTAACGAAGAGAATATTTAAGTTTTTCTGCTAGATCACCATCGTAATAGTCATCAACTGATTTTTCAGTAGCACATATTTAGGTTCGGTTTTGTTAAACACAGACTTCGTGCCAACAAAAAATACTCCAGATAAAGGATCCACACCACAAACAACCGAAGGAGCACCATCCCATTTCGTTTGCATAAATCCAGTGCTTTCTTGATGACCCATCATCTTCCTCAATTCTTTCAAGAAAGATACAGCAGATTCACATCCCTCAACTCCATAGTTGAGCATCTCATCTTCAAGGTGTTCTAAGTGTTTGAGTTGAGTTACGTTTGCCATCTATCTATAATACACGATTTTGGTTGGGGAGTGCGAAGTATGGGACAGTTTCAAACTGTCCATCAATCCATCAATTTTACATGAACCGATGATTTATCAGTTTGTGATCCAGCATAACAATATAATGCTTTCATAATCTCATCTGCTTTTCCAGAAGTTAAAATACAATCCAACAAACGAAGACCCATCAACTTACTATATCTGTAAGATTGAGTTTGATTAGCAACTTCGACTCTTGCTTGTATTTTTCCAGGATATCCAGTGTCTGTATTTGTGCCGCAATATTTGTCAAGCAATTCAACTAATTGATCATTGATACGATCTTTCTTGGATTTATTTGTTGGTTTGCAAGTCGGCCACAACGTTCTATTATTCCAACCAGTTGTAATGCCACTATAAGAAACACCCAAAGATTTTAAAATTTCAACTATGCTACCACCACCACAACGACCCTGTGCTGCAGATGCTCCTTTCTTCTCTATCTGCCAAGATGGAGATGATGCTCCACCAAAATTTCTTGATTGAAATCTTTGACTTTGATTTCCATTTTTTACCCAATAAAGATACACATCCATTGGGAAGGCATCTTCGCCGCCAAGTAATTTATTATCTCTAAATTTTACCCAATATTGTCCCCATTTAACATCTTCAAGTTCTTTCATTTTATCATTTGGATCATAATTCAAAACTTTTAACTTTGCTTGATCTTTTATTTTTTTAAAGAAACACCAATCAGTTCTCTCTCTTCGTATTTTTCTTTTATAAATTCGTTTATTGTATCAACAGTTTTATACTTATCTAAATCACTGGGATTAAATGTAGACGATACCATCCAGATATCTGCTGGATTCCATTTGTCTTCAGAAGAAAAATTTACCCTAACATTAGGGTCTTTCATCATACTTCTTCTAGCTCGTTGGTATGCTCTTTTAATTTCCTTGTCGTCTGGTCCACCACCTCTACAAAAAATATAATGTTTACCCGAATTATGAAAAGTTTGCCACAGTTTATTTGCTCCCCTGATAGAAGATATCTGCCATTCTCTTGACAATTCATCTGGAAGCAATTGCTCAAAGGGCACATCAACGTCAATTGTCGTTGATGCTTTTTCAAGATCACTTAATGAAACAGGAAGATTTTCATCTATTTCTCTTCTGTATACGTTAAAAGCAAGAGCAGCATAAAGACACTGTGCTGCTTCATTTCTTGCAGTTTCAGCGGCGCCTCCACCCCGAGCCACCACCTTCTGGTTTAATATCAATTCTTAAAGTTTTACCAGCAACAGAAATATCTAATTGATTTCCAGTTCCTTTAGTATCAACCGCACTATATCCTTTACTACCAACATTTTGTGCGATCATGGATGCTGCTTTTGTTCTCTTTGCTCTGGGAACAATTACTTTAAGAGCAAAGAAAATTTTTGATCTGCCTGTAGGATCAGCAATTTTTGTTACGTCAAAATTATAAAAAGAGAAATTTTCATCCCCGAGAGAATCCATAATATCATTGATTGCTTTTTTATATTCAGCACCAAATCCAGATAAATCTATTTGTTTAGTCATAAGAAAAAAACCTCCCTGCTAGTATTTAGAGGGAGGTTTGTAATTAGAGGTCGTCTTCTGCTCTGTTCTCACTGTAGTAGATGTCAAACTGTCCACCTGGATACCGTTTTTCAAGTTTCTTAACATTTCGCTCAAGCACTTCGTCAAATGAAATTCCAAGTGCTAGGGTTGCTTGAGCGACATACCACATAATATCACCCAATTCAATAATCAGATGCTCCTTATTATCCTCATTCCAAGGTTTTCCCTGAAAAATCATCTTCTTAATAATCTCAAGAAACTCGCCACCTTCAGCATTAATTCCAACTCCAGCAGTAAGCAGTCGTTCAATGCTAAGTCTCCTTGCCGATCAAGTTCTACAATACGATCGGCAAAATCAACAAAGTTTGTTGAGGCATCTGAAGTGACGGCAGCAACAAATTCTTTGTAACGATTAAAATCAATAGTCATACATTCCACTCAGCAAATTTAGATAAACGGTTTTGTGTTTGGGCAAATTGGGCGAACTCTTCGCCAGGGTCTTCAGCATCTATACTGATAGCAGAAGCATCATCTGCTACATCATACAGCTTCATCTTCGCTCTGTCAATTCCCACCATGAATTTTCTAGAGGCAGTTGGGTCATTGTATCGGTTTTTAAGTTGTTTGACCATGATGCGACCCTGTTGTTCAAGTTCCTCAGTAGAAATAAGGGCAAACATAAAGTCAGCAGTGGCAGGAAGACCAAAAGACTCAGAAGTATCGGTAAGGTCAGGATCACTATTACCATAACCACTGCGAGTAGTTTGAGTAGCAGAGACAATTGGTACATTGTTCTCCACAGCAAGACCACGCAGCTCTTCAGCAATCGCTTTGACATACGTGTAAGAATTGACAATCGCACCTTTGTACCTCGCACTAGCACAGATGTTTAAATAATCAATAAAGATTATATCAGGTTTAAAACTTTTTTTCAAGGAAAGATCTGAGAGTAATGCCTTGAAATGTCCAACGTGTGCTGATGCTGTTGGATATTCTTTGATGATAAGTTTTCCTCTAGTCTTTCTAGCAATCTCTTGAACTTTAGAAGTAAAGAGAACTTCAGGCAATTCAGCAATGTCTTTGACATTGACATTCAATAAGTTTGCGTCAATTCGCTCAGCAATTTTCTCCTCTGCCATTTCACATGTAATATAGAGTACGTTGCGTCCCTGTGTGAGAGCGGCACTAGCCATATGACACATGAATAGACTTTTTCCGACGCCCGTGCCAGCAAGAGCGATATTGAGAGTTTTATTGGGGAGACCACCTTTGGTAATGAAATTAAACTTTTCAAGATCAAACGGGATTTTTTCTTCAACACGGTGGTAAAAATCATATCGTTCTTCTGCTTGTTCAATATAATCGTGTCCTATGTGTTCATCAAACGATACTGCCAGGCCTCCTGAAGGATACCTGGGATCGCATCTTTTGATAGTTTTTTATCACCTCCATCTGCGACCTTGATGGATAGCATGAGAGCGAGATAGATTGCTCTGTCTTGACACCACTTTTCTGTGGCATCAAGGACCAGCCATAGTCAATCCAATCGTTTCCGAGGGACTTGAGTGTAGATAAGGAACTTTGGAATGTGTCTTCTGTAAGATCGTTTCTAGATTGGAGGTTGATTGAGAGAACTTCTTGAGTAGGTACTTTGTCGTACTTACTGGCAAAGTCAGCAATCTCTTCAAAGATGATGCGTTCATGATATTCGTTGAAATAATCTGCTTTTAGAAATGGAACTACCTTGCGGTAATACTCCTCATTGAAGAGAAGATTACGCAAGATAGTTTCTTCAATACGTTCAGTTGCCATAACCAAATTCTTTCCTTGCTGCTTCTTCAAGTTGAGCCATTATTTCTTCCGTGAAATACTTCTCGGGATCGGCAAGAATAACAGAAGGATAAACAGAGGATTCGCCAACAACGATACGATTTCCTTTACGAGTGAATACTCCGTGCTCCTCACCCAATTCCAGTAATCCGTAATAGCGATCCAGTCCACGCTCGTCAAAGAAAAGTCTTGTGGCAATTTTACTACCCTCCTTGGTTAATCGTGATTTTTTTGCTTCACACTTGATGATATTACCAACCACCTCAGTGCCATCCTTCTCTTTTGATTTAGACAAGTATATAATCGTTGATGCTGCGTACTTTAATCCAGTACCACCGCCCATTTCTTTTTGTGGAACATACGATCCAATCACATCATATGTATGATTAGTTACGATCATAGGCACGTTCGCTTGACCAAGCTTGAGAGTTAGAACACGAAACGCACCCTTAATCAGTTGCGATTTAGTCATATCACGAACTTGTTTGTCATTAGCAACGTCTTCCATTTCTTTGCTGGTAGAAAGCATACCAAGACTATCCAAGACAAACATTAATGGTTGGCGTTCATCTTTTGGTTCTTTAAGGTACTTATCAAGAATACGAACTGCTTGTGTTCTAAACTCTTCAATTGTTCCAACAGGAAAGATTACCATACGCTTACTATCAATTCCACGACTTTCAATCATATCGCGGGAAATAGCAGACTCACTTTCAAAATAAATGACGCCACCATCAGGGTTAGCATTAAGAAAACTACGAACAAGAGACAAAGCAAAAAATGTTTTACCTGTACTTGTTTCCCCAGCAAGAGCTGTAACTTTGTTAGATGGGATACCACCAAAGATAGATCCACTAACCAGTGCGTTAAAAATGAAAGAACCTGTATCAACAAAAGTAGTAATGTCGCCAGCGGCAACACCATCGCTAACCAAAGCAGCATATTCATTGCCACTGTCTTTAATAACTAAATCTAAAAATCCCATTGTTTTGCCTCATCCTCGTACATATTAACATAAGAATAATCATTGCTCATCATCTTAGCAAATGCTCTGGCAGTTTCATACTCCTCAAAACATTTGATGTTATTTGGACCAATCTGCCCAACGACATGATTGGTCCAACACACAATCCAGATATTCATTCAAAGAAGCTCCCAATCGTGATCACCTTTTCATGTTTCCATCCAATACATTCTAACACATTTTTGAGCGGTTCAAGAAAAGATTTTTCAAATTGTGTCTGGTAGTCTACATACTTTTCCAATCCAAATTCTGGTGGCAATTCACCAAGAAGCGATACAGTTTTCATGAATTATGTTTGGAGTTTTAAGATACATAAACTTAATCTTTTCACCCTCTTGAATAAGTTGATGCTTATGCTCAATCTTATGCTTTTTAACATAATGGTTATAGAGCAGAGCACCTCTTACATGAATGGGGGTTCCTTTCCTGTAAATCTCCGTGGGGTGGCGATACTTTGCCAAATTGTTGACGCCTCTGGGGAAGGCAACTTCGGAATAGGGTCGCTTTCTGGTTTCATCACGGACATCATTGATGAAATTGATGAGTTCATCATTTGTTTTGCCGATAATAATCTTGAAGGCTTCATACAATTTGTCTCTGAAGTATGCTGGAGTTGAAGACCTAGCAGTTTCAAGACCCATGATTTTCATCTTTGGATCAGTATATCGCACACCTTCACTATCCCATACGTTCAAAATATAACGCTTCTTTGCTGTCCAGATGCCACGGTCGGCAATGTTCTCCCGCTTCATCTTGCATCTTCTGATCATACGCATTCATATAATCAGCCAGTTCTTGATAGGACTTTTCAATGAAAGGTTCAATCTGTGTTTGACATGCCTTGTCCAAGAAAGAAACGATCTTTGCTTTCTCTGGTAATGTGTCACTAAAGACATTTTGAACAAGAGCATCAAGACACAGATAGATGCTATCAGTATCAGAAGCAATCACATAATCAACGTCACCAGTCTTCAACACCTTATTTAGATACTGGTTCATTTTATTCTCAATCCAGCGGATAGAGAGCTGACCAGATAGAGTGATCGCTTCAGCATTTGCCAGTTTGTAATAGCGGAAGTGCTCGTTACCAATAGCGCCATAGGCAGAGTTCAAAGAAATCTTTTTTGCCATTTGAATATTATTGTATCTGGCAATATCCTTCATGAGTTCCACTGTGGGTGTTTTCTCATACTGCTGCTTGGCAGCAAGCATTTTCTTTTTGTAGATCACACGACCGTCATACATCTTCTGCATCATCTGAGGTAGAAAACCATGAATGTCTTTACGATACTGTGCGCCGTTAGCAGCAACACAATGATCACCATTGATTTCTACTTTTTTGTTTAGAAGATCATCAACATTTGCCTCAGAGTGTCTTTCGTCTAATAAGAGTCTCAGGGGAAATGTTATACTGCATGATCAAATGCGGATACAAACTATTGAGGTCAAAAGACACAACCCAGTCATAGAAACCAGGAATAGGTTCCTTCACATATGCTCCGGCATACTTAGCATCTTTAACAGCTTCTTTTTTGGGAGGAATGGCAATCTTGCGCTTCAACAATTCTACAAAAATGTAATTGTCCCACATACGAACCTGGGAGAACACATCCTCGTAATTTACTTTAGCGTCATATGCCATAGTAAATGCCAAATCAAGAAGTTTCATCTTGTCGTCCAATTGATCAACAAGGCGAACGTCATGAATGTTATATTCAATAAACTTCTGCCAGTCATTCTCATAGAATTCTTTGAAGGTATCAAACTCACTGTGATCCAGTTTTTTGGCACCTAATTCTACATTACAAATGTAATCAAGACGATAACTCTCTTGGTTGGTATAAGTAAATTTCTTATACAATTCAAGATAATCAAGAGTAGAAATACCAAGAGTATCTACGGCAAACTGCTTGCGACCCTTAATAAAGATCTCACGGCGAGATACAAGTTTCCACGGTGATAAAAGTTTTGTATATTTTTCACCCAAAATGCGATCAATCCGATTGTGAATGTACGGCATGTCAAACAACTGTACATTCCATCCAGTAATCACATCTGGATAGTTCTCTTGCCAATAATCCAGAAAAGCGGTTAACATGCTTTCTTCTTGACGGAAATGCATGTAATCAACCATTGGATCTTTGTTATCAAATGGTCTGCACCGCAAACAGTAATGCGACCAGTAAAGCTATCTTTAATAGAGATCGCAAGAATTTCCTGATCGGCAGATGCTACATCAGGAAATCCATTTTCTGCTGAGGTCTCAATATCAATTGTGAAGACACGGATCTTACTGCTATCAAACTTAATCTCATCCTCCGGATGTTCTTCAGCAATGTATTGATACAAAAATCTGGTATTGCCGTAGATTTGAAAATCTTCTACTTGATCATACTTTTTTACAAAATCTCGTGCTTCAGAAATAGATCCAAACTTATGAGGTTCTACACAATTTCCTTCAAGGGTTCTCCACTCAGAATAATTTTTTGAAGGGAGATATAGTGTAGGATTAAATGGAACCCTAACACTATATCTCGCTTCTGTGTTTTTACCACATTCATAACCACGTACCAGCAATCGGTTGCCAGCTTGTTCAACATTAGTATAAAACTTCATTCAGACTTTGGCGGTTTTGGAGGATCAACTTTGAGTAGATAAGTAGCAAGCAACTTGGTACTTGGATTGACAAGTGTGGTAATATCAGAAGATCTGACAATCACCTCACGATCATTTGAATGACGAGGCCATGAATAGATCTCACCATCACATTCTACCACATATGGTTCTCGTAAAACACAGTCGGGGTCACCTATTGAAGTGGCACCCTCAACCTCCTCTACCTGAGCGATAATCCACTCATTCGCTAACTTCAGCAAGTTCGCTGTTATTTCCATCTTGGTTCACCTCAAAGAAAAGTTGTTCATCAGTAAATCCATACTCTTTCAATTTGAGTACATAATTATCAAGAATATTATTATCAGGATAAACAACACTGATAATATGATCTCCGCTCAAGCGATGTTCTTCAATTGGACTAAATGGACACCATCTTTCATATTGAATGGGAACAGTTCCATCTTCGTTTGGAGTGCCAAGACTTAGAACAAACGGATACAGCATCCTATATCCGATAACATTTTCCTCATCATTTTTGACTTCACCAAACATACACAAAACTCTTTCTGCCGTAGCAAGAGTTACGATACGAATTCCATGATTAGTCTTCAGTTGCTCGGTCATTTTCTAGTTCCTTCTTTTGGGTGATTTTATTTTCATAAGCTTTTTGTAATCCTGGTTCTGGACTACTAATTGTCATGACACAATCATATGGAATTTTAAACATAGTATCAGGAGAATATGGATTCCATTTACTAAAGCGAACCTGATATTCCATTCCATGAGATTCAGTCAGATATTGGGGGTTGTGCCATCCAAACTTAAAACATAAGGTTCGTCCATCAAAAGACAAATTCCTTTTTTATTATCGTCTTCACCATCAAAGACTTCTTTAAGTTCTGTAATGACACGATCACCCGTCTTGAGTGTAACGATTGATACTGCCATAAGATATTGTATGTTTGATATTAGTTTAGCATCAAAAAGGGCACCGTCAAGTGCCCCGAATATTTAGAACCATTTTCTTTTCTTCTGTTTCTCTGGCAACTCTTTGACCAATGTAACAGTCAGTAACCCATTATGATACTTTACATCTTCAACTTCTACATTATCTGCTAGTTGCCAGTTCCTTGAGAATGATTTATTAGAGATACCTTTGTGGGCATATCTGACTTCTTTATCGTCTGATCTTTTACCTTTGATTGTCAGAACATTTCGTTCAGTTTCGACCTCAATATCTTCAGCTGAAAATCCTGCCATAGCGACTTCAAGTATGGTCTTGCCATCATCTCCGTTAATGACATTGTAAGGAGGGTAGCTTGATCCACCTCCTGCAATAGCTTCCAATCTATTGAATGCTTCATCAAAACCAATTCCGTAAGGTGTATATGTTTCCCAATTAAATGTTACCATTGTCCTAAAAAGCGACGTTTACATGTGACCCATTCGGCATCACACAATTAATTATACATCAACGACAAAAAATGGGGGTCGTAAAAACCCCCATTAATACTACGGTTTACTCAACAGTTTTTTTTCTACCAATATTATATTTGCTTTCTAAAGTCCATTCGTCTTTTTCTTTAAAAGCAAGAACCTTGATTTGATTGAGAGGGGCAAGGTCAGCAATTTTATCAGGTGTTACAATCGTAATCAATCCCCAATCACTGAGAAGTTGAATAATACGATTACGTCTTTGCACATCATTCAAAGATAGATTAGTATTCTTTCCATCTAAGGCAAAGAGCTCTTTGAAATGAACAATATAATACTTACCCTGCTTATGCAGAATATGACAAGACTGATAAATTTTCTTTTCTTTACGAGAAGCTACACCAATTCTGGTCAAAGTTTCTCGCACCTTTAGAAAATCATCAGGTTCTCCAAGAAGTACTTCAACCATATCAGATTGTTTCCACTGGATTTCAGTTTCTGCGGTCATTCTTTCCACCTTTATCTAACACTTTTTTAATATGATCTAACTGATCCTTTGTGAGAACCCTAAGTGCCTGTAGAGATTTATCGTCATTATAACCATAATACTCTTTGACTACATCAAGATAATCAATCGAATCTTTTTTGCCCAGGGAGAAAATCTCTTTCTAGGTTTGAGACTATTTAGTAAGAAATCATACTGAAGTCTCTTTGGCAAATGAGAATTCTTGTTCATCTCATTTGCAAATAATATAGTGTCAGTAAAAGAGCTAAGACAACGATTAATAATATATGGTGGATATGCTTTTTCAGCATCAACGTCATCGTTAAGAATACTTTTTTTAGATTGATTGATGCTGTATAGATAATCTTTTAGTTGGTACATTATTTAAATACAGCAGTTACATTTACAACTTTAGCGGTAGGGTTACGAGCAAGAGCAGTAACACGAGCATCTTGATAGTTGGCTGCTTCAACGATCTCATCAAAGACACGACCGTTAACGTAGAGTTGGACTTTAATTTTCATAGTTGTAAAGGACGAGTTCCTTTCGTTCTGCTTGATCTATTGTATACGATCCGACCGACCGCATGGTATAGGTATGTGCAAATTCTCCAACTGTCCACCCCCGGAACCGCTCCTTGACTAACTGAGAGTTGTTGTAAGATACCAGTTGATGACAAATATACTTATCGCAATCAGCAGCAAACTTATCGTGATCAAATCCTTTGTGCATTGATCCCTTACGCCCATAGAGATTGTCCTTAATATCATAAGGAGGATCAAGATAAACAAATACAGATTTATCATCCGCCATCAAAAGACTTTCATATGAATAGTTAGTAATCCTCCAATCCTTGATTAGTTCTCCATACCCAGGGATCTTTTCAATACCATTCATAGAGAAATTACTTTCACTTGCCTGAGGACTAAATGAAGAACTCTCAGTCAGACCAGAGAAGCTACACTTATTGATGATATAAAATGCTGCTGCTCTCCAAAGATCTGAAGTTTCTGGCGTGTTCAATTCAATCTTCATTTGATTGAAAAGACCATGGGCAAGTTCAGGAGTATTACAATAATTCTTTTCGTCACGCAGAGTTTCATAAAGATCCTCTGGGCGATCACGAAGAATACACCAGAAGTTATACAGAGGTTCGTAAAGATCATTCACCCACACTTGAATGCCAGGATAACGCTTGGTTACTTCAAGTGCTACAGAACCACCACCAAGGAAAGGTTCACGATATTCTGTATAATCTTTCAGATCAGGCATGAACTGAAAGAGTTTAGGCAGAGCTCTGCTCTTCCCTCCAGGATATCTTAAAGGTGTCTTCAGTGATTTCAAAGTCTGGGGCATGATATTTAAGATACTCTCTAAAGGTAAGTTTCATTTCTTTCTGCGTCATACCACAATGTTTGGCAGCAGCAGGTAAGGTCATTTTAGCACGAAAGAGACCTTCGTTTGCCTCTTTTACATTATCAGGATTTGTCTTCACTGGAACCTCATATAAATCCCACTTATTAATTTTAAATGGGTTCATTTGAATTCACAACTCATCATCAGTTCTGTAAGACATGCTAGCATATTTACTTCTTGGTCTGGCACAATTGTAATGTCTCGCATATATTTTGCGATGATCAAAACTGCTTCTGGAATAGAAGCTGGTTTGAGAACATCATACAAACTATCATAGACTTTACGCATCATCATGCTAGGGTCATTATCAAGATGCTGAACCACCCAGTTTTTCACAGTTGTAAACTCTTTCTTCTTTAATGAAGTGAGTAGAGCGTCCAAATTGACATCAGCAACATCAACAAGAATAGCGGAACTGATAGAGCCAGTCGCAGCATAACGTTGACATTCGTTGATGAGGCGTCTCCAGTCTGGATAGTATCTCTTGACAAGTTTGGCGATGACTTTATCTTCATACTCTACACATTCATGGGTCAGGATAGTTTTCAGACGAGTAAAGAACTCTCCCTGAAGTTGAATTGCCTGGTCGGGTTTGATACGGAAATCAACAACAGTACAGCGAGAATGAAGAGGTTCAATAATCTTGTTGATGAAGTTACAGGTAAAGATGAAGCGGCAGTTGCCATGGAACTCCTCCACGGCGGTCCTGAGGGACAGTTGAACGTCGTTGGTGGTATTGTCTGCCTCATCAATAATGACGACCTTGTGGGACGCCCCAGAGGTCAGAGAGATCGTTGTGGCGAACTGACGGACCCGATTGCGTACCGTGTCCAAGGAACCGCCCCTCGTCCGAACCGTTGATGACGATATAGGAAGCCCGATCTCATTACATAACGCTTTGGCAATCGTGGTCTTTCCGACACCAGCAGTGCCAGTAAGTAGAAGGTTAGGGATCTCTTCTTGTGCGACAAATCCTTTGAATACCTCTTTGATGTTTTCTGGTAGGATACAATCTTCAACAGTAGTTGGCCTATAACTTTCAACCCACAGGAATGGTTTTTTATCAGACGAGTTCATAATTTTCATAAATAAATTTAGGGCGTTACTTTTCAACCATGATTATATACAAAATAATCAATCAAACAAATGGAGATTTTTACATCGGAAAGACCACCAAGAAAAAAGAAGTAAGATTAAGAGAACATTTCTATAGATCTACATACATACAATTCACAAACATATCTTCATAGAGCAATAAGAAAATATGGACGCGAAAATTTTATCATAGAAGAAATAGAAACAGAAGTACCAGAAGAAAGTTTAAATGATAGAGAAATGTTTTGGATAAACAAACTAAATCCAAAGTATAACATGACTACTGGCGGTGAAGGTGGGAATACTTCATTATCTCCAAATTTTATAAAATCTATGAAAGAGTATCATAATAAAAAACCAAAAAAAGAATATGCCACTCGCGGAATGAGAGGAAAACAGCAATCAAAAAAATTTTTTGATGCGATCAAAAAATCAAATTCATCCCCAGTGAGTATAGATGGAATTGAATATGATAGTATAAAAGATGCTATGAGTATTCTTGGATGGAGTGAAAAAAAGGTTAGATATAGAATTGATAGTAAAAATTATCCAAATTGTTTTAGATTAGTAAATCGCTAATTACTCATTCCAACTCTCTCAAAATAGTTTGTGACACAATATTGGTGGCATTCAATTCTGCCCGCATGTATTCTACACCAGCATCAGGATCTGTGTGATCTCCACAAGTAAAGATGTCACAAACTGCTGTACCATTCTCTGGCCACGTATGAATGCTAATATGACTTTCAGCAAGCAGAGCAACAGCTGTAACACCTTGCGGTTCAAACTTGTGCGATTTCAAATGTAGCATCGTTGATTTACACCTGATAGATGCTTGATAAAGCACATCTCTGATAAAACCTTCGTCATCTAGATCATCAGCGGCACACCCCTTCAGGGTAAAAAGAATGTGTTTCAATAGTCATGGCTCCAACGCAATGTAATATTTAAGGTCTAAATTTTGATTTGTCCATTCAGAAATCAAATGTTTGGATACTTTAACAACGTAGTCACCAGGGAACAAACGAATGTTGTCAATCTTAACGTCCAATGAATAGTCGCCAGTACAATCACCAGAAATGGATTGCTCGTAAGTATTGCTGGTATCATTCTCTTTGTCACGAAGGATGAGTTTGATTTGGTTATCTTCGCTCTGGAAAGTCAGGTCAGGAAGCGTATAAACAGCAGATGCTTTTTGAAGTGAAAGGAGATCTTCACCAGTAATGTTGAACTGAATATCAGAACCAGGAAACTTTACGTTCTTTTCTGGCGCAGACTTAAGGGTGATTTCAGGATCAGAAAAATAGTAGCGAGCAGACTTACCACCGCCACGGATGCTAACAAAATCGCTGGATGAGAACTCCAGTTCAGGATTGTTAAACAGAGAGATCCCAGAAAGAAACTGGCTGAGATCATAAATTGCGAAGTCCATTGGAAATACTTCTTCGCTAGAGAACGCTGCGAGAATGTTCTCTGCGTTGCTAATAGTGCGTAACGTGCTTCCTTTGCGGAATACGATGGAGGAATTGATACTGGAGAAATTCTTGAGGACATCAAAGGTCTTCTTGGATAGGGTTACTTTACTCATCGGTTGTAATCTTCACGTTTGGCATTTTTGTCGTTGAAGTTCAGAAGAAGAACTGCGTAGTGTAGGACTTTCATGATGTCCATTCTAGCAGATCCTTTCCTATCATAGCGAGAAGCATACTTCAGGATGTTGCTACGACAGAAAGCTTCACCATCACCACACGCTTCAATCAAATCAAGAGTTTGGATTTTATCATCGCCAGCAGAATAATGCTGCTGGTAAGTATTGGTGATGTATTGGCGCAACTCTTCAAGGATTGCGTCTTCATTATACTTGTAGTTCATTCAGACCAAATGTGTTCAATGTTATCATGGTAGCATTCTTCAAGGTTCCCGTCAAGGTCCTTGACAAATAATTTCATACCCTCGCCACCTAGGATACGAACGGTCCTGCCGTCTTTGAGGACGGCAAGACGATCCACGTAACCGTGGAATTCATCAGAACGGATCGCTGGCATTACCAATCTCCATGGTTCCTTCTAATTCATTTTTAGTTTCAACCTTAGCATCAATCTTATCATACAGTTCGATGAAAGATTGCTTGGTCTCATCATCAAAACGATTGACACAGACCTTGATAGCTTTGATACGATCCTGCCAGATCGCAAAAGCACGAACGATGTGTACCAGACGGCGGGTGCTGATCACCTCATCAATACCACCATCCTTGAAAGTTTTACGGATAATGTCTGCCCAGTTGGCAAGGTTCTCGCAGAACTCTACATCATCAATACCCAGAGAGGCAGAAACTTTCTTGAGAATGTTAGTCTCAATCGTGACGGTAGGATAGTCTTGCTCAAAGGTCAGAGCAAAACGCTCAAGGAATGCTTCGTTCAGCACATTGGTGCCGATGAAACGCCCATCCTCAGAACCCTTACCTTTGGTGTTGGCAGTGGCGAAGATATTGAAACCAGCAGCGGGTTGAACAAACTTACCAATCTTCTTCAGGAAGATACCCTTACCTTCAAGAATAGATTGGAGACACAGGATCTTGTTAGATGCCAGGTCAACCTCGTCTAGAAGGAGAATAGGTCCACGTTCCAGAGCCTCCACGACGGGTCCATTATGCCAGACAGTTTCGCCAGCAACAAGACGGAACCCACCAATAAGATCATCCTCGTCAGTTTCAATCGTGATATTCACACGGATTAGCTCCTATTTAGTTTGGCACATGCTTGCTCAACAGAGAAAGTCTTACCGTTACCAGAGAGACCAGTAATAAAAGTAGGATAGAACAGACCAGATTGGATAATCTTTTTCACATCCGAGAAATTCCCGAACGGGACATAATGGGGGTCTTTGTCAGGAACAAGGTTCTGATTTTCCCGAGCGGTAACAGCAACAGCAGGAGCAGCGGCAGGTGCCTTGAAGGTCTGCTCAAGGCGCTCCTGAACAGTCAGGTTCCAAGTGCCACGCTTCACATAAAAGTCACGCAGACGCTTAGTAGCAGTAGCATAGGTGATACCAAACACGCCGCAAGCATCTTGAACTTGAGCAGCGTTGATATCGTTGCCGAAGTTGCTGGATAGATAAGAAGTCAGCTGCTCGGTGGTCACATCGGATTTGGCAGGCATGGAAGTCATTTCGTTGATGTAGTTATTATAGGGCAGGCGGGTCGGTTTGGCGTCAGACCCAGGACGGTTTGCGAACTGGCATACGGAGGTAGTTGCTTGAGACCGAGGGTCTACTAGCGATATACATTTTGTAAGCATCAAACGTAGTGATGCTCGTATCATATTTGTATTCATCTGGCATAGCTCTAGCAAATGGAGTTACGTTTGTAATCTTACCTTTGGGGAAAAGGTAATATGCTTCCAGCAAAGTATTATAGCAAAAATGAAACTTGCCATAACGAACAGAGTATTCATCACACAAGTTCATACCCCACTTGATCAACCAGTAGGCATTATCTATAGTTTCTGCTGCCCATTTTGTACATGGGTGATTACGAAACGCACCTTTCTCTGTGCGGTATGCTACACCGTCTGCTTTATGAATTGGTCCATAATTGTGATACCACTTGGATGCCACGATGGATAACATCTGGCAGCACTCAAGTGGCATCTTCACAATATGTTTGTCAGGTAAACAAATGGCACTCTCGGCAGGAAATGGCGAGGTGACAAAGATATTCATGCGACATACTCCACGAAAGAATTGAGAAGTTTTTTGTTGGCGGTCTTAGAGTTTAGCATCTTTTTGAATGCTTTGGTGATATCTGCTTTGTTAGCACCATCCTCTACACTAAACGTAGCATTCTCTTCAAGAGAGCTGTTAGCAATAGCATACAGAGCAGTAAATGCTTTCGGGTGAGGAAGAATAGCGGACTTGTCTTTTCGCCACTGTTTCTGGACTTCACCGTAATAAGCAAGGTCAGCATAGGAACTGACAAAGTTAGACAGTTGAGAACCAGAAAGAATACGGAAACCAAGCACATTCACGCCAGGGTTACGGTCACGAACCTGTTGAATAAAAGTGTTGGTGTTGTTATCCCAACCCTCAAATGATTTGTAAACACGGCCAGGTCTGACGGTCACGAAGAACCGCGCCACTATCCAAACGACGAGGGCGAATATAGTTGCGATCCCTGTATTCATCATACATCTTATGACCATAGGCAGTTTGGCAAGCTTCGCCGTCAGAAAGAATACAGACGTTCACTTTCTGAAGATCGTTCTTCTTTTTGAACTGGGGGATGATGTAATTGAGCATCACGATACCTTCATTCAAAGGAGTGCCAGACAAACCCAGACCAGTAGTGGCACCATAGTAAGTGTGGTAAGTGTAAGTGTATGCCTCACGATATAGATTACGGCACATACGTTCGTAGTCTTTACCGTTAGAGCGAGACGAAATAAAGTTCATCAAATGAAACATACCTTTCTGAAGGTAGATCTTACCATCATGACAACCGTTGGCAGCAAAGTATTCATCGTTAGAAACATACTGAGACTTACCTTCTTTGATACGACGAACAGGGAAGTAATCGTTCGTGAACGCATACACTTCAAACGGGATCTGAACTTTCTTACAGAAGGCAGTAAGGTTCAGGAGTTGTTTGACAGTAGCAAAGATCTCACGCTGCATAGAGCCAGACCAATCAAGCAGAAACAGAAGACCATGATTTTTACCATCAGGAAGGACTGTGACTTTCTTGAAGATGTCTTCGTTGTAAAGATAAGTGTGAAGCTTGGAAGTATCCAACACACCAGTCTTGGATTGACCAGCACGAGCATAAGCATCAGCAGATTTGCGACACTCAAACTCTTTCACCAGATAGTTCACTTCTTTCTGAGACTGTTTACGGAAAGAAGCGTAATCATTATCTACTTCACGATAAGCGTTAGCAAGCATCTGTTCATTAGCTTCACGCTGCTCATCAATCCAAGCATGAACTTCAGTCCAGTCAGCAACATAATCCTCTAGGACTACGTTATCGGGGATCTCAACATAGATGGTGTTATTGCCAGCAAAGGTATTCGTCAGACGTTCAGCAGCACGATCAAAGGCATCTTGAGTTTGGGAACTCTCGTCATCACCTTCATCACCAGCACTATCACCATCCTCACCTTTCGGTTGAGTAGGAGAACCAGTCTGCTGACACTCTTGATCAGAATTGCTGGAAGGTTGGTCTTCGTCAGCATCACCTTCAGTTTCATTATCACCCCCAGATTGGGTCATACCACCCCCACCTTGAGTAGTTTGCTCAAGTCCAACATTAGCATCCAATTGCTCCATCTCTTTCTCTTGCTTGCTGAAGTTGTAGATATCAACAGCAATCTGGAGCACCTCATCAAAGGTCTCTGCCTCATCCGTCCGAGTGACGAACACTTGCTCATTATCAGCAAAGGGAATGAAAGCACTAGCACCAACCTTGAAGTGAAGGTTGATACGGTCAATCAAGCTATAGGTAGAGAGGTCGTCACCAGCAATATCAAAGAAATCCTTAGCGTTCAGTTCTTGATAACCACCAGCAAACGACTTACGCAGACCAGGATACTTACGCTTCATCAGTTTCTCAATACGGGCATCTTCTACCACGTTGATGAAGTCTTTGGGACAATCTGACTTTCGCAGTCCAGTCTTCGTTAGGGGTAAACAGAGCGTGTCCCACCTCATGACCCACCAGCATATCGTATACGGTGCCAGAAGCACGATCCCAGTTCGGGAGGGTAAGCACACGGGTCTCAACGTTGAAGCACGCTGTAGGGCAATTACGGTGCTCTACAACGAGGTTCTCGGTAGCTAGCAGGCGGGCAAGGTTGCCCTTGATTTCTTGGCGGGTCATCGGTCTCTTTTGCTGATGTGGTAAGCATAGCAAAGGGGCACCCCCTTGGAGGCACCCCTAGTCCAGTTCGGAAACTGTCTCTTGGATCACGGAGAAGTTCTTTTCCTTCACCGCTGTTAGTGTTCTATCAAACTTCCCATCCAGTTGTTCTCTGTGACTGATCACATAAACATTTGTTTTATCGTCAAAGTTACGAAGGATCCAACCCAGATCACTACCACCTTGCTGATCCAGTGAACTATCAAAGATCTCATCTAGGATCAAGAGGTTAGTATCCACAGAATTCTTGAGCTTAGCAATACTCTCCAAGTAAGCAGCAAAGCAATATCAATTCTAGTTTCTTCTCCTTCGCTAAAACTATCATATGAAAACACATCCCGATATCTAGATTTGATGGTCTCTTCAAAGTTCTCTGTCAACGTAAAGTTCACATAGAAATCCATACGTTGTAGATACTGATTGATCAGTTGGTTCATCGCAGGCAGGTATGTCTTGATGATCCTGGTTTTGATCCCGTTATCTTTGAGAAGTTGAGAGGCAACTAATAGTGTATCACGATCTTTCTCGTATTCGGCAAAGGTCTTGCTCAAATCTTTTTTATTCGTAACAAGTCCTTCAAGTTTGACGAACTCTGCTTTCTTGTCTGGGTTGGTTCCTTCCAGTTCTTTGATCTCAGTTTCTATATCACCGATTGTTTTCTGTAAGGAAGTAATCTGATAATTCGCTTGAGTAATAGAAGAGTTGAAGCCAAGTATAACTTTTGATAGTCTTGCGAATTCATTTTCTCGTTCTCTCTTCTTTTGAGATAGCATCGAGCAGATCTTGAATACCAGTCTGTAAATTATTCAATTCGCCTTCACCTTCAGCAATCTTACTCTGTCTAAACTCTTCACTTAGGTCTTGTGTACAGGTAGGACAGACATGATTATCAGTAAAGAAAGAATGTTCTTTCTGACAAGATGAAAGTTTTGATTGGATTTTGAAGAGAAAAGTGTTCATCTTCTTCAACTTGGATGAAGAATTTGATAGTGCTTCCATTTCTATAGAATGTTTTTCAACTTCAGAAGTCAGACGCTCTATCTCATGGTGCTGTGTGTTTTCATCTTCTAACAATTCAGCAATCTTATTTTCCTTACGGGTGATCTCTTCCTTGGTCTTCTTCTCCAATTCAAACATATAGTTCTTTTGAAGTTCAATCTTTTCGTCCAGAAGATGAAGTTGATAGTCCAAATTCTTGATATCTTCATTATTCTCTCGGACTTTATCCTTGAGCAATACATTCATTGTAGAGAATACTTGAATGTCCAAAATGTCTTCAATAATCTCACGACGTTGTGCCAGAGGCAGACGCATGAAAGGAACAAACGTGGAAGATCCCAGCACCACAATCTGAGTGAATGATTTGTAATTCAACTTTAGAACATTCTGCTCAAAGTTCTTTTGCTGATCTACAACTGTGCTCTCTGGTTCCAGATCTGACCATCACAATAGATCTCAAACTTGTTAGGTTTGATACCACGAATAACTTTGTATTCATTACGACCAATACTGAATTCAATCTCAGTCAGGCAATCCTTTTCGTTGATGCTGTTGACCAGCAAAGGTTTGTTGATCTTACGAAATGGTTTGCCAAACAGAGAAAAGGTAAGCGCATCCAGAATGGTGCTCTTACCTGCTCCGTTGGTGCCAACGATCAAATTGGTTTTAGCTCGCTTCCAAATCAACTTCACTAAAGACGTTGCCTGTAGCTGAGAAAGTTGCGCCAGCGGATCTTTTTGAAAGATAATCATTCTAAATCATCAGGTGGTATCAAAAAATCATCAGGAGTAATGATCGTAAACCTATGTCCACGCTCTTGACATGCTCCTATTATAACATGGTCGTCAACCTCAACGATCTGCATGGGCGGATAGTCTTGGTCTTCTTCTAACATCATTAAGTAACGGCTCTGCGTCATCTTCTTCTTGAAAGATAGGGATAACTCTGTCCTCAGCATCGTCAAAGACAGAGTATACGCCATCAGGGTGATCTTCCAAAGTTACGATGAACATATTAGACAACGTTACAACTCTCAATATATAGAGACCTCATCAAGTTCTTGAGATCTGACTTGCTGACGGACATTTCTACTTCATCAATGTATTCATTTAGAAGTGTCAATGTATCTTTTGCGGACATTTCAATGTCTTCTTTGTTGTCTTCACCAACCAAATTTTCAACAATCTTTACGTCGTGGACACCTACGTTGTAAAGACGATCAACCAACGTTTCAAACATTTGATAGTCTTTCTTTTCGTCAACAACGATCTTGATGTACTTGTCTTTATAACTAGACACATCATGTTTGTTGTAGTCTTCTTTGCTGTCGTCGTAGATGATCTTTTCAAAGATCTCAAACGGGTTATGGATATACTCCAGTTATCACTTTGAGTATCGTAAATATGAAATCCACGGGTGTCCTTATAATCATTCCAATACATTTGATAAGGATTGCCAAGATACTGAATGTTTCCTTTCCGTGAACGGTGATGGAAATGTCCAGACCATACACGATGGAAACGATGGAATAACTTAGGATCCATTCCATGATCCATAGTCATGCCAGGTGTAACTTCAAATCCATCAAGTTCCAAATGACCACAACAAATATCAGCATCAGAGGTTTCAAAAGTAGCTTCAAGACCTCATCACGGTTCTCCGTGTTTATCCAAGGCAACATCAGGAACTTTTTACTACCTAATGTAAGATGCTTTGGTGAAGCATAAATGCTGATGTTTGAATATTGCTCCAGTAGGAGTTCAGGTGAATTGATGCGATTGGTATTCTTATAATAAGTACAATGATTACCCAAAAGCATATGTACTTTATAAGGCTTGGAGTTTATCAAAATAGTTTGTCTTGACACGGTAAAAAGTGTTGAAGTCCATTGACTTACGATTGTCAAAGGTATCACCAAGATCAATTACATGGGTAACACCTTTTTTCTCTAGGGTAGGAAAGAATACCTCATCATAGAACCTCTGAAAGAAATTCCAAAATGCTAGAGATCCTTTGCGCCCATCCAAGGTGCTGGTCAGTAATCAGAGCTACTCTTCATAACTTTCCTCCAACAGTTCCATCGTATTGAATAGTTGGTTCAGAGAACCCTTCTTGTTTTGCTCGTAAATACCAACGGGTCGCATCAATAAGGTGTTCCTTATCAAGTGTGGTGAGGATGCCCTTACCTTCTTTATCGTAGCTAGACCAAGTTCCAAAGCGTTTCTGTTCCACACGGAAACATTCGTCAATCCATTCATAATCACTCATCGGTTCATTCGTGTTTCAATACTTTCTTTGATCGTTCCCATATCTGAGTAAGATGCGTTCATACCAGACATTGTACCATCAAATGTGTCAGTGTGCATTACTTCGTCATATCCTGAACGCTCAAGGATCTTTCCTTTGATCTCAAGCTGTTTCTTCTCTTCTGAATACGACGAAGGAATGCGTAGTAAATAATCTGTGTGAAATAAGCAAACGGATTGGTTGATTTCTCTGGATCAAAGTTATCAATATACTGTAAGCAATTTTCAATTCCGTCACAAATCATATCCTCGCGGAACATGTAATTGACGAAATTTGGTTTATAAGATAGATGAGTAGCAATCTTTAAGAAACATTCCCCCAAGTAGTTTGTTACTCGGGCGAGGTTTGCCTGTTTCTCGCGCAGCAATAACCTTCAAGCGATATTCACTGATCGCAGCAAGAAACTCTTTATTATTAACGTAGTTCTCTGTTTTTTTCTTTGTCATTACTGCTGTAATCACGGGTTTCTCACATTATCTGTATCAAGTATAGCATTACGTTGGTCAATTGTAAAGGGGGCCTGACACAACCTCAAAAACTCAGTACAATAACTCTGTTAAGGGTTCAAGGGAATTAAGGCTTTTAACTTTTTTTATAGATATCTTCTAAAGATTTTTTCATTTCTTTTATTGATCCTAGGTATCCGGATCTTCTGGGAAGTTTATTAGATCCATCAACAAAGCTTTTTCCTGTGTTAAATCTGTTTAGGCTCTTTTCGTAGAAGTCTAAAATTGAAGTCTTCAATTTCAGACATTGTTAAAATATGATCTCTACGAACCACAAACATTTGATCAAAAGTTGCTGATACCCATTCTTTAAGAATAAATCCAGTAACTTCTAATTGTCCTTTCTTTTGTTTTGCTGTCTCCACTAATAGAGGTTTATCCAATAGGAGTTTATCCTCTTCTGGCATATAACAAACTTTTGAAATAATTTCCTCACCAGATACTAATTTAATGGTTGCATAAAATTCTTCTTCCATATTTAATTTGCGCGTAAATTTATTTTGATTACCTCATACTTAAAGTTTTCTTCATTGTAAATATTAACTCTTTCGTTGAGATGTTTAAGGGTATAATTTTGACCACCAATATCATCAGCAATATCATAGAGTGTTGCCATATCTTTTCCTTCTCCTTTTCGTAAAACTCTACCAATTGATTGGAGGTTTCTAATTCTTGATTTGCTAGGGGAAGCAAAAATAATATTGTGTAATCTTTTGATGTTAATCCCAGTAGAGAAGTTCCGTATGAAGCAATAATTACAGCGTTATTTTCATTCTCGGTAATTTGTCTGACTTGCTCTCTATCCTCTACATCTGTTCCGCCATGGACAAAAAATATTTTTCGTGACGGATCAACTGTCTTATTTATTAAATCAAAAAGTGGTTCACCATGCTTCTCAATATAGTTGTACAGCACAAGAGTATTACCTTCAATATCTTTTATAAGATTTTTAATTAGATTATTTCTACCTTTATGCGATACCAAATAATCAATTTCATCATGATAGTTTTCAAAATATTGCGGACTGTGTTTACATAATAATATTTTAATCCTAAATTTAGATAGATATCCATCACGGATAAGATCATCTGTCTTCGTAACACGCTCACAATCACCAAACAAACCTTCCAAAACCCATTTATGTGTTTTACTGCCATCAAGGGTTCCGGTAAAACCGAATCTATATTTCGCATTATGAAGTTTTGTCATAATACCAGTTAATGATTTAGACTTAAACAAGTGAGCTTCATCACCAATTACACAATCAAAATCATCAAAGTATCTTTTGGGAAACTTATAGATTGATTGCCAAGTTGAAATGATAATGGGTTTGTCAGTATTCTTATCTTTACCAGAGTAAATCTTATGAACGTAATCATCCGCATTCCACCCATAATCTTTAAAATCATTGACCATCTGTTCTACGAGGGACGTAGTAGGGACGATGATCAACGTTTGCTTGTTGGTAGCAGTATAGTATCTGACGAGGGAATAGATCATCAAGGATTTTCCAGAACCCGTAGAGAAAGAAGTAATTTACGATTGTTTTTTATTGCTTCATAAACAGCAGTATATTGATAGTCTCTTGGTTTAATTCCTTCTCTGGTGATTTTATCCATAAAGGTTTTAATGCCAGCAAGAGAAACAAAATCGTTAATTTCCTCAACATCTCCATACCAATCATTCTTTTCATATCGTATGGTATATTGACGCTCTTCTGCCCATATTTGTAGGTGCTTCATTAGACCACCATACAGTTCGCCAGTACCAGGAGAGTACAGACGAATAGTTCCATCCAGTATTTGTAACGTGGATTTTTCTTCAAAAACTTTGCTTCGGGAACTTCAAATGTAAAATAATCCGAGAAGTCTCCATATGAACATGAAGCTCCTCGGATTGAATGGTTACATATACTTCGTTTTTCTTCTTAACAGAAAGGATGGTCATTATTGTCCATTGATAAATTTTTCCCACTCAATGGCACTCTTGATTTGAAAACCTCTATTTGAAATTTGCTTCATAACCTGATCCAACCAGTACAACATCTGGTCAAGATATTTGATCTTTGCCTCAAGATTGACGATATCTTCGTCTGCCTCAAGATAAGTTTTCATTTTTTCTGAAGTCTTGATGCTGGATCCAAATGGTTTAGAGGCGTAAGTTTTTGCGTCTGCTTCGCCTGAGTAATACTCACGTTTCTCTTTTACTAATTTTCGGATTTCAAACTCTAAAGAAGTCTTTATCTGAGAGATGTCAGTGTAGTGGTTTAAGTATTTATTGTGTTGAAAAGGGATGTCCAACGCAAGTTGTCCAAGATCTGTGGTATACTGTTTATTCTTAAACTGAAAATCTACTGCGCTATCTTCTGCCCATTCTTCTCTTAATTTGTCAAATTTATTACGAAGACTTTCAAAATTCATAGGGGTTTCATGTTTTTGTTCAAGATGAAAAATCTCTGATGTTTAAATGTAACTTCAGCTGTAAGATATTCCACATCTGTCATTGTAGCATTGAACTCTAGACTAGACAATGAAATTGGAAAAATATTTTCAAATGATACGATAAATGCTGGATTGTAAGCAGAAGTTACAATGTGTAGTTGAGCATTGCTGTATTCTTCTTGTGGTGGAGTGTCAGCATCATCGTCTGCTCTGCCGTTTTGACGCATCCACTTATGAATTGAATAGTAGTTTTTCAGATCTTCATCAACAATAAATTGTATTGTAAAATCCCCAAAGGTGACACCACCTCCAGGGATGATAGGTAAATTACGAAATCTTGTCGCATATTCAATAGTTGGCATATTGATATCAGGAAGATTTGCTCTTTGACAAAAGAAATCAGTTCCTTCAAATTTTTCCAACTTCAGGAGATAACCAATTGGATTTAGAAAATTTCTATTCCTTGGTTGTTCCTTATACCATTTAGCAGACATGTCAACTTCCCAAGTTATACCATATTTATCCGTTCAAGCAAAGGCATCTCACAGGCATCTTCCCATTCTGGTTCGTATAATGGGCAAGGTTCCTCCATGAGCATATCGTTTTTAATTCTTATAATTTGTTTGTATAATTGATCTAATTCCATTTTAGGAGTGATATTCGTTAATAAAATCTAAGAGTTCATTTAAAATCCATTGTGCTCCTGCTCTTTTTTCTTCCGAACAATTGGAGCAAATTTCATTATTATGTCAGAGACATTTTTAATTTATAAATTTTGTTTTGAATATCAACCTTCAGATAAACGACCCCTTGGCATTGGATTATTTACATCTGATACTATTTAATAAAAAAGGGACCCCCTTCGGGGTCCCCTGTGTTAATGTGTGAATTAACTCACATTCAGGTTAGCAACACGTACTCTTCTGTAGTATTGGTTACGGTTATGTGTGAGTGTCTCAGCATCTGGAGTACCATTTGACTGAACGACAAATGGGTTAGCAACCATACCATAACGGGTCTTGAAGCCAATCTTTGGCTGGAAGGTGTTAGGGTCAATGCTGCGGAGCATCTGAAGGGGAACATATGGGCAGTAGAATAGTCCTGCGTCATATGGCGAAGAACCCTTGTATGCCAACAACATCAGTCAGTGGGTGTTGGAAACGTTTTGCCGAATAAGGATCAACATAGACCTTAATTCTGCCGTTCATGGTTCCTACAAGTAGGTTACCAGTGTCATCTACTTCACCGATTGAAGGACCACCAGCTCCAGTTAGACCAGAGGTGTAGTCAAGAGTTCCGCTCATTGCGAGAGCAGAAGCAACGTCAGCAGAAGTGATGATGAAGTTACCCTTTCCTCTACGAGTTTGCTGAGCAATAGCGTTAGCATCGCGCTCAACCTGGAACATAAGACCCTTGAACTTCTCAACTGACCAGCGACCATTGCTGTCAACGTCAAGGTCAAATACACCTGCGTTAGCAACGTTGTTCTGAGCACCTTGCTTAGCAACAGTATAAACTGTACGTACAACCTCACGATTGATTTCAGCAAGGATCTCGCTGGAAAGAAGATTGGCAAGCTCTTGCTCAGCGTCAAGACCGTGGATTGCCTTGAGGTCTTGTGCTAGCTCAAGAGTGTACTCTGCTTTGAGTGCTCTGGTCTTAGCAGTAACGGCAGTCTTCTCAATGCTGAAAGTCATCTCGTTGAAGAGAGTGTTTCCAGAACCAAGAGTTTCGGCAACGTTACGAGCCGTAGCAGCAGTGCCACGCTCATAGTTAGCAGCAGTTGTACCACCACCAGATGCGTCGTTTAGAAGACCTCGGTTTGCGTCGGTAGTACCACCATCGCCAAGAGGATATACGTCATCAGTTCCGAGTGGATCGTTGTCGTAATCAGCTTTGACCTTTTGAAGAAGCAGAGAAGTTGCTATCTGGCTCATTGTAGAGAGCTTCACGACCAGCACGGAGGTTAGCGTCATTCTCAGCTTGATAGTGTGACTTCATTGCGAAGATTAGTCCGGTAGGACCAGTCATTGGTTGAACACCGCAGATATCATAAGCAACGAGGTTAGGCATTGCTCTGCGGATTAGGGAGATCATAACAGGATCGAAACCTGCTAGACCACCAGTTTTGGTGTCAAGACCAGAACCTGAAAGTGCGTTGGTTCCAATGGCGCCAGCACTATTGATGGTTTCGGTCATCATACCACGCTCTTCGCGTAGTGAATTTTCTGTGTTTTCTAAAAGAACAGCGGTAACAGCCTTTCTATAGTTGTCTTTGATGGCACCAGCGCCTTCGTGACCTAGAACAGGTGACCACTTTTCTGTTAGAGCTTTTGCGTTAAACATTTGTTTGCTCCGGAAAGAAATTTGGATTTATTATTATGACCAGCGATTAAGTGCTTGGAGATATGCTGCCATTACTGGAGATACCTCTTGACCTTCTACTGGGGTTTCGTCAGCAGCATCACTAGGAATTGTGATTGTTTCTTTGAAGTACTGACTCTTTGATAGTTTTCACTTTCTTGGAGAAATCTTCTTCAGAAACAAATTCAATGCCCTCAGCAAGTGCGGCGAGTTTGTCCTTCTGAGTGTCTGCGAGACCTTCTGACACAATGGACAGAATATTGATTTTGGCAGCCTCATTTAGGCGATTTTGTAACTTCACGTTCGCCTTAACCTGTTCGTCTAGGCGCTCTTCCATCTCACGAATTTGATCAACCATACCTTCTACTACTTCAATTTTTTCATCAGGAATAGAGATATAGTGCTCTTCAAAAAGATTCTTAAGACCTGCGATGAAGTCTTCAGTAATCTCATTTCTGATACCACGGTCAATGGCAACTTGGTTTTCTTCCATCCACTGACCGATGGCGTAGATTACAGTGCCATTAACTTCTTCAGATAGTTCTGCTTTAAAAGTTTCTACCTGATTGTCAAGTTCGTTGGCAAAGTATTCTACAAGTCTGTCATACTCTTCAGAAATTTTTGCCTTTACAGCAGCTTCAAAGATTGTCTTTGCTTTTTCGGCAAACTCTTCTGAGAGTTCTGTTCCCTCAAGGAGGGCGTTAATATCATCGGAAACATCAAGGTCTTCAAATGATGGTTTGATTGGGTAAGTAACTGCTCCGCCCATCTTGGTTCCATAAGCAACCTCAACACCAACCTTTGGTTGGGTTCCTTGATCGCCAGCATCTTTCTTAGATGCTAGTTGGGGGTCACCAGAAATTTGAGAAATTCCTGCTGCTGCTTTTGCTCCAGGATTTTCTTCTCCATCTTCATTGTTGTTATGAAGTGGACCAGAAGATGAACCGCCAAGATCAGTTGCTGCCTTTTGACCAGGAGCTACTGATGGTTGAACAGTTGGCATAGGATCCTTTCCGCCAGCTTTAGCAGTCTGCGCGTCAGAAACCTGAGAAGGATCGCTGCCAGCACCAGGGATCACAGATGCGGAAACTGTTGGCATTGGATCGCCAGCTTCCGAAATAATATTTTGCTTAGCAACAAACTCCTCAAACTTTTCGTTTAGCATATCTGACATTTGAGTTTACCCCTTAATTTCCTTATGATTAATCTAAAATTATTTATGAATTCAAATATTTGAGAGAAAATCTTCAAATACTTTGAGGACCTTCTCTTCCAATTTGCGGTCTGAAGCCTCATCAATATATTTACGATATTTATCAAGTTTTGCTTCCTTTAAAATACCGTTTTCCCAAATCCATTCTTTTCCTTCCATGATGCCATTGACAAAAGCATCAGGTGCTGAGGGATCTGCTACAATATCAGCAGCAGTAGTTAACATAAAATCATCGCGGACAATCGCAACATCTTCTCTCTTATCAATACTTCCCATACCTCTTGAAGAAACTCCAAGTTGAACTCCTTCTTCTAAAAGTGATTTTGCGATCCTTCCCATTGGAGTATCAAGAATTTGTGCCTTACCATAGAAGTTGTGCCCTTCTGTGCGTAGTTCTGTAATTCTGTGAGATACTCTATCCAAATTTACAGTCGGTCCGTCTGGATGTCCAAGTTCTCCAAGAGTCTCTTTCGTCTTTACATATTCTTCAGTATATCTGCTAACTTCTCTGTTAAGAATGTCAAACGGATACATACGACCATTACGGTTCTTTAGTTCAGACTGAAGAAAAACACCCTCAATGTATAGGAGTTTTTTTCCATCTTTTTCTTCTGTAAGAACTTGTACGTCCTCAATCTGTTCCGTTATCAGTTTCATCTGTAGTTTCTTCGGTAGGTTCTTCGGTAGGTTCATCAAAAAATGTATCTGCTACAATTTGCTTATATTGCGCCATAGCATTAGATGCTCTGGAAAAAAGCAAATCGTGAATAGCATCAATTGCTGATGCTCTATCGTTGTCGCTGATTTTATTTACAATATCAACCACACCAGTCTCTTGATTGTTTTCAGACATAATATTAAGACAATATACTTTATTTATTATTTTCAGATGTTTTTGGTTGCATCTTCATCTTTTCAATCTCTCTTTCCATATTGGCATCAGCAGATGCTTGTTCTCTTCTGCACTATCATCCGCTTGAATGTTTTGTAACTCTGGTTGTAAAGATGTGTTCTGACGATCCATTGTGTCAAACATATTTGTATCTTTTGGATCCATGACCAAACCAGAATTAATTTCTGATTTAATTTGCTTGTCAATCTCCTTATAGTCTTTTTCTGTTTGTTGTAAAATATTTCTTCTGATAAATTCAATTGAATAGTACTTACCCACAAACGGATCCATTTGAGTGACAGCATTCATTCTCTGGGTCATCATTTCAATTTCTTTCAGTTCGTTGAAATGATTATCAAATAAGAAGTCATACTGAATATGCTCCTTCATATCATCCCAATCTCCGGGTGAAATAACACCTTTAAGAATTAGTTGGGTCTTGAGAATATCTTGGAATAGTTCGCTGAAACGCTTGCGGAGACGACCGATGAACTTAGCAAACTTGAGTTCATCCCTGAGAACCTCTGTGGTCTTACCAAGATTAAACCCTTTGTTGTCATCAGTAAGACGGGAAGGTGGTAGGTTGAGTGAGTTGTAAAGTTTCTTTTTGAAATACTCAACGTCCTTGAGTTCACCAAGGTTTTGACCGCCTGGGAGTGTAGTGATTTCAGTTCCTCTACCACCTTCACGACGAGGAAGCCAGAAGTCTTCAAGCATTGACATATGCTTTTTATCATCACGCATCTCTCCAGTGTTAGCATCATAGACAAGCTTGTTTCTGTAACGAGACATTACATCACGAAGATATTGCTCTGCCTTTACCTTTGGTAGATTGCCCACATCAATGTAAAAAATTCTACGTTCTGGAGCACGAGATAATCTGTAGATAACAAGACTGTCTTCAATCATGCGGAGTTGATTGAGTGACTTGATTGCTTTGTGAAGGAAGCTCAACACCATTCTTTTGTTGAGATCCTGTAATCCTGAAGGAACAAAAGTGATAGCATCTGTTGTGATCTTAACTCCTTGAGATAATGACATATCTCCAACTGGACCAAGAGTACCACCTTGATAAAACCCCTTAGGATTAAACAGGAAGTAATCAACAAATGTTCCGTATTCATACTCTAATGCTGTTCCTTTTATAGCAGCACGAGTGAGACTATCCTTTGCTTTGTTATCTAATTTTTGGCGAACTTTTTTGATCTTTAATGGATCAATATAACGAAGTTCTAAAATTCCTTTTCTTGGATTGTCTAAATCTATAACTTTATGATAAAATAAACGACCATCAATGTACCAATTACGCACAATTTCATGTGCTCTGTTATCAAAATTTAAAAGTTTTTTGACATGATCAAATTCATTTCTAATCTTATTTTTTACACCAGCACCAATATCTAAATTATCTAAATTGATTTCAACTGGACTATCGTGAGCATCACTGACTACAAATTCATTGACAACTTCATCAACGGCACTATCAACTTCAGGATGAAGTGCCATATCACGATACCTACGAATTAGTTCATACTCATTGCGAGCAGCATGATCCGTATCTACATATGTTCCGAAATAACCACCAGCAGCAACGGCGATTGGTTCATCAGCAGAAGGAGGGACAGGGGATTGACCCTTCTGTCCCTCCTTTCTATTGATTTGGAAGCCAAAATAGTTGACTCATAATTACTTATTCAACTCTGTTAGTCAAACTATTTATCTGTTTATCAGACGATTGGAATTGAAGAAACTCCTTGTCTGGTTCCTGCCTGAGCAGTAAAGTATGAATACTGCCATTCAACGGTGAACTCTTCAATCTGATCATTGCTATCATAAGCAATGTCAATTTGAGAAACGTTGGTTGGGAAGCAATACTTCAGAGTATATGATCTAAGAATAGCTCCTTCCTCACTAGCATCTTTCTCCAATTGCTGGACAGAAAGATCTGCCATATAACCAGTAGAATTGTTAGGAACAAAAAGTGGTGCTGTATTTGCTTCGTGTGTATTGATGCTGTTTGCCCACTGCTCAAAGAATGCGCGTAGTTTGAAATCCTTATCGTTGAAGAATGTAGTAGTCCAAGTATCAAAGGTGCGATCACCTGCGATCTTAACTGTTCTTCCACGGAAAGGAACTTCAATAACACCCAAGTTTGAACCTGGAAGTGCTGCTGACTTACAAAGTAGATTTGTAAGATTTTGATCTTCGGTTTGCTTTGAAAGTGTAGCAGGGAACTGAACGTCGATCAGGAACATATTGGGCTTTACGCCCTGACCGATAGTTTGTAGAAACTGACTTACGTTTGATAATGCCATTAGTGGTTACCTCTGTGATGTTTATTTTCTATTACTAATTATCTACCAATTACTTCCGAGAAGGAAACGCCCGTTCTGGTAGCAGTTACTGTCACGGTAACATAATTGATTGAGCGGGTTGGCCTGAGGTAGAGTTCAGCAACAAACTCATTTCTATCAATGACTTCTGGAGTATTGTTTGTTTCGTCGCAAACAACGAGGAAGTCAGTTACACCTCTACGTGCTTGAATTTCTGACAAGTAAGAAGAAATTGAAGCAGTAAAGTTACTACGGGTTGTGCTATCGTTTTGCTCAAAGAGTACTCCTTCGGCAAGTCCCTTAACTCTCTTCTCAACATTCAGGAATAGACGACGAACGTTAATTCTGTCAAATGCTGAAGGAGAAGCGAGAGCAGTCTTATCACCAAAGAGAACAGGACCAGAACCAGGAAGAGAAACTACCGGATTAATTCTGTTGCTGTAAAGATCATCTCTCTGTGCCTTGTTGGGGTTGAAAGCAAGTTTTACAACATTCTGAATTCCACCACGATTTAGACCAGCAGGTGAATACCAGTCATCTAAAATTGCTGAAGTTGAAACACAAACACCAGCGGTATCACCATTACATCCGATATAACGGTACTTATCGTTGAAACGATCGTATGTATACTTGATACCACTATCTAGAACGACATACGAGCTTGAAGCAATGTTGTCAAAGAATGCGATGGTATTTGCTAACTGAGTTGCTGGAGTAATCGCAGCACCACCAGAGGTAGCTACCTGATTACCGACATATGGTGAGATGAAGGCAACACAATCTTTTCTACTATTTGCGATAGAAGCAACTGCCTGTGCTTTAGCGATTGTATCTGTTTCATTACTCATAGATCCGCCCATGAGAATGAAATCAATGCTTGTTGCTTCAGTATCCAAGAACTCGTCATATGCTGCTTGAATTTCTCCAGAAGAATATGCGAAATCATCAAGACCACCAGATAAAGTTCCGCCAGCAGACTGAAGAATTCTTGATAGTTCTTTTGGAGCACCAGAAGTTGCGGCATATGAAGCAGCAGTTCCACCTGGATTTTCACCAGCAGTTGTGATCTCAGAAGAAGTCAATTCTTGGCCAGCATAGATGTAATTTGAAAATTCATTGATTGCTGACTTCCAGTATGTTGAATTTCCTTCTGGTGACTTAGCATCAGAGATCTTTGAAAGATATGTGAAACGCTCAACAACTGAATTATCTCTCTCATCAATTACAGCAACATGAACTTCGTCATATGAAAGATAACGCTCAGATGCCCATGGTGAAGTACCAGGGCGAGGACCTGATTGCCTTGAATGATAAACCAGTTGATCCAATTAGTTCTGCGTTCCAATCAGAATTGGTGTATGCTGAAACTGTTGATGCTACCGTGACAACAGTAGCAGCATTGAATGTTAAGTCGTTTGTTGGAGAAGTTCCACCCAAAGCAGTTCCAAGAATTGTAAAGGTATTTCCAGCAATATATCCTGATCCACCGCCAGAAATTGTAACTGTATATGCCCCAGCAGAACGAGAAACGTTAAAGGTTGCTCCAGTTCCAGCAGAACTATTAGTTGTATAAGTAACGTTAGTGTATGAAGCAGAACCAGTAGCAGCAGTTCCATTAACTGAATTGGTTGTTAGAATTTTTCCTGTTGGAATTGATGTTGGTACTGCGCTTCCTTTTACAACAGTGAAGTTGTCGTTATCAACAACGTCATAAACTTCGTGAGTAACGCCAGAGTTGTCTGTAAAAGTACCACCAACAGAAAGACCGTGACCTACTTTTGCTACTTTGTAATCAGCACCACGATCAACAATAACTACACGGTAATAGTTCCCTTCAGTTCCCGCATAGCGAGCAAGGAATTTTTCTGTTGTAACACCAGCATCAAATGCGTCCTTGTCAGAAACAAGAACACCAGTGCCACTCTTGGTTGCGTTCTTTACAGTGGTTTCTGCGCGAAGAACAGCTAACTGTCCACCATAACGTAGAAACTCTGCTGCGACCAACCAATCAGAAGCATTTGCCTCAGCTCGTGTTCCGAAAGTATCAATTAATTCTCTTTCTGAATTTACGTTAATAATTTTGCCTACTGGTCCAGTGCGGAATGTTGAAGCAAAAGCAGCACGAATTGCGAGTGCTCCTGTGACAACAGCATTGGATAAATCACGCTCTTTAATAACAACACCAGGCGAGACTTGACTTGCCATTTTTTTACCTCTTAGATATCAAATTTATCTAAAAGTATTTAGAAATTTGATTACTTCAAATGGGGAAACCGTACATGAACTACCAGTCAGGATATACCCATAAAGTTTTCTCTACTTTTTAGAATTTTTAGAAGACAACACTCGTTTTTTAGTACATTCTTTACATTCATATGAATATGCTGATGGAAACATTTTCTTGTTTTTTCTGATGAGATAATATCCATCTATAAGATCTTTTGTCTGTCCGCAAATCCGACAAATTCTTTCTACAAATAATAAATGTTCTAATGAAAATTGTTCATCTAAGTTCATTAGTAGTTCCACATGTATGATACTTCTTCTTGAGTATTTCCATACTCCCATAAAGTTCCATCGGCATCAATGAATGTATTATCTCCCAACCCATCATCAATAAATCCGAAAGGTGCCATATCTTGCTCAATCTGATTTCGTTGTTCTTCGTAAATACGACGGCGAACATCTTGATCTGTCATCTCCTTAAAGTATTCCTGCATGACTAACCACGCAAAAAGAACAAGACACATCACAAGATCATCATGATATCCTTCATCGACTTCCCATGCCATTTTTTTCTGAATGAAAGTGGTAAGTTCCTGTAAAATTTAAAATCACCAAACATCAATTTATCTTCCTCAATAATTGCTTTGAGATTAGCGCAACCCAATTTCTTAACTGTCACACTCATCTTCACACCAAGTTGAGTTTTAGTTCCAGAGAAACCAGTTCCAACAATTTGACCTGCTCTACCACGCATGGCACACATCAGAACGTTTGGATATTCTAAATCATAGTTTAGTGTAGCAGCAATACTATCACCTATATCATTGACTTCTACTAAGATATATGGTAAATTATATTCCTTTGCTACCTGTAAAATTACCGAGGGAAACAGTACAGGTTTAATCTCATTATTTCTGTACTTTGCCACGATCTTATACGGCAGTGTGGTGATATCAAACACGACAAAAGCACTGTAGTCGCCACCAATTCCTCTGGCAACATCAACAGTAATAATGTATTCGTGATCTTTTTGTACTCTTTCGTGAATATCAAGTCCTGCATTGGATGTAATTGGATCAGTGAATGGTATATTTTGAAGTTTTGCTGGACTAATTAAAGTATCAGCAGAACCAAGGAAGTCACATTCAAATTCTTGTGCGAACTGTCTGGCAGAAGTATTCTTAAGTGTCTCTTCCTTCCACTTCGCATCTCTGCCAGGAACCTGAGACCAATGAACTTCATTCATTACATAACCATTCTTACCATTCTTAGCATCAACCCACATCTTATAAAAGTGGTTCATGCCGTTAGGCGTTGAGATGATTATGACTTTCGTGCTCTTACCAGAAGTAATAGTAGGATAAACAGAGGCAAAGAATTGCTCCGCAACATGGTTTGGAACGAAAGCGAATTCGTCGAGGAACAAGATATTGAACGACATGCCTCGGACAGCAGACGCAGATGTAGAAGATGCCAAAATCTTTGATCCGTTTTCAAGTTCAACATTACCTTTATTCCAAACAACAACCCCATGCTGCATCCACTTTGGCAGGTTTTCATAGGCAAGTTGAAGTCTGCCTAAGAGTTCCCGTGATGTGGAAGCCTTGTTAGCCAGAATGCCAATATTAACGCTATCAAAGAATATTGCGTAATAAAGCAAATAAGCAACAACCGTAGTGGATTTTCCAGTTTGTCTCGGAAGTTTTGCGATGTTAAATCTGTTTTCATGAAAGTCCTGTAAAATCTTTTCTTGAAAATCATACATCTCAAACGGCACCAATCCCTCATCAAGAGAAATAATCTTCATATAATTCTTAGCAAAATAGACCGGATCATTTTTACACATGATCCATTCGTTGATTTGCTTTTTTGTGAAAAGAAATTTGGGTTCCTGCTTTTTTAAATTAGGATTGCCCAAATAGACATCATTACCGGCCGCCACATCAAAACCTGCTCACTATTTGATATTTAGGGATGGTCTTCCTCCAATTCTTTCAATCTCTTTTCCCAGGTGACACCACCTTCTTTGCCACGACAAGGATTAATACAAGTATCGTCTCCAAGTTTGTTACATACTAAACCAGCTAGGTCAAGTTCGTTTCCTGGTTTGTTTGTTCCCGTCCAGTAGTGCTGACCATCAATCCAAGTAGCACCACACTTAGGGCAGGTCTTCGTGTTCATTTTCGTAATTTGCGAGGAACTTTTTGAAATCGGTTGTGTCTCTCACTAGTTGCCTCTTGAGTTTCCAACCCATCCACTTCATCTGAACTCTGACAAATGCGTAACGCAATTGAAGATCAGCGTAAGCGAAGAGTTTCATAGTTTCCTCAACCCCAGCATATGCCACCAGGATCGCAAAAAACACAACAACAAAATAAGTCCCGTACATATGTAACTCTCTGCTACAAATATTATGAGCTATGTAGCAAAAAATAACGTTACAATATGTTAAGATTTACTAAGAATAACTTTACAATTTCCCAGGAAAGGTCATGTATCATTTTTGTGTTTGTTGTGAATGTACTGAATGCCCATGATCGGCAGGACAATCACACCAAATCCACATAGTCCTAACCAGATCTGACTTTGTGCTAAATGTACAACCAGGGTAAGCATTATTCAATCCCCAGTAAATAAAAAATGCTATAGTGGAAAAAATCACTATAGCATTAAAAAGTGTGTTGTTCATCGTTTGTGGAATATTGTTCCAAATATGTTTTGAGTTTTCCTACAAGTTCATTATACTGATCCCAGATATATTCTGATCCAGTTGAGTTCTTGTAAAGTTCGCAAGCAAGAATGAGTTTTGTAATGTCGTCTTCTTTCAAGTCTCATATCCATAATAGAAACCTCAAAACTAATTATAATGATAGTAAATTTTTTGGCAGTTTTTTGTCAGCAATTCCACGCACGAAGAGATTTATTGATCCTGCTGTCTGGATCTCTCGCAGTTTTCTTACTGGTGACCTTTGATTTCATGCCTTTCATTCTGGCACAAAATGACGCCCTGCGGGGATTTCCAACCTTCTTCGAAGGTGCTTTGAGGTCGCTTCCAGGATTTGCTTTCTCGTAAGATTTTCTACCTTTTTCGTTGAGACCACCATTCTTGTTCTGTCCTGCCTTACGGGTCCAAGCAGCACCTTCCTCTAACTCAAAGTGATCAGAAAGGTCTGCCTCTTCTTTCTTTACAGATTTGATGGGAACAGCGAAACGATCCATGCTTTCTCACCATAGGAACATTCTTTTTCTAGTCTCTGGTTTCTGACAGACCTACAAAATTTCTGTTCTTCTTTATCTTTCTTCTCTTCATAAACTATTTCTTCTTTTTTAGCAGTTCTTGCTGCTTTTTTGAAAGCATCTTTTGCTGAGTAATCTTCTTTTTACCCCAGGTCTTGCTTGGTCTCTTCACCTCTTTTACGGTTTAGCATGAATGTTCGCGTAAAGACCACGCTTTTCTTCAGCAAGTTGTCTGATTTCTTTAAAGTTTTTCATGAGATGTACGAAACTGGTGTTACTTTTACATCACTTCCAGCATCAACTTTGAGTTTTTGTGTTGCTCCTTTACGGACAACTTAGTTGAAATCCTGGATTGACAAGTAAGGTTGCCGCGACCAGTTGTTCCATCGTTTTCTGTAAGAGTATACAGTTCTACCAGTATTACCACCAGCATCATGAACAATCAATACCTCTACAGCATTACCAATCACATTTGCTGTCGCAGATAATGTTACTGCTGATCCAAGAAGTCTTACTCTCTCATTTTACGGCACCATTTATTGAATATTTATCTTTTACCGCCGCCCATCTGGCTTTAGCATCTTTTGTAGTTCAGTTGTGCTGCCAACAAACATGGCATTATTTGTAACGTTGGTCACCTTCTTATTCTCAGTATCAAGATCCTTCATCTTCTTCTGAAGATCCACAAGCCTGTCGGTCATCTCTGCTACCTGCTTCATGGCGTTCACAGCGACTTCATACGCTCTGGGGTGTCCACTCTCCTGTGCGACCTCCAACGCGCCTTGTACCGCCTCCTGACCCTTGCTGATGAGGGTATAGAGACTCTGCTCTTGTGTATTCATAATCTTTTAATCTATCTTGAAGAGGATCGGCACTTTCAACTGTTGCTTTCTTCGGCAAGCACTCAACATCTTTGAACTTCTATGTTTAAGATATTTTCCATGTTTTTTTCTAAATCTTCCATGATTAATAGATCGTAATACCTTCATTAAATCCAAAGTCATCGTCGGCAGTTATGATTGCTGTATCAGCATTGTCTATATCATTATCACCATCAAGATCTGATGTCGCAACCGGAGTATATGTTCTGGTAATAGTTCTTCTATTGACAGCAGCATCGCCAAGTGTCTCGTGAATAATTGCCCTCTTAATAATATCTGACGTGCTGTATGGACCGTAGTAGTATGTCTTAGCAGTAAATCTTAAAGTATAAACAATGAACCTACGCTGCATGTAGTCATCTTCCCACTCATCCTCATATGAAATATCATTCAATACAATTGGAATATCTTTCTTCTCATCCATGTCTGGGATCATATTCAATGTCACAGAAAATGATGGTTGAAAATATGGAATGATCTGTTCAACAATTTGTAGAGCATCGTCCTGAGACTTTGCGATGATGCCCAGATCAAAGTTCATGTTATAAGGAACGGGAACATACTGAACTCTAACTTCATCGCCATCATTATTGATGACTGTTTTATATTTTTGAATTGGAGACGTTTTGCGCGAAGCATCATAGTCAATGCCAGTCAGTTCAAAATACAAACGTGGCAAAGTAATTGCTACCTTTCTACCAACTTCTGGATTTTGTTCTAAGCGAGCAAGAAATTTTTGCTTTGGACCATAAGCCAAAGGAACTTTTTCTTCTTCTAACACATCAGCATTTGCTGGATTTTTCTTTCTCAGTGTGATATTGTTAAAGAGAGTTCCAAACGCAATGATATTCTTGCGTGTGATTTCGTTATAAAAGTGTGATCCTAACATCAGATGCTACCTGTATAATTTCCATATTCACCGAATGGATTTCTTTCACTCCAATCTATAATATTATCAGCTTCATCTTCAAATTCTCTATTTTGATCATATTCGCTGTTGGTATTATTTAGAGTATCAAAGGACCCAAGAACCCACACAGCATTACTATCATCGCCAGTAATTGTTTCTCCGGTAACAAAAGTTCCTGTTCTGTTGATAACTTGTAGAATTCTGGATGTTGAATTCCAAGACTTTACTGTAACCTCAGTATTGCTAGTTGCTCCCGTAACCAATTCATCAACAGTGAATGCTCCAGATCCACCAGTATTCATAACTAATGATATCGCAGAACTGAATAGGGTTTCAATATCATCAATATCAGCGACACCAGTATCAATAAGATCATTACCAACTTCATAGATTTCAGCAGTTATGAAAAGGAATTGAATTTTACCAAACTGATAGAATGGAGTTTCTCTTTCTACAAATTTGATTTCATACAAATCTTTTGTCAGTGGAAAATATAATAAATCACCCTCATTTGGTCTTCCTGGAACAGTAAGTGTTGGAGCATATTGTGCTTCTGCTTGATCCCATCTTCTACTTGAAACAATAAACGTTACTTCATCAGTAATGCGAATACCAAACTTACTGATAAATTCAGAAGGTGCTGTACCAAAACCTTCTACATTCTGAAGTAGCATTTCTACTTGAAATTCATCTAGATATTTGGAATAGATAACATCATCAAGTGTGTTATCTTTCAGAATAGTTCTTGGCAGATAATAGATATCTGTTCCAAACAGTTTGATCTGTTCGTCAGCAAGATCCTGTGCGAGATTTTGTTCGCCGGGATGACCTTGGTAGTAGGTAGGAAAATAAGGACTTGTAGGCATTTTATCCGATCATGTCTAGTGGTGGGATAGCATACTTACTCAATACTTCGCTTTCAATTCTGTCAATCTCAGCGATAGCATCTTCATAAATTTGTCTGCCATTTAGTGTTAAACCACCTGGCAGTTGGACATTGTTATATTTGATTAGATTTTGTCCCCACTGCCTCTTCATCTGAGCAGTGGCATAACGCTTCACAAATATATCATTATACATTTCAGTTGCTTCTAGTGGATTGAGAAGTCTATGCGCCTCAATCAATAGCCACTGACCTTCTTGTAAGAAGTCTTTGTCAACATCAAGATATAATCTATCACGACGCATCGTGTATCTAAACTGCTGGAATGATCCATTGTTTATGATCATATCTAGAGTTTCTAGATATTGCTTTGTCATGAAATAGTTTAGAATATCAAGAGATCCAAAAGCATAGAGATCATTGAGGAAAATTTGATATTCAATACCAAATAGATTACTACGAATAGAATTTCCTACTATTCCAAATACTTTACTAACACCTACAATATGATCTGGAATTGGAATATAATTTGCTGCCTCTTCCCAATTTGTGGTTCCATTTGTTGTTGTAACTTCGCTTTCAAATCTTGACTTATCAGCAGCAGTTATTTCGTGTCTTAAATAGCAACGCTCCATGCCGTTATAGCAGTTCTCTTGGAAGAACTGTATGGTATCGTCAATAACGTTATTTACCTGCTCGTCATCAATATTGATTTGTAAGACAGGTTCACCAAGCTGCCTTTTACAATATGTGATGAGAGTGGATCTACTATTTGGAGATGCCATTAGACACGAAAAATCCCTTCTTACCTATTTAGTAAGAAGGGACTTGGGATCATTCAGCAACCACTTCCGTTGGTGCTGCTTCTGCCTCTGCTTCTGGTTCTTCTAAAAGACCTAGAGTTTCTAGACCACCTTGAAGCTTCAATCTGTATTCTTTTGCCTTAGTGATATTTTCTTCAAGTTCAGCAATTTGCTTATCAGTAGTAGCAAGTTGCTCTTCAAAGTTCTTTTTGAGTTGTGCGGTATCCATAGTTATCACGTTGAATGGTGTGTTGAGTTATTTATATTACCACTTTCCAATTGGACAGGAAGCACCATTGAATTTTGTTTTCCACGGCATATTACAACCACAATGTTTACAAGTCACTTTTGGGGTCCAAATACCATAAGATTTTGTGTTCTTGGTTATATTCTCCACCAATCCAAATTGGCAAATAATCATCGCAACTTTCACATATACCAATTCTTTTGTTTCTGGTTTCAATATCAATCAAACCGCTTTTAATTAATTCTGTAGCATCCGTAATAATTTCTTCATCACCATTTATTATTTTGGGCATTTTGCTCGTTCAAATTGTGTATACCAAAAAGCAGTTGTCATTTCTTCACTACAATTTTTCCTTTTATCATCTGGTTCTTGTATTCCTAAAGCACCAATATATTCTCCAACCAAACAACTACAAACAGAACAAATATTCCATCGTTGTAATCTTTGCTCATCTGTAACTTTTTAGTTCATATATCAAAATTCATCTACAAATTCTTTCATTTATCTTGCCCAAATTTTGACAAAACCGCCAGTTGACCCATCCAACATACCCTCCAGCAAATTGACCAGGACTTCCACCACAATAACTGGGGTGTGTCCCTAATCCACTATTAACATCATTAGTTGAAGCACTCTCAGTATCAGCTTGCTTGATATCCAAACATCATAGGTTGCTCCACAACCTCGTCTACCCCTCCCTTCATTTCCAATTGAATGATTTGTCGGTCGTATGCCAAATCTTTCAAATACTGGTGTTCCATCTCTGTCCTGTCCAACATGTAAACCCATACCGATCTACTATTAGATACCCAGTTCCCCAACTCATTCTATTTCGAGTAGTAAACGTTAAAGAAGCAGGTGTATTTGTTCCAGTAAAATCAAAAGTAAATGTTCTATACTGACCATCTGCTCTCGACTCTGATAACCACCAGCATCAATTCTTATCTTTGACTGCGGTAGCATAATAATAAAATGCTGCGTCTTTAGCGTAAGAACCATATGAATTTGAATGTAAATTAGTTCTACCACTTTCGCTAGCATCAGTCCATCTGGCATCATTATATGCTAAACCATCATTCACCAGCTCCATCTCATCAGAAGCATCCATCCACCACCTGTCATATCACAATATATCTGTCTTGCTCCTACTGTAGGAGTTGTAATCCAATACAATCCATTTGGCGCTGCACGTTTACTGTCAAGATAGCTGCTGATGATGAAGTTGCCCAACTTCAGAAGATCCATCACTATTTGTTTGCACCAACTTTTAACCAAGATGTACCAGACCAGTACTTTAAGATTTAACATCACTATCATACACTACAGCACCTTCACTTTGATTTGATGGTAAATTAGCAGTAGCGTAAATGCTGGTAAATTGACTAGAAGTAGAAGCAGTAACTTTACCTACATTTAGTTGAGACATTTTATTTTTCTAAGACGAGCAAGTAAATACCATTCCACCATGATTGTTCATCTTCTAACTCAGTGGTTAAAATTAATCTCTTGAAAATGGTGGTTAATTTATTTGTATTTATGAATTGATCTACCGAATCAACAACTCCATCAAAATTACAATCATCAATAACTAATATAAATTTATTGTCAACATAATTTAATAGATTTGTTAGAGATTCTTTTTGAACATCATAATCGTGGTTACCATCATAAAAAATCAGATTGATTTTGTGGTGTACATTTTTTTGTTGAATACTTCTACAATCACCTTGTAAAATATTGATTTCTGAACCATCAGTTCCATATTTTTCAACATTAGAAATAAATGTCTCCAAAGAACCCTCAACATTATTCCATTCAATTTCATCTCTAAATGGTTTTATATTTTTATCTTCCCATGTATCACAAGCATATGCGATTAGATCATTATTTTGAATAGCGGCACAAAAAGTACTACCGTTATAAACTCCAATCTCTAGGTACTTTACGTCTTCGTAAGAACACAAGTTGTTTAATAGATGTCTAATTTTATTAGAACTTAGACCCTCAACATCATAACCACTTTCTACGAATGATGTCGTGTGTAAGGAAGCATTATCGATAAAATCTAAAACCCGTATCGTATATTCATCTACTTTGAGATTTTGCTTCTTCATGGTTGATTTAACAACGGAATCGCAATAGTTACAATTCCAGCAATCAAACTTACAACTCTTAATTTTATCTCTCCATATATCAATAGGTCTGGTTCCCATTTCCATATCAGTCATGTAATCATTAAATTGGGGAAATAATAATTCCTCATCCAAATTCCATCTTTCTATGATGTCCATAGATTCTTTGAGACGCATACCAGATTCTCTACCATGCATTTTGAAAATGTCAATCCCCAAATCAAACATTTCTTCCCAGTCTTTTTTCCATGGAGGAAGATTTGCTGCTTTTAGAGATGATGCTGGATCTTTTTCATCCCAACTAGAGCAGGAAATTCTACTAATACTATCATTAAAATATTGGGGATTATCTTTTTCTCTGGTGCTGTTATAATGGTAATGCTCTGGCATTATTGGACAACCACCCCAACATCCCTCATTAGATAACATAGAGAACTTTACTGGCATTCCATTTACAATACAAAATTCTTTTGTTTCTTTTAGACGAAGCAATTGATCTTTGTCTCTCATTAAATCTCTATCTAGATTGATGTAATGAAATCCAGCCTTAGCAAGAGATACAATATCATTGGCTTTTGCTACTTCTCTGAGAATTGTATTCTTTATATAAAGATCTGGAAACTCTTTTTGAATTTGACCAGTTAGTATCCAAGAAGTATGTGGTATAGTAGCAGTCCTTATACCAACATCATATAATGGTTTAAAATTTTCTATGAACAAATTTAAATTTTGTTGGTTTGGTACAACGTATATGTTATTGAAAGTTGCTGACAGTGGTATTTCTGTTTGATTTGAAATATAAACAGCATTATATGTTGTCTCTTTTTCAGAAACAAAAACATCACCCATAGCATCCTGCGAAAAAGGAGGCATACGGCAAGTAAAATACAAATCAAAAATTAAATGTTTGTGTGATTTGAGAAAGGGTATAAAAGTTCCCTCTACAAACTCCTCATTTAGCTTCGGATTGATTGGAAGAGAGAAAATCGCCATAAGAAGATACCACCGCATTAATAAAAGCGTAATCACCCTCAGCAGTAACTTTACTTTGGTGGTGATTACATAAGTCTAAAACAACATCTTGATTCACTTGTTTTGAAGATGGATCTATGTTATATGTTTTGTAAATTTCTACGTGAATAACTGGTGCTAATTGCAAGTGTCTCATAGTTGCTTTTGTCCTATAAAATCATGTGGTAATAATTGAGGAGCATTAATTCCTTTCTCTTGTAAGTAATTTTGAAACTCTGGTTGTAATGCTTTATTAATTTTATCAATACCTCCGCCAATCATTCCCGAATATTTGATAGCAATTTCTAATGATGCTACCTGATCTTGTTCATCCATCATAGCAATTAAATCCATATTTCCAGATCCAATTCTTCCGTAAGAGACAATATCCATAGCAGCTTGCTTTCCCATACGAGCAATCCAATATTTTCTTTCTTCACTTTCGTTCACCTCCGTAAAGAATTTAATATCTTCTTCCGTAGATACATGCTCCTTAATTAAGTTTAGGAAGGTATCCATTTCCTTCTGAGCCTTGATTATACTTTCTTTTCCAAATAGTAATATCATAATCGTTTTTATCAATATCAATTTCGATGAGTTCTTTTGCTAATTCGTCATCACAATTTTCATAATCACGTAAAAATTTTTTTCTTAAAACTTCTGCTTTTCTGAGACTACATTTAATCTCAACATATGAGTGATACCTAGTCTCGAGCTCCAACAAACACTGTCTTACAGATCTCCATGGAGTTAATTGGGAATTTTTTACAAAATGACGACATTGATAATCTGTCATACCACCCTCCATATGTAAGGCAGATTCCAATAATTTCCAATCTAAATCTGAAATATTATATTCTTCTATAAAATCTTTACTCAGTTTTATATCAGATATATTTGAATTGACAATATTATTTGCGTCAATATGCTTAGAAATTGAATCCATTTGATTTCACCTCAGTTAATCTAGTCCAATCAGTTTCAGATACTGTTCTGCCCAAAGCAATTGCTTGAGATTGGGGCATCATGATATTGAAATAATCTTCGTATAATATATTTAGATCCCATATTGTGGAGGCATTTTTAAATAATTTGAGTAATTTTTGCATCTCTACTAATAAAGTTGACAAATTATCTTCATATAATTCTGCCTTTTCTAAAATTTTAGTTGCTAATTCTGTTCTATCAATTTCTTTTTCTACTGATAAGTAATCTAAGAATGGAGTTTTGTGTCCATCTGATCCTTCATATGCTAACCACTCTCGTGCTTCGTGTTTTTGAATTTCCCAAGAAGCACTTTCTAATTCTGAAACGTTTTTAAGAGCAAAATATCTTTTAGTGTATTCATCTTCAATCACTTCCTTAGCAAATAATCTCATAAATGCTACAACTTTTCTTTCAATTCAGAGGTCATTTCCACATCAATTTTTGTAGCATATGGACCAGTAGATCCACCACTAATAAACTCCCTACCAAAATCTCTTATTTCTGAAAAATGTATAGATCCCTTTTCTGCAACAGAAGATTCAACTTCAATATATTTCCCATTCCATATTTGTTTGTAGATAGAAAATAATTCTTCTGTTACTCTAATACAACTAAAATTTAAAAGGGTAAAGATTTCTTCAAAAATAAATCTTTCATCACCAGAAGCTTCTGCTGAAAGAAATGCTGATGGATCTAATAAAGATGATTTTATTACTAGATATTTCATTATAGTGCCCTCGTTGCTGTTACAGTTGCTGCTGCAGGTGGACATGCACCAGATGATTGACCATAATGACCTTTGGGTCTTGTAGCAGCACCCATAGTAGTTTGAGCATCCGTTGCGTATGTAAATTTAACCGTATGATTATTTTGTTGGTTATCATAGTTACCTAACATATAACCCCAGTCTTGACCCATCTGGTAGTTTTCTTCACCAACAGATCTAATTTTACTGAAGTCTGATAAGTTAGCTCCAGTTATTCCATTTACTTTTCTGATTGGAGTAGTAACATTATTACCAGTTCCTGCGTAGAAAAATCCCCATTTTGATGGTAAGAATTTACTCCAAGCATCTCCACCACAGAATGTTTGATTTGTCCAGCTATCATTTGAGTATGTGATATAACATTGTGTTCCAGCGATGTTAAACCATCCTCTAAATTCTTGCCCACATCCAGATGTCATACTAGCAGCAGATGGTGAACCATTTGTTGTGTACATAATTTCTGTTGGGAAATGCATCTTATCAGTTGCGGAAGATCCACCTCCAGTAATATATCCTGCTTCTCCAATAATATTAGTAGCGCAACTATGATAATCTCTTGCTACACTCATATTCCAACCACCTGCTGTGTTATATCCCATAACAGCAGCTGGATTGTCTCCATCATAACCATAAGTATGCTGGGAGAATGTTCCATCACCTCTCTGTCTCAAAACACCATTATGTAAATTGTATGATGATGTATGGGCAGAATTACCAGAAAGCTATCTACACAACCATGAACGTAAGCATTATAATGACTAAAAGTACCATCTAAATATGATGCTGCTCTATCTAGTTGCTCGCCGCAATAAATGGTAACATCAGTATTATGCCAAGTTTTATTCACCGATCTCCATGGTTGTGATCCTTTGTATCCACCAGCAAGAAATCCATGCGTGTAAATGCTCCAATATCTATAAGTTCCAGATAAAGGAGAAGATGCTCCTGTGCTCCCTCCAGGATATGCCCAAAAGGCACCGTTATTACCATCTGATACTAAGTATGAACCTCTCGTAGCATCAGTTTGTGATGGTAAAGTAACAAAATGGAGTTCCATTTTGCAGAGACTCCAGTAAAATTAATATTACCAGTTACAGATATACTATTGTTGGAAGTTAGAGTTCCAGATCCAGATAAAGTCTCTAGGAAATCTACTTTAATTTTGCTAGACATAACTCTTAATCAAGATCCTCTACAAATTTTTCTTTTGAAAAATCAAAATTTTGGTATTCATCTACATCAAAATCTGGTTTCTTAACACTAGATTTTACATTCTCAATATACTGATGAAATAACCCACCCCTACCAGGGATAGTACCATTATTTATATCATGCCATAAAAGATCTAGTTGCTTTCCGAGAGGACCATACATCCTAGAACGATTAGAATTAAAATTTTGAATGTCGCTATTTCTTTGATTTGCCCATTCTCTAAATTCAGATCTTGTTTTAGGAAATTCCATTTGTAAAATTATTCTCCGTATTCTTTAATAGTGAATGAATATTTTCCATTATCTATTGTTTTTGGTAAAAAATTCATGGAGATAGATGTTCTTCCTTTCCCAAAAATTAGTCATACCATTATATCCATGTAGCATCTCAGAAGACCAAAGAAGTAGATCACCAGAAGATGGATAAAGAGTTTCAATATATCTGGTGTATTTATTAGAGTTGTTCATCCCATGTTCTTGTGTGAGCTCAGCATAGGATGTAGTTCTATATTTGGTTTATAAAATTCAATTCCAGCATGAACCCATTCTTGCCTAGTAACATAATATGTTCCAGAAACTAAACAATTATGATGATTGTGTTTAATTTGATGTGATCTCTCACCACATACATTCAACCAGGAATCAGTTACGAGTATGGAATTATTTTCTTCTATAGTATAATCTAATACCTCTGTCATGAAGTGTTTTGCACAATCAGAACACCATTTTCTAAAATCTTCTAGTTCTTCAGCATTCATAAAGTAAAGAAGATGTTGATTGATTATAATAATGAGTTAGAGAATTATCCACAGCATTCTTGGAATACTCACTATTTCCAGGTTTAATATTCTCAATTATTTGATTTGTGATATCAATAATTTTTTGGTGTTTTTCTTGATCATATTCTGTATATTGTTACCACTTTTGGAAACAGTTCAAAATTTTCAAAATTCATGATCTATAGCAGATATATGTGATATTTATTATGTCTTTGTATTTGTTGAAACTAGATATCTATTTCCAGTAGCATATGCACCGCCATCATTAAATCCCCATATTAGTATTTACATCAAATGGGTTGCCTATTTGACCACCATAAATTGCTAAAAATCCATTTCCATTATAGTCACCATTTGGTTCGGAGTGAGTGGTGTTTCTAATCCACCATCTTTGACTACTTGCCACTCTCCAATCGGGGCAATTATTCCCTCCATAATACGAACTTCTCATAATACATCCAGTGTAGTTTCCACCACCATTTGGTTTGTAAACATGACCACAAGCGTTCCAATACGATCCAAAATTAGCATTATCAAAATATGCAACTGCTTTAGAAGCAGCCAACCAACATCCAGGACTTCTTCCTTCCCACAAAGGTAATCCTAATGAAGTTCCACCATGAGTTTCTGTAATATATGAAACCGATGGACCGCTTGTAATATTATAAAAATCATATCCTCCACCATCTTCCACCATATCAACATACATCTGTAATGCATTTGGCATCAGAGGAGATTTAATCCAATATAATCCATTTGTTTTTGATGGATAATCTGTTTTTAATTGTAATCCAGATGTCGCTGCTTTTGATATCGAAGAACCATCTGGAGCAGATGCTGCCCCAGTAGATACCCAACCGTCGGGTGATCCTTTATATAGTTCAAAAATACCTAAAGTACTGTTATATCCAATAAACCCAATATTGGGAGATGTAGGTCTTGATGCAGTAGTCCAAACAGGAACTTGTAAATTTCCTTCAAGCATCAAAAGTTGACCAGAAGGAATCCTAATAGTATTGTTATTCTGAGATCCTCCAGAAATATATCCTACACTAAGATTACTCATGTTAAACGATACTCCATGCTGCGTTTGCTTGAATTGTGATTGTATATCCTGTATTTATGGATACTGGGCCAGCCGTCATAGCATTTGTATTTGATGGAACAGTAACGTTCTCAGCAATACTTGTGCGGTTAGACTTGAATACTCCATATGTATCTAGCCACTGGCGATCTCCATTAGCATATAGAACTCGATTATTTACGCCACTAACAAAATCTTGACCTTCTATGTTAGCACTTCCAAGAACATGTAATGTAAATGTTGGATCTGCTTTATTGATACCAACACGAGATAGTCTATGAATATCTGCTCCATTTGTAGATTGAGTCCATCTGGAAGTTACAAATGGAAGATTATTTTGATAAACCTGTCCGTTTACATTTAAGTTTCCTTCTACATTGAGTTTATAAACTACGGTTGATCCAGTTGCTGTACTAGTAAATGTAGTGGTTCCAATACCAACTAATTGAGATGCGCCAGAAATAGCAAGTGCTGGAGTTGATTGCCAAGTAGTTCCTCCGTTTGCTGTAGATGCTGTAATTTCAAATACATCATTAGCACTTAATTGATTGCCAACTCTAAAGTTTCTGAATCCACTTGATCCAAGGAATAGAATTGGTGCTCCAGAGTTATCGGAAGCATCACGAATTTCCATGGATGTTGAGAATCTACCTTTACCAGATACATCTAAGTTATAACCAGTAGCAGGTGTTTTACGAATACCAACCTCACCAGTTTGAATTAATCTTAAAGACTCGTTATTCTGAGTTCCTAAAGCAAGACCAAAAGTAGAACCAGATGGGTTGAACTCGATATATGCTTGATCGGTTACATCTATTCTTTGTTGGATTCTTGTTGAACTCTGTTTGCCAATCAGATCCATTAGCATTTCTTCTTTGGAAGATTAATAATCTACTATAGTTTGAATTTGTATTTTCAAAAGAAGCAATATAAGTAGCATTACCTGATGTTGTTCCTAGAGCACCACCAAATACTTGAAGTTTGCTATCAGATGTTGCTGCGGATGATGGATTCAATCCAACACCAATACGTTTTCCGACACTATCAACATAAAGAGTATTAGTGTCAACAGTTAAGTTCGCAGTTAATGTTGTATTACCAGTAACACCTAAAGTACCAGATACACTCAGATTGCTTCCAGCACCAGTAATTGTTAGCGAACCAGTCATGGTATCGCCAGATCTTTAGAACGTTCTGAGAAGCGGCACCAGTTAAGTTTGCTGTGATTGTACCAGCAGCAAAGTTACCAGAAGCATCACGAATGACTGCTGTAGAAACAACGTTTGTGCTATTGAATGTTACATTACCAGCATTCCAGATCTTATTTCCATTAAGTGTGAATCCATCAGCATTAACAACCTTGACATCAAGAGTACCACTAGCGGTAGATTCCGTTACCACCTGTAGCAACAATAGCGGCATTATAAGTAGCAGCAAGTGTTGATGAGTTAAAATATAGACCAGGGGATGATGCCTGACCATCTTTTCTACCAAGTCTTAGGTTAGCAGTACCACCATCACTTTCTAGTGTAGCAGCAACAAAATTGCCATCTGGAATTCCATCGGCATTAGCATCAAGAGTAGCAATACTAAAATCTTTGAATGGTTTTTTGTTGTTTGCGATACCAATAGATACAGCACCAACAAAATTACCTGTTGTTAGCGTACCAGTAATAATTGAGTAATTATTAAATACATCATTTGGATCACTATTTACTAGTATATCAGTAATAGAAATGACACCTGTTCCTTGGTCGTTCGCATTATAAAGGTTAACTGTGAGACCAGGGAGGAATGGTGTGGTATTTAAGAGCTCATCTGGTACATAAATTCTGTATCTTGGTTGCCCAGTAAATGAAAGAATTCTAATCGAAATCTTGGAAATCTTTTTTAGTCTGGTATGGTGGTAAGCGATTATCGCTTAGCATACCAGTATTCATATTGATAGCATTTTGGAACCATGTTCCTTGTCTGTTATCAAGTCTGTCAGCATCAAGTCCAGTTCCAGGACCATCATTTAGTGATGTCCAAACCTTCACCATGAACCAAAGGTGTCTAACGTTAGTTCCAGAACCACGTAACCACATGTTATCATTATCTGTAAATGCTAACTGTTTGACACCACCATCTACAGTAAAACCAGATCCTCCTGGTCTAATTGTAACAACTAAGTTTTTAGTTCCACCATCACTAAGACCGTTTGAAACATTATTTCTAAGATCAGAAACAATACCAGCAGAGAAAGCATTTGGTGATGGATTTGATGTTGGGTTTGTTGTATTTGAAATCAAACGAATAGTATTACCTGATTGACCAGAAATGACTGATATTATATGTACCAGAAAGTCTATCAACAGGATAGAGAATACCAGAATTCATATTAGAAGCATTTAGATAATATGCTCCTTGTGCTCCATCAAGTAAATCAGCATCTAGTCCGCTATCAGGCTCCAGTCTTAAGAACAACCGAACCATTACCCGCCTGACCAATAAAGAGCTATGATTTTTTGAATCTAGCAACACCAATTGTACCAAATTCATCAGCAGAGATTGTGAGATCAGTTACTCTTTTGAATATCAAGAGATGTATTAGCATATTGCTTGCTTACAGTATTCAATTTAGCAGCAAGCACAAGACCAGAACCGCCACCAATTTCAGCTGGTGACGATGAAACATTAAAGTCTGCTGTGTAATTTAGTCCAGAGTTTGTAACGGTAACTTCAATTACCGATCCATTAGAAACAATAATATTACATCTCAGTCCAGTTCCAGAACCACCGCTTAGTGGAACATCAAAGTATTGTCCGTTAGTGAATCCAGTTCCTCCGTTAGCAATAACAATACTATCAACAAATCCACCCTGAGTGAATGAGGACTCAAACACTAAAGGTGATGCTCCGCGTTTAAATTCTATAATAGTTCCAGCAGGAATTGTTGCTGTGAGAGGATTATTTAATGCTACTGTTGTGAATCTCCAGCAGCAGTAGTAACTCCACTAATATTCGTATTTGACTGAATGCCAGTTATAGTGTTAACAACTTCATGACCAACTAAAGTATTGGAATTGGTTGTAAAAATCAGTTGTGATGATCCACTGATTACCTTGAGAATATAACCTAGCAAAATATCTACTTTCTGCCCCCTTGATAGACTGTACAACAGGAGCATATGCCTGATCTCCTCTCAAGAATCTAAAGGAGTTAGCAGCATCTGAGTTATTTGCTAGTCTTGAGGTAGCGATAACACCAGATGTAATGTCAGAAGCAGCAATTTGATTAGTTGAAAGTGATTACCCAGTTATTATTAGACTGAAGCAGAAGTATTGATAACTCTATTGATATTAATCGTCTCTGCTGGAATATCACTTTGATAAAATAGTATCAGTTTCTAGTATCTTGATATTGTTGACAATATTGCCATATAATCTGCTTTCAATTAGAGCAACACCAGTTGCCTGTGTTCCTGTTCCAGCTGGAGCAGCGAATGTAACTGTTGGCGGGGTTGTGTATCCCTTTCCTCCAATAAATCCGTTGAATGAAACAATCTTGATGGTGACTACCTGACCATTAGCAATTGTACATGTAGCAGATGCTTGAACAGCACCAGCCTGTGGACTTCCGCCAGTAATCGTTACAACAGGAGGAGCAGTATATCCAGAACCAGGATCTGTAATATTAATTTGATATACAACACCCTGTTATATTCAGTTGCCTGGATCTTACCACCACTAATACTTCCAGTAAAGACATCATTTGCTGTAAACTGTAGTGTTGGATCTACGTTAAATGAAGCAAACAAACTTGAGTTGTCATTATTCAGAATATATGAAGCTGACGTATCTTGTTGAATTGCGATATCACCAGCAAGAGCACCCTCAATAGCAAGACGTGCTGCCTGATCTGGGACTGTATAAACACTAAATGGTCTGAGTGGTGGGATTTGATCAACAGAAATCTTGCCACTATCAGTAAGTTCTACAAGTGCTCTTGGAACAGCATTTGTGGAATATGGCTTGTTAATGTAAGGTCCAAGACTATTAGTGATATAATCTCTAACTGCTTTCTGAGTTGGTAGTTTTGAGTTGGTTGAGTTAGCACCACCAAGAGTATTGGAAGCATCAAAACCAGTAACAACAACATCACCGCCCTTCAGTTTGAGGAATTCAACTTCAGAGATTGTAACAGTACCAGTAAAGGTAATATTACCAGTTCTGTTTTCAATTTTAGCAAAAGTACCAACTTTAAAGTCACCGAGTTCATCAGTACCTGAACAATAAACTCGTCCATATGATTGTGATACTTGCTCGTTGGCATCAACTTTAACACCACCATTTTCTGGTAGAGCATTATAGTTCGTACCAGATCCAGCAAATTCCCATGTATGTGATGAAGAGTTAACAATTGATGGACGACGCAATCTAATTGTTTTACCAGTCAACGTAGAGTTAGAAACTGCTTGCCCAGTAGCAATTGACTTAAATTCGAGCTGGACCACCAGATCCAGATTCAATAGTTACTTGAGTCTGAGAATGGAGGTCCGACAGTAACACCACCAACAGCATCAATATAATATTCAATTTCAAGTATTGACGTTTTCATAACCATCAATCTTAACGACATAATGCTCTAGTGGTTCTCAATCCCAGATTATCAATAGGTAAGATAGTTCTTCCAGTTGGAGTAGAAGATACGTTAGTAATTGTACCAACGTCAAATGAATACGCAAAACTATTATATCCTATTGCTCTTAGAGCATAGATACCAAAGTTTGTAGCGGAGTTCGTTACAGAAGCATAACCACCAGATTCTGCTAAAATACCATCTTCACAGAAGATAACGAATACAGAAACCAACTGAACATAACCATCGTTGATAATTTTGTATCCAGTTCCGCCAAATGAAACAATAGTAAACGCAGAAGCAACCATGGATTTACCCTGGTTGGGGAAAGTAGCAGAACCATCAAGTTCTCAGACCAGGGAAAGGACAGTTTGGTTGTTTAACTTTATTCCCATCAGAGAGCGCCACCACCACCAAGGAACGAAATTACCGAAGCATTTTGTGTGTATGGTGAAGCTTCAATAATTGGATAGAATCATCATAATCAGAACGTGGTGTATAAACTACTCCATCTCTATCGGTAATTATACTATCTGGATAGGTTGTGATTGTTGTAGTATTATAAAGAGTTCCCATATGTTTTTGTAGTTGCTCCAGGTGCTATCGTACCATCTAAAATATCTTCTAGAGAGCAAAAGAAGTAGTGATAGCAGAAACAATCGTGGCACACTTATTAGCACTAGGATCTATGAAAATTGTATTATCAGTAAACTGTGGAATTGGGGTATGTACTGTTGTGTAAACCGCTCCAGTACCATTTGTTCCAGTCTTCCAATTACGCATCGCAAGGATACATAGATCTCTTACTTGATTGAAAGCATAGATTGTTTCATCTCTCTGTGCTTCTGGAATGCCAGTAAGAACCCCACCAGTATAATATGATTCTGCGGTGGTAACAATTCCAGAATTACCACCAAGGATTAGATCTCTTATTAGACCACTGAATGCATATGATTGATATCTCTTCTACACTTACTTTCATTTAGATTGGAAAGATTGAGTGTTGGATAAAGTGCTTTTGTTTTTCCATATGCTTCATCCGCAATATAATCTCTGTTTCTAGCAATTAGATACGCAGCATCTAAAGCAGTTCCACTAGCACCATTTGCTAGTACATCAACAAATAGATATGAGAGAGTGTTGATGGCAGATGCTACGTTAGCACATGCTGGAGAAGCAATATCATCAATTACTGTTGGATCAAAATATCTTGTAACAGATGAATATTGTGGAGTATATACTGGTTGCCCTGGAGCACCCGTACCAGTTCTCCACTTTCTCATCGCATAGATTGCTAAGCTCTCCTGGCATACTCAATTGCACGAATAGTTTGTGTAATTTCGTAATCAACAAGAGAAATTTGACCAGCGGAAATATATTTCTTGGCAGCGTCAATTACATTGTAGTTACTTCCATATTCCAAATCTCTACAAATAGCATTCAAGAAGTGACCAATATCTCTACGACATTTTGCGTCACTAACTGGAATATTGAAACTTGGATATGTCTTTTGTGTTACAACACCATTTATTACACAACTAACAACAATATCAGCAAGTCTTACAATACTATCATCAACTAGAGAAGCAACTGGAATTGAAGTAGTAATAGTAGCTTCACCAGTTACAACGTTGTCATAAGTAAATCCTGTAATATTGTAAGCAGTACCACCAAATGTTACAGTTCCACCACTAACATAAGTATGTGCGAATGTTGATGTACCAAGATAAATCTTGAATTGCGTACCGCTTATTCCATAAACATTAAAGTATTCTTTCTTAAATTGATCATTAATCTTTCTTACAACTTCATCAGCAATAAAATCAACATTATTTCTAATCTGTAAGCAAGCATCTTGATATCTCCTTGCTACTGGAGTCGCCATCGGGAATTTGTTTGGCGAGTTTAGTAGTGAGATAGTGATAGATTTTGAATATGACTTTACATTCGCAAATTGTCCTGGATCAAAATTACTATCTAATGTAACTGTTGTTTTCTTTGGAATAACAAATCTTCTTGCTCTACCATCAGCATCTTCAATAACTTTATAAATTCTTTGCTTTCCATTTCAAGAAAGAAAGATCTGGAGATGATGTGGGAAGATTTGAAATAAAGATTTCTTGACCTTCTTTAAAATTATGGGTGTTTTGTCTACCAACAAGAGCGTTGGTATAGAAAACAATACCACCAAGATCTTCTGGAGTTCCATAATCTCCAAATCCCCCAGTAGCTACTTCTGGAGTTCCTTGCTTTGAAAAATCAATTCTAACAATAGGCAAAGAAGATGTAATATCTTGATTTGTAAATACTACTTCTCCTTCTGCTCTAATAGAAATAATGTCAGTTGAAATAAACTCGTATGCTGTTCTTAAGAAAGTAAATACTGCCGTTCCATTTGTAACAGCACCAGTTGTGTGAGAAGGAGCAGAAGATCCAGAAGTTCCAGCAGTAGTTATGGTGTATACATTATCTCCAGTCCAAACCAATTGACCGAGTGTGTACGCAGTATTTTGAGCAAAACTTACAGATCCAATACCACCATATTGGAAAGTTTCTCCAGCATTAAAGCTACCACTAATAACACTAAAATCTACAGTTCCTCCTACGTAAGCATTTGCTCCTGTAGTTCTTGTAAATGTAACGGCAGTCAAAAGACCGATAGCACCAGTATTAACGCCTTTAACTCTTTGACCAGAAGTTAATTGTGATAAACCAGTATTTGTTTGATAAGTAGCACGGAATTTTTCTGGTCCAAATATTTGATGACCTATTGGGAAATCAACTCCATAATCTCCATTTGCTGTAACGTCAATCTCAATACGCTGTTTGTCATCAAAGACCATGGCATAATCCCATGTTGCCACAGCATCGCCATTTGAATCAATTTTATCTCTATATGTAACACCAGTTACATAGTTTTTATCGCCAAATTTGAAGATGTGCTTACGTGGATTATTTGGTCTGATAATAACAAGTCTTAAGTTATCACCAACAACTGAAGCATCTGGTGGTAAAGAAATTGGGTTATCTTCTACATAATCGCCACCAGAAATAACAATAGTTTCTTTTACTCCTGGAGTTGACCAAGCAATTTGTGCTGCCCTTTTAATTGTTCTAACTGGATTGACAGCAGAACGACCATCATTCAAATCGCTACCAATCTGTTCAGAAACATAGACACGACCACCAACGTCATTTGTAGCAAGATTTAGGACATATTCTGTCGTAGCAATCTTATCAGATTTATCACCAAATTCTGGAGTAATTGATCTTGGGAAAATACCAGACTGCCCACCTTGATTATAATAAGGTTGATTTACATCAGATGCTCTAATACCAATATGCTTAAATTGAACTTCTCCGTTTGTTGCGATTCCATCTGTGTGTAGGGGAGGAGTAGTTCCTGTTGTTCCAGTATTTAATGCTTGATATACGTTTGCGTTATGGTAACGATATAATCCTTGTTGAATAATAACACTAGGAGACCATGGAGTTCCACCATTATTTAAATACGTCTTTAAATTTGGAGCTCTAAATTGTGCGTCTGGAGTAACAAAATTATCAATATCAAGATTTAGAATTCTTGCGGTATCTGAAATGATAGATGTTGATGTTCTGATAGCACCATTAATATCAAGTTCAAAATCTACAGTATCTAGAAATGCCGTTGCTGCTGCCCCCTGTCCGTTACCACCAGTAATAGTTACTGAAGGAGCAGTTACGTATCCTCGTCCAATATTATCTACAAGAATAGCAACAACACGTCCATCGCTAATCACAGCAGATGCTAGAGCCTGAACACCACCAGCTGGAGGAGGAGACAGAGTAACAGTTGGTTGTAGAGTATAACCAGAACCCTGTGAAGTTACTTGGATTGTATCTACTCTATTGCCAGTTCTGTTAATACCAACGCGAGGCAAAGTCGTGGCAGTATCTAGTTGTGCTCTTAGAACTTCTTTTTCGTTAGATCCAGAGCCAGAACGAATTGTTAGTTCATTACTACCGATTAAAGATGGTCTAGATGCTCTAATTTGCTCTCTATCGGAATTAATCTGAAAACTCATCTTACTATCGAGCCCCTGCCGTAGGTTTTATTTTCTTTATCTATTTAGCATCAAGTCCAAGTGATGCTCACAACTTTTACATACACAATCCACTTTATAGTAGTAGTAGTTCCAGTCTCTAACAGTAGCATAGGCTGTATCTATTTGCTGATCCAGTATCAAATGGTTCAATAGTCCAAGTCTGTCCTTCTGGGATACTATCCTTAATGATAGTAGTCATAGATGATAATTCCAAAACAGTTCCAGTAGAACCTACAGAAACAGCACTTTCTATTTTAGAAGATATGTGACCTCCACCAGTATCATTAACACCAACAACATTTGCTGTAATAAAGTTAATTGTATTTGATGGGAGAATAATTTGATTTCCAACATTATCTAATGCTAATGTTGATGTATTTAATCCTCTGAGAATATAATATGAAGTTGAACTATCTTGAAAGAAAGAATTTCTTACTTCAACAGAATTAGCATTCTGAATATCCTTTTTGTCATTAACTAATGGAGTATTTCCTATGGAAAATCCACCAAGCGAATCTAACGTTTTTAAATTTGATGCCATTTTTACCTCTTGATAATGTTACTAATGATGGTTACGTCTACTACATTTCCAGAAGCAATTGCTGTATCTAAAGTAAATGTAACGCGAACGTTACCATTTGCGTTAAAATCAAATACACAAGAAATCAATTCTGCCCCTGTCTTAACATTACCAAAATCCGTAAAGAATATATCAGATGCTTTATCAATAACTGAATATTCAATAAATTCTTTATCTCCAGTTGCTCTATTTCTAGCAATAATCTGAACCTTAGAAGATTCATGTAATGCTGGATCGTATAGAATTGCGCTACCAGTATTTACAGTATTTCTTGTAAGAGTAACTTTAGTAGTAGAAATCTTGTAATCTGCTATTTCCAGCTCTTTAAGTTCATTATCAAATATTTTAATTCCATTATAAATTCCAGATCCAAAACCAAGATTATAGTAAATATCACCAGTATCAGTAAGTCTTAAAAGAGGATCATTAGTCAGACCGCTAGATAATCCCAAATCAAGATTATCTTTTGTGGTTGAAATAAATGTAGTTGTCAGAGAAGATGTGTCAATAGATGCCGCTAAACTATTGAATGTGATTAGTTGAGCATCTAAGTTAAGATTGTTTGATGCTACAGATTTAATAGTATCAATAGTATTTAACTCAATTTCATTCTGAGTAACTCTTAGAGTATTACTACCATTATTGTAGAAATACAAGATATTTTCATTTGATCCAGCGGAGAGGCTCTGGAATAATATAAGTATTTCCATCTACATCACGAACACCACCAAGAGAAGACCAGTTAGTTCCATCATAACCTTCATATTGAGAAATGGTAGTGTTAAATCTAACCGATCCTTGCGTTGGATTTCCTCTTTCATTAATAGTACCAACTGGCAATACTAAAGATGTCTTGGCATCAATTGTGACTTTCTTTCCAGTATTTGGTCTAACTAGTAAATCGTTTATTTTTGTAGAAATAATATTATTTGATAAGACTATCTCGTCATTTACTACTAAAGAAGTACCACCAAGAGGAGCAATAAGAACTTCCGATATTTCTTCAAATGTTAATGTAGAAACAGCACTAATAAAAAATCTTAGTGTTGCTGTACCATTTGTAAAATTAGTTCCACTAGTGCTCGTTGGTTCACTTCCAGAAGTACCAGTAGTTCCTCCAGTTACAACTTCATAGATATTATTTCTATATTTTAAATATTGTCCAGTAGTAACTGGAGTATTACTGGTCCAATTATTGTAAGATGGTGCTGAAGTATTTACAGATCTAACTTTTTTAACACTTAAAAATTCTTGATATTCTGGAGTAAATTTTACTGTATTAATATTATCATTATAGAACCATAATGTATTATCATTTGATCCAACAGAAAGTTCGGCAAGAATATATGTATTTCCATCAAGATCTCTTACACCACCAAGCGAAGACCAAGAAGAGGTAGTGCCGCTGTAACCTTCATATTGATTTGTTTGCGTATTAAAACGTATCGCTCCATTTTCCGCCAAAGCAACTGGTCGTTCAGCAGTATTTCCAGATGGAATTATAATAGCGGTATTTGAATTTAATTTAGTTACTCTTCCTGATGCTGGACTTAAAATAATATTGTTTGATCCAGATGTTGAGATTGTTGAATTTGTAATACTTAAAGCATCATTAGAATTAAAAGAATTTGTAGTTTTAATAATTCCTGACGATGTAATATTTCCATTAGTTCCAGATATCTGAATATATCCACCTATATCTAACAGAGGAGATGTGATATCAATATCAGTTCCAGCATTTATTTGAAGATTTGATCCTGATTGAATTGTACTTGAAGTTAAAGTAGAAACAGTACCATTGGTAGATGTTAAAGTATGTTATAGTTGCTGAGTTTAGAGTTGCTATTAACCCATCAAAAGAAGCAACCGCTACTTCTCCAGTTTCTATATCTGCTGTAATTATATTTGATTCTTCTAGATTCGGATACAAATCCAGAAAATCCAGAACCAAAAACTCTAGGATTGTTCGGATCAATAGTAATTATAGCTTCTTGTCCGTTCTACTCCAGGCTTCATCTTCGTGTCCGATTTCAGCATTACAGAAATAGTATAGAGTTGGAGTTGTGGATATTGGTTTTATCGTAACTGCTGAGTTTGTTCTAGTTACTTCGGAACCAGTGTACACTGCTCCAGCAAATTGTAAAACAGCTGCTCCAGATGTATATGCTGTTGATGACAGGGTTATAGAAGTTAAACTATCAATAGATACTACAGTAATAATATTATTTGAAGCTGGTGGAACTAAAACGCCATCACCTGATGTTACTGTTACCTCCATTCCAGGTAATATACCAGTCGTATCGGCAACTGTTATTGTTGTTGATGTTGTAGAAAGAGTTGTTGATACTCCAGTAACTTTATTATGATTACCATCTGGGTGAATACTAAAATAAAATGGGTGCGCTGCAGCACCAGTGATATCAAAAATATAAGTATTGTCTTTATACAGAATTAAACTTGGGTGTAAATCTGGGCCGTTGCCATCATCAATGTAATATTTGACAGCATTTCCTGATGTGTTAACCGTAAATGTTGGTGTTGTAGTTCCAACCTTTCTCAGTATAGATCCACTACCAATAGATCCACTTGTTAGATTTAAATTAATAAAGTTTATATTGGATCCATTTAAAGATTTTGATAATACAACTCCTGTTGCTGATTGAATTACTGTACCAACAACGATGGTTAAATCATTTGCTGGTGATGCTCCGCCCAAATTTAATCCAGATATAGTTAATATTTCTCCAGCAGCATATCCAGAACCTGTATTTGTTACTGCTGTTAAAAGTATATGAAGCAGATCCTCCAGAAGTTTTTGTAATAGTAAATCTTGCTCCAGATCCACTTCCTGTAGTTGAAGTTTGCTGAACATTAGTATAAACAGCACCAGCTCCATCTGGAGTACCAGTTTGAATTGCGGCAGACGAAATACCAGAAGCGTTCGCTATCTCTAAATTATCACCAACCAGTATTTGAGATGTATTTACAGTACCTGTAAATGTTAATTTAGATGTCGTGATCCAAGTAACAGTATATGTAATTGGAGATACTAGTTCTGATGGAGAAATTGATAGCACATCATTTAAAGTATATCCTAATCCACCACTAGAAATAGAAAATGTATTAATTGATCCAAGACCATTGATTGTATACGAGAATCCAGATCCAGAACCATATGGAGGTGTAAAAGTTAAAATCGCATCTCCAGATAAGGATGGTAGGTTGTTTATAACAACCGTTGTATTAGAAGGAATTGAAGACACTACAGTATTTGCTGCTAAAACACCAGTTCCAGAAGTTTTAGTAACAACAGATCCTATTTGTATATTTGCTGTAGATGGAACTGCAATTGTATATTGTTGTGTTATTGGAGTTGAAAATGTTAATGTGGCAGATCCAGACGTAGATGGATTTGAAGAAAGAGTAATCGTTGTACCACTAACATTTATCACTGTTGTATTTCCACTCAGCAATCCAACTGATCCTTGCGCAGTATTAACTTCCATGCCGATAGCAATAGATGCCGCTTCTATGGATGTTACAGTTATATTAGGACTTGAGGTTGAGAGAGTAGTTGAAACACCACTAATAGATCCAGGAACAAATGTTGTTACTCCAGATACTGCTGAAGGTAAAGATAAAATATTACCATTAGTATATCCAGATCCATAAGTCGAGATACCAAAACTACTAATTACACCTGGAGTAGAACTAACTGTATATTGAAAACCAGATCCAGAACCTCCAAGATTTGTATTTGATGCTGTTAAAATATTTCCAGGAACATATCCGCTTCCATTTGTAGTAATAGATACAGAAACTACCAATCCTTGAGATATGCTTATTGTTGCTATAGCTCCAGTTCCAGTACCGCTAACGTTTATTAATGGAACATTTGTGTAAGTAGAATCAACGTATCCCGATCCTGCTGTTGTGATTGATCCGAGTAAAGCAGAGACAATAAATGATACTCTAGTTCCAGATCCAGATCCACCAATTAACTTTATATTATTAAATGATCCAGCAGAATAATTAGTTCCTACATTTGTTACTTGTCCAGAAAATGCGGTTACAGTAATATTTGCTGTGGCACCAAAACCAGTTCCGCCAAATAAATTAACATTCTGATATGTTCCAGCATCATAACCAGAACCAAAATTTGTAACAGTTAATCCAGAACTACCAATAAATTTTCTTTGTAAAGTTAAATTTCTATAATTGGTTATTCCCGATGTATCATAGATTAAAAATTGATTTAGCATCACTAACAAACTCCATAGTTTGAAGTGTTTTTTTATAAACACCTAAACTAGAATCACTAACAAATGATAGAGATGGTGCTACTCTTGTTCAATCACCTTAATTTTAAATTACCAGTAGAAAGATCACTTCCACCAGCAGTAATATTAAAAAGAGAAGATCCTATCTGATTAATCTTTTGCCTTTGCTGTTCAAAGGTATCAGTTCTGGCGACTTGAATTGCTGGCATTTTTGATTAACTCTCTTAGTAAAGTTTTGATCTCAGAAACTTCATTCTTCAACATATTTATGTCTTCTAATGCGGAACTGAGGTATTTTGATTTACGTCTTGCTTCAATAGCAGAATCATCCAAATTCAAGATGGCACCTGTGTTTTGATCTCTTACGAGACCATCATGACCAGCAACTTTGATATAGTCCATACGCGGAAATCAGAACGAAGCGACAGCACGAATATCTTGAATTTAGGAACATATGCTGGATCAACAGATTTCATTACAATCTTGACAGCAAAAGATGAGAACTCTGGAAGATTAGCAACGCTGTACTTAAATTCTTGGTAAGAAGATTGCTTCTCTACAGTACCAGAAATACTATTTTCACTAGAAGCAATTTCTAGGTGTATCTGGTTGACCATTCTGATTAAAATAAACCCAATCAATATCTTCAAAGTTTTCTTGACTTGATGCTTTCTTGTATCTATAAAGAACTTGAAATATTCTTAACATCTTTTACATTGGCAGTCAGACGAACATCAATAGCAGTTGCTGGATTGTTGATTGAAACTTCCTTTGTCACATACTTAGCAACAGCGGAGCTGATTTTTTGAAGTATTGTCTGAAACAAAATCAATGCCATCAGTATATGTAATAGATTTTACTTCCAAGAAAGATGCCTCATCATTTGGTTGATTTGGATACTTAACAAAATCGCCAACTCTAAAGATATCAGATATCTGATCAGTAACATCGGCATTGCGATTAAATGCTGCATTATCAATAATTCTTCCAAAGAAATCATCAAGAATTGGATGAACATCAACTCTCACGATTAGTTCTTGTGTTTTATTATTCCACAATACAGTTTTACCAGTGATAATATTATCGTAAGTCTGTAAAATTACTGATGGATTGCGAGCAATAATTGTAGAAGCATCGGCAATTGAAACAAGAATTTGTGCTGGGTTGGAATCAATAACTACATTGGTTAAGGATAGTCCAATTTCCGAACGTCACCCCTCTCCTCTTTGGAAGAATTCGACTTGTTTTTACACGAACCCAAACATTATTTCCACTTACTTTGGCAATTGTTCCGGTTGCTTTTGTGGTCTCTGCCCGTTATTGTTTGATTGGATTGTAATTTCGAGTACCAGCATTTCCAGATAGTTCAAATCTATAGACTGGGTAGAACTCAATGATTTGATCTCTTCTACCATATCTGTCTTCCTTGCCAGATGCTGCTTCAACTCTATTTGATATTGTCTTTACACATGCGCTAGATAAATCAATTGCGGGAGAGAGGTAAGACTTAGTTGAGGAACAGAATGTCATCTTATAAGTCAACGATCTATCAACACTGTTTTAAAGTTTCATTAATCTGAAGAAAACAATAACTTTCTGGTTGGTAAAGAGAATGTGGTTCATTTAAAGAAGTTTTTTCATAATCTGTTTGTGAATATGAAAGTATAATTTGTTGTTGAAAGAATCAACAGGAACAATATCAGTTGTCTTTACAAATGTATCAAGTTTGGTTCCAGTAATCGTTAGATAGTGAATTTGTGGATATAGTAATTTCTTCATACTTTCTGTTGTATGTGGCATATACATTAGACCCCCCACCAATAGCATTTCCTGATGCTTTTGAAATTGATCTAATATTATAACCGTTCAATTCCAGAATTACTTACCTGGAACAAAGTAGTATTCAGAATATCTGATGTAATTCCAGCAACTTCTTCCGCACTTCTATAGAATACATATGAATTTTCAAAACCTTCAAAACCGTTATCTCGGTGATTGACTTTGATAATACTATTATTATTTCTTGAAGAGCTTTCGAAGTCGCATTTGTATTAGCACTTGCGTTTGTTTCAAAAGGATTTGAACTGACAGAATTCATATTCGAGCAAGATCTTTATTTGTCAATAGTAAGTTTCTGCTGGTTGATGCTAATATCGAACTCTGCTCTGTAAAGTTTAAACTTAAGATCTTCAAAAATGTCTTCTGGTCCAGTTATCAACACTTTTGAGATACCCGTGCAGCAGAACCAAGAGATGGTTGTGTTGTGATAACTGTACTTGTTGAGATCTTCAATTTCTCCTAAACGAGAAGCCCATAGTTCATAGTCAAGATAATCTGTTTCTACGATCAAAGCATATTCTGTATCATTCTTGTAAGTAAACTGGGTATCTCAAAATCAAATTTTGTTTGGAATAGTTGAATTCTGTAACTCTTCAACCGTATCAGTTGCTACACCCATAACAACAGCAGGAGTATCAATCTCGAATGAATGTTTCAATTTCACATCCACCTGCTCCATTACCAACCCCCTTAACCACAACAGATGGTGGTTCAGTGTATCCAAAACCAAATAATGAGATCTCTGCGTTATAAATCTTTCCATTTGACACTTCAATACGAGCAGTTGCTACAGATCCGCCAGGAAGTTGTGGGCTTTCAATAGTTAGAATTGCGCTACTGTAGTTTTGTCCTGGGTTCTTAATTCTAATATCTGATAACTTACCGCTATCTTTAGCAATAGTTAATTTCAAATCTGTTCCATCTGTAGCATTTGCTAAAGTAACAGATGAAAACGTATTAGATCTTCATTTTGCTTGAATGCTTTACCATTATGATTACCAAGAACTAGAGTATATACTTGTTCGTTGGTTAATGAATATCTTCCAGATGTTGATGCTGTAAGCCTCTACACTGTTCTTATCAATAATTTTTAATACTGGACCGCTAGCAGAAGAACTTGCTCCAGTAACGAGTTCTCCCTGGGTGACAGAAACATTTCCATTTGCGTAACACTTCAAGAATGTATTTGGATTTAAAACCTTTTCAGAACCAGGAATGACATTTTTGCCTGGTTTTCCAGATATAACGTCAGTCAAATATACCTTAACTGGAATATTGCTGCTCTTCTTGGAAAAAGAATAAATCTAACCCAGTGGTAATATAATCCACCATCATAGTTTTCAACTTTAAAAGTTTGTGCCAGAGGATTTGGACGTAATGGATTATCGAGTATTACTATCAATGACCTGAACTCCTTCATTTGATTTGAAGTAAGATGGTCTGGTTGATACAATGCTAGCAGGATTTCTGGTAGCAATCCAGTAGCATAATACTTAACTTCAGCGTATGCATCTACCGTATCTTTCGGAGCGTCAGAACTACTTGAAGTAAATCTGAAGTCAGTACTCCAGTTGTGAGGCGAATTTCTTCCCCTGTCGTATCAGTAATCAATAGTATTGACATCTCCTGTCCAAGTCGCATTTTCTCTTGGAGGAACACCAGCAGGAACCAAAATTAAACCACTAGCATTACCATTTTCATCTGTTACGATATCTCCATTAAATGACGAAAGAGAATTACCAGCAATTCCAGTAAATCTTAGATCTGGATTAATCCAGCGATTTACATTTCTTCCTTCTAGGAATACATTTACCTTTGTATTTGGTTTTAATCTTCTAATTACATATTTTACTGGAACACTACGAGTGAAGAAAGACAGAGCAGTAGATACAAGTTTGCCATTAACCGATTTTGTCTGTACACCTTTTCCAACATCATTATTCTGAGGACTAATATTTGAAGAACTTGCTGTTGAAGCCATAGAGACCGCAGATGTTGCTTGTTGTGTATTAACTTCTCCAAGCGAATTGATTGAAGTAAATGCTGGAGCAGTACCAACCCAATTCACAATGAATGAATTGTGAAGACTAGAAAAACTTTCTTTAGAGTTGTCTTTTGCTAAAAAGATATTGAATAGACTAGTGTTAGTGTCAACCACAATAGGATCAATAGATTGATCATACCAATGATCAATATTTGGAGAAATTTCTACATCTCCAACATATTGAATAACAACAAATGGATTTGGATTTAACTCTTGGAAGCAAAAGAGTTGCCAAGTAATTCTAGATTAGTGTATGGTAGTGTAATAACACTGCCTGACTTTTTATAACCAGCAATAGATCTTCGATCTTCTCTGAGTATTAACTTCTCTTAAAAGAATAGAATCTTCTTCTGGACTGTGGACGAAAGAACAGATTGCTGACTGTCAACAGCACAGCGATAATCTAATGATGATAGATTACCAACTCTATGAGTTTCGAAATTATCAACAAAAAATCCACTCTTAAATCTATCTAAACCGATTTCATCCTTTACCTGCATATTGAGAGCTTGTTGCTCAAGAATACTGAGAGTTGTGTAATACTCTAGACGCTCAATACGCTTCTCAAGTTTTCCAATATCTCTCATTGTATATCTACGATTATCTACTGGAGTAACTCTTACATCTTTGCTTGTCTTTGTGTATGCTGGAACATAGACATAAAAGAGAGAAACAGCATCATCAACAGAATCTGGTTTTGATGGGTTGAGAGAAGAATTTCCTTCTTTGACAAAAAATTCTCCACGCTTATTCAAGAAAATACCATCAATGCGGTCAAGATATTGAACTTGACTAAATGAGAATGTATAATCAATATTTGGATCTGGAGCAGGAGTTGCCGCAATCACGGAACCAGATCCGGAGAACTGCCCAGATGTAATCTCTAATGATGAGACATCTTGATAACCAGCAATAACTGCATTGTTATCTACTTTTGGTCTAAAATCTAAAACGTTCTTTAATTCAAGATTTCCGTGAACAGACGAATTAAATGCTGGTATTTCATCTTCACCAACTCTCGGCTTCATGTAGATAACTGTCAATCGTACAGAAGTCTCCCTGAGAATGTTCAAAGTAATCAAATGCGATTAAAATTTGACCGGAAGTTGGTTCAAATCCTGGCTTTAAAACAATTCTAGAAACATCATAGATTGTGTCTCTTTGACCATCATCAAATGTAAATCTTGATGTAACATCAGTGCCGGAAATGAGATTACCAGCACTATCCACATCGGGTGGTTGAGTGCTAGTTCCCTCATAAACGTATCTTAATTTAAATGCGTCAGAGTACGAAAGAACTTCAACAACTTCATTGTCATAATCAGTACCTCTGAATGGAAGAACTCTATCTCCAGAAGAGTTCACCACAATTCTTTTATTTCTAATCACAGTCTTTAATCTTGGTTTGGCATTGCTTACTTCAAGAGTTGCGGTTAGTTTTAATTTTGGAAATGTTCCATTTGAAGGAATTGTTCCAAAATATGTTGAAGGAAGATTTAAACTAATACTTCCAGAAGTTAAACCGCTTGCGGTATCAGTTGAAGAAGAAATTTCAATCGCATCCGGATCAACATAGATAATATCTCCGTTTTGAATATTTGGCGCATCACCTCTATTCAAGACAGTGATAATAAAATTATTTTCGGTGAATGCTGAAAATCTTTGTGTTCCGAAAGGTAACTGAGCAGCAAATGTAATTGTACCACCACTAGCAGAAGCAGTAGTGACAAAATCTCTTCTGAAATAATATTTGATTTTTGTGTCATCTCCACCAGCAGAAATTTTTTCTACTTGCTTACTCCCAGTAGGAAATAATAAAGTTCCGGAATTTGGGTTTTGTAATTTTGGTCTTAGACGCACAATGCTGGTATTGCTGACACCTCCAGGAAGAACCGTGTCTAGATAAACTCTTGTTTTAGAAGATCCCGATGGCTTTGTTGCGTATTGAACAATTGCTCTAACTAGATTATTGTCTACGTCAGAGAATTGAACCATATCTCCCTGTACTAGCAGTGAGCTAGCATCAGCACTAAAGCTAGTTGATTCAATAAAATCATAACCCTGCGAACCAAAGAATGTAAAATCAGTTACGGATTTAATTTCTGAAAAATCTTGATCATCAATTAGGATATCGGCACTAAATGCGTTTGCGTTTCCGGATCCATATCTACAACCAATTGATTTAACATTCTGTGGGGTGTATGTAATAACAGAGTCTCTGAATAAGACAGGAATAATTGCTGCTCCAGCATTAGGAGGTGTTGCTCCATCTGGATTTTTTACACTCACTGCTGGTGGTTGGGAATATTCAACATTAAGGGCACTTCTATTATTAATAATAGCCTTGTATACTTTTCCATCACCGGTTAAAGATAACTGTACTTTAGATGAATCAAATTCTAAACCATTAATAATGATTGTTGCTCCAGCAGAATAACCAAGACCTCTGTTCTGAATAATAAAATGAGAAATAGTATTCTCCTTGGCAATTTTAATTGTATTGCCAGATTCATCCCTAATCGTTTCTCCTGGTAAAAATCTTCCCGATAATGTCTTTACAAACAAGAGATTGCTTGTAGTGTAAACACCAGACGCAGTGCCCTCTACAACGCCATATGCGCTGCTAGTAAGACCGAACACATACTTTCCTTCATCAAAAGCATCGGCGCCTGTTATAACCGATTCTAGAGTAATCTTAGTAAAGAACTGGGGGTCAAAGTAAGAAAACCCAAAAATAGAATTGTAAGCAGAAGATCCTCTGAGAAAGACGACCTTTTGATAAAATGATATCAGAATCTGAATTAAATCCAGGTCCTCTTTTTCTGTAGATAAAAATTACTTGGTTTTACTTTTCCAACGACAGGTGTGATAGTTTGACGATAATCAACAATGAACCCAAATTCATTGTCATCACTTTGAGCATCATTTTCTGACAAGAACAATCTTCTTCTAAATTCACTATCTCCATTATCATATTCTAGAAGCAATAACTCCAATTCATCCTTTGGACCAACAACAGTAAGTTCCAGGAATTGAACTGATACAGATGGATTGATCAATGGTTTATTAACAGTTGCATATGATAAAGAAGTAAATCTTCCAACAGATGTTGGAGATCCTACATCGCTTCTAGACTTGATATAATACAGTGTTCCGATTAAATTCTGAAAAGTGCTATCAGTGATGGAACCAATTAATGTGGTTGTGCTACTTACCTGAATAGTAATCGTTTTGATGGCGTCATTTGAATTAAAAATCAGTCCCCTTCTATTAAGAGTTTGTCTGTGATCTGATGGAAGTTCAGTATTGTTTAATCCAATAGATCCATCATTGAAACTAGAGTATAAAAATACATCTGGGTATGCTGTAAGATCTGCTCCTTCTTTGTTTAATGGGATGCTACCAAATACGTTAGTGACGCTAAAAGTTGGCAAACCTTTTGATTTTAATGTTACGTTATCACTACTCAGACTTTCTCTTGCTTTGTTAATCTCAAGATATTTTGTTTCTTTATTGACAATTTCGTATCCTTTGATATATGCTTTACCAGGACTAATACTGGCAATCATCTTTCGTGAAGCTTCGCCGGAGGTAATTCCGTTAAATAATCCAAACTCATCAGCAGAGTATATGCCTCTGTTTCCATCTTTTTGAGCGTATTCTCTGACATCAATGGAGAAATTATCTACAACATAGTCTCCACTTTCATCAAAAGTTCTTCTTGCTAATGTTTCTTCTAAAAGATTGTAGTCGGTTGGCGATACTTTTTTTGAACTACCCCCCTTGAAACGGTTAGGAGTTGAATAAAGTTTTTATCTGTAATCGCGTTCAGATCAAACTCTTTTAGTGAAAGAGAAATTTTTAATCTATGTGCTCCAGGAGCAGTATAGTTTGAAGATCCAATAGCATTATCGTATAAAGAATTATCTTCTTCTGGAGTTACAATTTGTTCATTAATTACAAAACCAACCTTAGCAGATGGTTTATCGTAATATTCCTCAATTACAAGAAGATCGGCATCATTTCTTACAAAATATCCATTGACAAAATAAATTCCTTCTTCTACCTTTACGGCAGAAGCATATCCCATTGCTGGGCTTTCTAAAGAAGTAACTTCTCCAGTATCTGGGTTTGTAATGCTAATACTTGTTGGAAGAACGCTACCATCAGTTCCAACGACCAGCAGTGGCGTGTTAACACCATCAACGACTTCTAGTGTCTCACCCTGTCTAAAAGTCTCTTCTGTGGTTGAATTACCACTTGTTAAGTAATTTACAAAAATAGTATCGGCAGAAAATTCTGTTGCCTCTTTAGTTGCCAGAATTGTTCCAATAACACCAGAAGTTAAACCAACTAATTGTTGTCCAACTAGTTGTGAAATATCATATTTTTTATAAACGATATCGTTTCCTTCATTTACTGCTACTTCAGAAACAGATGATAGTTTAACGTAATCTAATTTTGTATTGAGACCAACCTCACCGGGGATAACCATTTCTCCTTGCTTGAAAGCATATTTTCCAAAGCTTTCAATTTGATTTTGGAGAGTTGATTGTAATTGGGTTAATTCTCTGCCTTGAATGGAGTATCCAGGACGAAAAAGAATCTTGTAAAAATTCTTTTTCGCATCAAAGTCCTCGTAATAAGGATTTACGTTAAGGTTGGTCTTCTGTGGCATTGTACCTCGCCAATAATACTAGCATTCTCGTTGAAGTATTTAGCGAAGTTTTGAAAGATCAGAACTCAATTACGAGTTTGATGTCTTCAATTTGGTCAGGTGCGCGAGTGATGAGACGGCGGTTCTCAATATAAATTACTTCACCCGAATTATTCTTAACTTCTGGATTTGCCAATCCATTGGTGAATGTGGAACCAAGGATAGAAGAATTGTATGAAGTATTTACAGTTCCAGAAGCACTAGACAACTGACCAGTAATTGCGTTAGCGCCATTGCTTTCAAACGCTCTTACAATACCAGAATCAGTGTGAGCATCATTGGTTTGAATGTACTTAAGAACACCAGCAGTTGTTGAACCAGAATCAAGGGTCCAAGAACGACAGTACCGTAAGCAGTACCACCTGTTACTGTTTGTTGAATTCTTTCGTCTGTGATAAAATCGGCAGTCAGCTCCAGTGATCTTAACTGCTCTTAGACCGGAGAGAGTATCTGCTGTAGAGAAAGTTGTTGTTCCAAAGTTTTGTGGATCCTTAAGAATACCAATTCTACGGAAATCGTTGTCAACTGGGAAGTCACCAGAACCTTCAGCATAAGTTAGACGGATGTTTGTCATAACTCTCTTAGCATTGAGTTCTTCCTCATGATCGCTACCATGACCACCAAGAGGAGGAAGAATTGCCTCAATAGCACCTTTCCATCCGCTTGCCGTGGCAACACCAGTTGACAATCCAACATTGCTGAATAAGTTACCATTTCCAAGAAGAACATTGGCATAGGTGTATCCAGATCCTCTTGCTTGAATTTCTGCTGAGGTAATAGCACCGCTTCCATTTGTTACAAACTTAACGATACCACCTGTTCCATCACCTTTAATTGATGTGTAGAGGGTTTGTGAAGCAGGAAGACCGGATCCTGCATCTTCAATAGTTACAACATCAATTGCTCCGTCAACTGCTGCTGCTACCACTGCTTGACGTGAAGAGTTTGATGGAAGAACAATTGGCATAAAGTCCGATGAAAGAAATCTTAGAACATCATCGGTAGGCATTGTATACATATACTTCCAGATGTATCCAGCACCAGTTGTTTCTTTGTAAATACCAGTTCCTGCGGTATAGTTAGCACCAGTAGTAATTGGTTCTTCGGTTGCATTTTGTCCGCTAGCGTTTGCTGGATTTTCTCCGTTATAGAGACATTTAAATACTTCATATGCGGAATTCATTACATAAAATTTTGCATCTGCAATTGATGTCGCACCAGTTGCGGTTGTTTTTCCAATCTGTCCGCCTCCTCCAGGAGTGGCGGAATAGTCTGGTTTCCACATGTCAAACTTAGGATTGGCAACCAAATCCCAGTTATAACGGCGAACTACTGCTCTTGCGAAAGCATCCGTGATACGCTTCGCAGCAATAATCTCATCATAAACGGCAATTTTCTCTGCCTGGTTGTCTAAAGGAAGTGGCGGCACATCTTCCGTAGCGTAACGATACACACCAGTCTTTGCTGTTGCGTTGGTGACAATTGTTGATCCATTATCAGCAGTGGCGGTAATTGTGCTTCCAACAGCAGGAACCGAATTAACTCCGCTTGTTCCAAACACGTCGGTTAACAAGATAGCAGAATCATAAACGGCTGCGATTGTTGCTTTAAACGCAGAAGCAGCATATTGACCAGCAGTTGTACCAACAAAAATTTTATGACCAACTGTAAAATTTACAGTTCCCTTAGAATAAATCTCTAGGTATGCCCTCCATGGTTGTGGGCGACCAACAAAGAAGTACATTCTAGTACGCTCGGAACCAGTATCCGTAGCACCTTCAGTTAGCGATTCTAAAAATTGCTTCGCATTAAAAATTCTAAACTTATCAGAAATAATAGCAGCCATTGGTTTTCCGTTCCGACGTGATTTGTGCCAAAGTTATTTATATTTATACCGTTATTTATGTCAATTGAAATGGTACTATTTCTGTTCCCGTGTCAGAAACAGATGTGTTTCCATTTACAGTTATTGATTTTGGAGATGGACTATTATCAACAATTGTATTTCCTTGACACGTCAATAAAACAGTTCCAGAAATAGATGACAATTTGCTTGGAATATCAAAGTTTTGAGTATAAACTGGAGAACCTTTAACAACTCGTAAACTTGACATATATCCATTCAATTGATATTGATTGAGATAATTCGTAGCGTAACCAACAGTACATCCGGTAGCATCGGCAGTTTGAGAAGAAGTTCCAGTGAAGACTTGAAAACCATTTAGGAAAGCTCTAAATGTTGTTCCAGATCTTGTCCAAGCAATATGATTTAAAGTAGATAATTGAATCCTTGTTCCAGAAGTTTGTTCTAAAACTGAAGATCCGTCAAACGAAGTTAAGTATAAATTACCAGAATTATTGCGAATTCCCCAATACCAATTAATACCAGTTAAGGCAAATATCATTGAATATCCAGTTACACTTGTTAGATTAACAAAACATTCTATGCCATAATCTCCATTACCAAAATCAAAATCAGATGCTGAGGATATTTGTAAATAATCACCATTTCCATCAAATTTAACAGATTTTCCAACTAAGAAATTAGAACCTCTAACAGATGAACAACCAGTAAATGATGTGGAAGTTTTGCCAGTATACTGAATAACACCACCATTTCCAGTCGTCAAATAACCACTAGATGGGAAATAAGAAGTATTTGGAACATCTATTGTAGATTGAATTGTTCCTGTAAATTGAGAAGTAGCAACTGGATTTTGAATTGATGGAGGAAGAAGATTAAAATAATCTCCAGAGAGAGTATAGCTTGAATTTGCTCTATCTGTAAAATCTTGTAATGTTAAAGATGGATAATATGTATCAATTTCTTGTATTGTTGTCCCAGAAACTCTAGCAGATCCATCATCAAATATTCCAGAAAAATGCGAAATTCTATGCCCAGCATTGGTTTTTTCATATGTTCCAATATATTCTGTTAAGCCACCAAATATAGCATTTCTTATTAAAATATCCGGTAATGATCTTCTGCCAACAAAATATTGTCCATTTATATCATCTAGGTTTATAAAACCATTTATTCTTGTGAAAATTGGATCACTTAGTAAGGAACTTTCTGTATAACCATCAACAATTCCTGTTGGTGGAGGAATGATTAATACTTCTGTTTGATTGATATAAATTTGTGATACTTCACTTGTAACACTTTGTATTTTAACTGATATATTGAGCTCAGTATCTGCGATAGAATTTAGAATACTAAATGCTTGTGTTGCTATCTCAGATTGACATCTTGATGTAGTTGTTACTACAGAATTATAATAAACAAATGGAGAAACTGAAATATTTACAAGTTTTTCTGAAATTAAGAATTCTGATAATTTAATTTCTTCTTTTTTTATTTCTCCTCTTAGTTCTACCGCCAAATATCTCAGATCAAAACCAGATATAATATTGGTTGATCCTGCTTCAATAATTCTATTTCCACCATCAACAAAAATAGAGGATATAGATTGAACTGAAATTTCTGGTTGTAATTCAGCTACTATACAAATGGAAGTAGTTGTAACAGATGTTGATGGAGAAATAATTTGGAATTGTGTTTTTCTTTCTTCAATTCCCTCTATTGCTGATGTTCCGCCCTTAACTGTTACAACTTGTGATTGTGATTCAACTACAGATACGCCGCCAAATACAGTAGATATTGGATCTGGAATTTGACGCAAGAAAGTTCCTGCTGTCCAAGATTTAGCAATCGTGTTTGATTGTCCTCTTTGTACTTTGAGGAAACGATCACTTAACTTTCTGTAATATCTAACAATCTCATCACCAATTAATAGATAACCATTTGTCTTGAATTTACTTGTATCAGCAACGTATACAATATTGTCTGATGCACCAAGATCAACATCAAGATAAGCACCAGTAGCATAGTAATTAACATTAGAAAGAGCATCATTGGGAATTAGATTTTCAACTGTTGTTGTAATTTGTTGGCTTGTTGAAATCGTAGTATTAGAGATAATATCTTGAATTTGAGCAATTATTATCGTTGGTTCTTCAGATATTGTTACAACTTTTACCTCGTCTAACTCTGGCGCTATAGTATCTAAGAATTCAATATGCTCTCTACTTAGATTATCACCAGTATTTCTTACTAATTGAATAATAGATGTAATAACTCTATCAGAAGATACAGGACTATCAAAGAAAATAGATGTGAAAGAATTGACACCAGAAATTTGATTTCCAAGAACATCAACAATGGATACAATAGTTAAACTCTCAAGATCTACAAAAGAATTAACACCAACGTTGATTAAAGATACACCGATATCTCTTTCAGAAAGAATATCATATCCTCTTGAAACAACAACTTTTGGTGCTTTTGTATATCCAGATCCACCATCAATCAAATCAACGCTAATGACTTGACCTTTGCTTACTAAAACATTAGCCCTAGCTCCACCACCATTCCCATCTGTAGAGATAAAGTTTAATACAGGAGGAATGTAGTATTGATATGCTGTTGGTTGAGTTAGGGGATCATAACTTCTCTGGTTCCATTCAAGACCGATGACTTTACCATTTTCTATTTTTGCTACAACACTAAGACCTTCTCCACGAGTAACTCCATTGTAAGTCTCGACATCAACGGTTCCATAAAGAGAATTAGAAACTTGTTGATTACTTCTATTCTCTTTGCTGACTGCTACTCCTGGCAGTTTTTTAATTTTTCTAAAACTTTCTTCGCCATCAATTCGGATTAAATCATTGTTTGATAGGAAAACAAATGGTTTCTTATAAGTTTTTCCTAAAATTGTGCCAGACCAAATTTGATTTAAATCTGAAAGTAATAATCTGTTATCTTCATCTTTTTCAAATACAACAGTGGAGTTTGAAATAGAAATAGAAGTATTAAGATCGTAAAAACCTTTTACAGAAAAAATTATATTTTTGGTATTGTCAATTTGATATTTGTTTCCAAATACATCAAATTCAATCGTATTCCCGTTTACGTAAACATTTGAAATTTCTCCAATCACATTGTAAGTATTATTTCCATTTACTTGATATGCGTGAATTGAAGAACCAATCTTATCACCCATCCACCCATAGTTAATAAATTGAGACAATCCACCAGTAACTTGTATAGAAACTCTTGATTTTGCGTAATAAGTATCAGGATTAAAATCATAAATGTTAAGTACTTGTCCGACATCTCTTCCGTACAAATATCTCATATCAATCTTCATTTCTTCTAAAATCGGAACATTGAAGAAAATATTTGGACCAGAAATCGTATATGAATATCCTTCTCTTTGTAACACTCCATCTAGGAAGACATATAAAAAGTCTGGTTCTTCTATATTTTGTACGGTTAAATCCTCAACATCTAATATTAAGAATGGACCAGATCTAGTACCATTAACCAAATTATAATCAATGGTTAATCTCTTGTAATTACCAACACCAATACCTACAACTTTTTCAACGGCAGTTGGTTCCCCGATACTCTTGGCACTAAAATCTTGATCCCAGATTGGAGCTACATCAAATACCAATTGGTTTGGTATTACATCTCTTTTGATGTAATAAGAATCAAATCTTGGATAATCTTCGGTATATTTTGGTCTCTGTAGAACAGCATTAATTGTTAAGAAAAGATCTTCATCCTCATCTGTGATGACTTCATCGCCATTTTCCCAATAAAGATCAAATACTCTATTTTCTCCATCAACATAATCTGGAAGTGATCTTGTTACAGATTTTTTATCTAAAATATCTTTTACATTCAGATAAAGTGAATTGAGTGAAGAGGAAACATCATTACATTCCTGTGAAAGAAGTAATGGATCATCAATTAGATTGTAGTTTGAATATGTTTCTGTGTTTGACCAATATCCTGTTTTGTTTTGATTTACTTCTGTAATTTCTACACTTCCAGCGCCATCTGCGATAATTTCTTTAACAATGTTAATCATTGTATTGATACTAGAAGCAACCTCTTGACAAATAGGAGAAATCGGATCGGTGAGAACGGTGCTATCAATTACAGGAGAGATTGTTGTATAAGCACCAGCAGTTAACTGATTTCTCATAGCAGCAATCATTAATGATCCAAGATTTTCCCAAGCATCAATAGCAGCTGCTGTCTCTTCTGGTGTTCTGTTAATGTAAGTTAATTCTTCTCCGTATGGATATCCAGCATTTGTATAATAAGATCTAGCAAATTCTACAACTTTTCTATTTCCACCAAACTTTAAGTGATAAGTGATAGCATCAATGAGATATCCGAGATCTCTTTTACACTTTTGCTTATCTGTTGGTGGTAAAGTATAATTATCATAAATGTATTCGCCAATTTCATCCTGTAGATATGCTTTGTTTGATTGAATTAAATTAGAAGCATCATAGAACGTTCCATTATTGATACCACTGAAATAGAATGTAATCTGATCAGATACCGAAGATGCTAATGCGGTATTTGATACTGTTATTTGTGTTGCGCTAGTAATTGCGGTTATTCTGGTGTTTGCTGGGAATGCCCTACCACAACTGACATACATTCCAATGGCAACTCTATTTGTATCAGAAATTGTAATTGTTGCTGATCCTAAGTTATAAACAACATTGCTTTCAACGATATCCCAATTTCTTATCGCAAGAGTTGCTAAATTAGTAGCATATCTAAAGATATCTAAAGAGCTTGCCTTGTTCTTAGTGATATAATCATATTCAGTATTGGTTCTAAAAATATTAACATAATCAACGGTTTTTATGTTTCCACCAAATCTTATGTCATGCTGATAAGCATCTAAGACACAACCAATGTCTTCTTGATAATCATCAATTTTAGAACTCCAATCAAGTGATGAGTATTTTGCTTTTCCGTATCCAATTGCCTCTTCAATAATGAAAGTTCTATTTCTTTCGATCTGATTAGCAGCATCTAACCACCTACCACTTCTTTGATAGATATTTCTAATTTTTCTTAGATATCTTGTATTGTATTGATTATTTTTAAAAGCAAAATATTTACCATAGAAAGTCACTCCTCTATAAGAAGTAAGATCATTTAAATCATTACCAGTTCTTTCTGTTCCTGGACCAAGTGGTGGGTTTGAAAATACGATTGTATCTCCTTGTACTGTATATGCTACTTCTGGTTCTTGGAGAATTCCATCTAAGGTAATAATCAAACTCTTGGCGCTGATCGGAGTGAATGGTACTCCAGCATCATTTCTTATTTGGAATACTGTTCTTCCCTGTAATCTACCGTCACTATCATAATATCCATTAAATGGTTGAGCAAGAGATACAGTAAACGCACGATATTCACTAAAATTAAACTCTGATGGAGATGCCGAACCAAAACCTCTACGTATTCTTTGGTTCTCTACTTTTGTATAGTTTGTGTTACAATTCTTCTTGTATTTTCAATCGTGACGACATTTTTTTCTGGATCCCATAATTGAATAATTGAAAAATGTCCATTCTTTGCCGTTTGTTGGGGCATTGATGTTGAACTATTTGTTTCAACATCAACTTGACCAAATAATTTAAATCCAGCTGGGTGAGTTGTTGATTTAATCAACTCTCTCCACTGTTCAATAGGAGTTTTTGATTTGATAACGTAAGAATAATCCTGATAGAAATTACTATCTGTAATCTTTTGATTAGAAACACCAAGTTTTCCCTTATCAGATTTATAATATCCTAAGTTATTATAAAAACTTGTAATATCTGGCAATAATCCTGTTACAAACACGGATTTGATTGTGCCAGTTGAATTGCCATCAATTGATGTTACGGTATAATCTTTTCTAAAAATTCCTGTTATATTTTCTACTTTCAGTAGATTGGATCCTTCTCTCCATTCCGATACTGTGCCTCTAGCAACTTCTACACCAGAAATTGTTTGAATTACAATCTCGCCTTTCTGAAACTGACCAGAAAAATTAACAAGCGAAAAAACATATTTTGAAGTAAAGTCAGAAGATACTGTTTTATCAAGATGGAATGATCCACCGTTCTTAAGTATAGAAATACTCTGAGGAACACCAATAGAATTGCTATTGACGTATGCTTCCACATCTCCTTCAACAATCTCAATTTCTGGAGCAAACGTATAGTTTTTTCCCGGATTTTCTACGGTTATTGAAAAAATTCTTCCCTGCCTAACAATAATTTTAAATTCAGCATTAATTCCATCTCCATTTGTGATGACAATCTTTGGGTTGTGATAATTTGATCCTTCGTTATCTATTCTGACATCTGTTATTGTTTTTGTTATTTGATCAAACAATACAGTTGCTTGTGCCTTAAAAGGAGCAGATGGGTCACATCCAACAACAATTGGTGACTTCTTATAATTTAGACCAGAATTTATGACATCAAACGAGTTTATTGAACCAATAGCAAATTGGCCAGTTGTTGTATAAGTTATAGATCCAGATCCATCCCACAAAGGAACAGAACTTAATTGATATACAAAACGAGTTGAAGTTACATAAGTAATCGTTTTGGTTCCTTGTAAAGGATCGGAAATAATTTTAAGATATTTTTCATCTGAATTTACAACGCCATTCTTATCAAAGTAGTAAAAATTAGCAAACTGTGTTTGTTGTTTTTGCGTGTATGTATTTACAGATAATCTTGGACCAAATCCAAATTTAACATCAGTAAATGATCCAGAATTTCCAGGTAAAATAGTTGATGTTGTTTTTTCTTCTGTTACAATATTGTAATTTTTACTTGGACTTAAATCAAAGTAAGTTCCAGTTAAAGAAGAATGCGATGTGTCAAATTTGTATCTATAGTATTCCTGAATATCAATATTTGGATTTGGAGTAAAGTTTACGTTATCTGTAGAGAATTCAAATTTATAATCAACAGTTTCGGCAGTTTCTACAGAAACCAATTTTAGTGGGAGTGCTGGTATCAAAGAAACTAGTACTAATCTTTACATCTTCAGCATTTGCTTTTTCAGTAGAATAAGAAAAAACAATTATCAGCTTCTTGTGTATTTGGATCGTATGACTTAATAAATCCAGAGAAACTAGAAGAAGATATCTGATAATTGTTGGCAAAGTTGTATCTTGGTTTGTATAGAGAAACTTCTTGACCATCATAATGGTCTGTATTTTGTGTACCTTCTCTTGCTCTAATTACATTAATTCTGTTGCCAGAAATTGATGACACCTGTACAATTTCGTTGCCAATTTTAAGTAGATTGCCGTTAGAAGCACCTATAGAACTATCAACAAACAGTGCCGTAGATCCAGCAGCAAATCCGACATGATCAACATAAATTGTTAATCTGGCATTTCCAAGAGATGCTAATGACCTCACTAGATCTTCATCATCTACACTTAGATAATCCGCTTTTTTGTATCCAGATCCGCCATTCTGAATTACAACAGAGGAAACAATTCCAGCAGCAGATACAATGATGCTAGCAGTAGCTCCTGTTCCAGATCCGCCAGTGAGTGAAATATTGTTATAAGTTCCTGGAGTATAATCTGCTCCGCCATTTAGAATTTCAAATCTCCCTACACCAGTGTAATTGATATTTGATATGTACTCTGGAGATGAAAACTTTACTTTTTGATAAAGTCTTTTTCTTACGTAATAGGTTTTTGTTTTTATTGCGTCATTTGGAAGAATATCAATACTAACTTCATCACCAATTCCTAAACCATGTGGTTGAATAGTTTCAACCAACGCAACATTTTGATTTACAACAAACGGTTCTAGATTATCGCTTAACGATGTAAGACGAATAATTCTAGATCCAGAAGTATTGAATAAATCGTTTGATTGAATAAAATAATCGTCATTAACTGCCCACGTACCAGTTAAAACTTTAATTTTTACAACATTCTGTCTTGATGTTCCTTCTAAAACTTCACCTGTAGCAATTGGAGGATTAATACCATCAGTTAAAGATAAAATCGCACCTTTTGTATAATTGCTATCCTGATCAATTAAGATTGAAAATGTTTTAATGTCTGCCGAAAATGTTCCAGTTGTATTGAAAGTACCAGAAACATTTTTTAACACAATAGTATTGTCATTGGAAACAGTACCAACAATTTCACCATAAGAACCGGTAGCAGGTTGTCTTAATGTATCATTAGCAAACAAATAAGCACTCTGAATTGTAGTTAGTTGTACAACCTTTGTTTCTTTGCTCTGTAGGTAATTTACTGTTTTGCCATTTACCGAAGAAACGATTGCTTCGGCATCTTGACCTTCTGTTCTAGAATTATCAAAATAGAGTTTTGAATTTACAGAAAAGTTATCAGAAGAATTTTCAATGGAAACACTATCAACCACTCCTGGCTTTACCTCAGCAATCTGAGCAATTACACCTTCGCCATTTCTTGGCATTCCGGAAGAAAATAATCTTCTGGATTTCTTTGGAATATCATTCTGATTGATGTCAGAGTTATAGTTACTATCAACCGGCAATGAATAAAAATTCTCACCAATAAAATATGGAAACTGTGGTACTTGATTGGCATCAATTGTCAGGAAATAAGCGTATGTTCCATTTGGATAATCTGGAGTTATACAAAATCTTCCATTATTTTGATCAAGCGTTCCACTCTTATGAACATATCGGTAATCGTTGGTGAAAGTTCCCAGTGGATAGGTTACAGTTGATGGTCCTTTTGGTCTATTGTTATTCAATGAATAACTCGTTGTCATTCTAATAATAGATGACTGTGGATTTAAAGGATCCTGATAGCCAAATGGACCATAGATTGGATTTCCATCATGAGCAAATCCAATAATTGGAGAATGTACTTTTGTTGTTGGTTCAGTACCAGCTCCATTTAAATTATCATTAAGAAGTACTCTCAGTGCTTTTGGATTACCAACATGACCATATCCATACTTTAATACTTGATTATAGTTTTCAAATAGGTAACCATATTCAGTGTCTAGCACGTTTGAGAGTTTTTTAAATCTATTCTTGTTCCACTCTTTTAGATAAGGAACACCAATCGCACCTTGACCAATTGGAATAATGTCTACAATTACTGTATCTTGATTGTAAAAATTGCCTTCATCATTTTTCACAAATCCTGTTATCTTGCCATCCGTATCTACTATAGCGGTATAATCAGCAAATCTTCCTCTTCCAGCGTTATCTCTAATTCTGACAATTGGTGGGGATGAATAGTATTCACCTGGATTATCAATGATTAAACTGGTTACTTTTCCTCTGGTAACTACAGCACGAACAACAGCTCCTCGTCCTGAAGTAATTGTAACTTCATGGAGTTCTCGGAAACACTGTAGTTGTATCAACAATAATTCTTTCAACTACTTGCCCAGATAAGATTGCTCTTGCTTGATTTGGAACATCATCTAAAAGAACAAATGGAGGATTTACATAACCAGTTCCTTGACTATCTACAGCAATGCTCTCAAGCAATCCAAAACGAATACTTTCTTCATCACGAAATCCATAGATTGGGACACCATTTAATAGAATACCAACATCTCTTTGGTGTTTTGTAAACCTCTGTCGTCTTTGTTGCTTCTTTTCTTATAATACGAAGTATTTTTTGATCCTTTACTTCTTCGAGTTACAGTAGAACCATCTAAAATTTTGTATGATGGATAACTGGAGCTCGTGATATAATAGTATTGGTCGTCCTCAAAAATAGCAGAAACATTAGTAGATACTTCATTTAGAGAAGTAGACACTGAAGTGTTTGTTGGTGTAAATACTGGATTTCCGTCACCAACAATCCATCTTGTCTGGTTTGTTCCGGTGATTACAATTTTTGGATCAGAAGTTTGAAATCCTGGTTCTGAAATCTGTATCTGATCCCCAACAGAAGCATACGGATGAGCATCTTGCGGAGATAAGTTATAAGCAACACCAAGCGTTAATAAAGATACACCAGAACCTTCTATGATAACTGGTTTATAAACGGTTGAACCAGCTAGATGTAATACAGGATTTTGTCCTCTTGCTCTAATGATGAATTGTGTGATATTTTTATCATCAAACGAAATTTTCTCGTCATTGATTAATACTTCGCCGGTTAGATCCCATCCAATCGTTGAAAATACATCAATTCTTTTGCCTAAACCACTGGATGATAATAGATCTTTTTCTAAACGGGTTTTTGTAGAAACAGAGAAGGAACCATTTACAGTTTCAGGAGCAAGAACAATATTCCAAATTTGCTCATCATCAAAAGTACCATCGGCAAAAACATTATCAACTACAGCAGAGGCATAACCATATTCGTCAGTTGGAAGTTGTACAATCTGCTTTCCAATGAGAGTTTTTGGATTTCCAGAAACAACTTTTACTTTTAGCGCATAAATGTTAATCCAATCTGCTTCAGATGCTTTGTAAGTAAAGTCTCTTGGTTTGTATACATCTGGTTTGTTATTAGTATCTCTTGATACGATCGTATTAAAGATAAACTTGATTGAACTATCAGTTCCCTTTGCTTTATAGAACTTCTGAATATTTTTGATTAAAGTTCTCTTATCAACTTCCCCCTAAGATACTTCTCCGGAAAAGAACCTAGATACTGCGATTCAAAGTTTTTAACAAAAGCATACAGGAAAAGATTGCTGATATTATAAACAATTTCACCAGAAATATGAGATGCTGCTTCGGTGCTTTGAAAATCTGAATGATCATAAAGATCTCCAAGTGTTGTATTGCCACTAACACCTCTGGAACATCCTTGAAGTTGATTGTTTGTTCTTGTAGCATAGAAGATAATCTCGCTGCCAATTCTTACATATCCATTCTTCTCTGGAAAAGAACTGGCATCAATCAGATAAATTGATGTATCTGTGGAAGAAATACTTGAAGCTAAAATATCATTTTGCTTCAGTAAATTCTTCTCATAAAAATCAATGTCCAAGTATTTTTGGACATTACTAACGATATCAAGTGCTCCACCCTGAACTTCTAGAGATTCATAATACTTTTCAACAAACTTACCAAAAAGTTCATATTCTGTTGAAATGAACTCTGGAAGTTGTGACTCAATAAGAGTAGAAATTCTTTTGGTCTTGACTGCCATCTACTTACTCTTTGTACGCAATGAAGGTGGAATTTGCTATATCAACATCTAGATAAACCTCTCTTATCGCTTTGATATCATTAGATAGAGGTTTAACTCTGAGTGAAATTCTGTTATCAAAGAAGCTTCCTTTGATGATAGTTAAATCATACATTTTTAACTCACCTTTCACATAATCAATATCACCAACTTCCCTATCCAGGACAATCTTTTCACCAGTTATAGCGTCTAGTCTATATAGGATAATTTTACCACCCCTATCTTCAACATAAACATCAAAATTTGGGTATTCGGTCACTCTAAAACCAGTTGACGACAGGACTGGATTATCGCAGTCTTCGTCAAAAGAATTCTGGAAACACACTTCGTAATAGAACGTTGAATTGAGTTGAGGATAGAAATCCTTTCTCATAATTACAGAAGTTAAATTAGAATTGATGCTTTTATCAGCATCATCAATCACACCAACTGCTTTACTGTGCCGAAACTTACCATTAAACTTTTCAGTATCTGATGTTTCAATGTAACTCTGTAACGATGTAATTACTTTGTCTCTGATCTGTGCTGGTGTCTGATCTGTGATTTGACTGTTGTAGTAAATCTTACTATCAAGCTCAACATAAAGAATTGATGGATCAACCAAGACTGGTTCAACAGAGGCAACAACATATCTTTTCAACTGTGATACAATTTCTTGCTTCGTGATGGAGGTGAGATATGCTGCATCTGTTGGTTTGAGTACAATAAACACCTTACCATATTGCGGAGGAACCTGATCTTCGCCTCCAAAGATGATAATGTCGCTTGTGGCAGGATAGATGTTACGAACGATCGCAGTATAGTCCTGAGAGGTCACAGCACGGTCCTGTGTGCCATATGACTTCGGCGCATTGTATTTGATCTTCTTCGTGGTTTCAATCTCTTCACCGCCTGCTGCAGCAACCGTAGAATTGATTGTAACAGTAAATCCACCAGGAGTTGCTCCATCCTGATTTTCTAATACACCAGAAAATACAAATGTTCTTACACCATTTGATGCTGGTCCAGATGTAACAAGATAAGAAGCTTCAACAACTGCATTGTTTTCTAATTTTTTTCCCAACACTCCATCACCAAAGATAATCTCGTATCGTTCATCTTCAATTTCATTCAGAAAAATATTTTTGAATTTCCATCAACACCAAGAATATTATCTGATACCAAATAAGGTTCGGAGAAAGATCCACCGGCAGGAAATACTTTTACTCGGATGGTGTTCGTGTCAATATTTGAGTTATCAAGAATGAATTTTTGTGATGCTACTGCTGTGTTGACAGTAAATGTGTTAACTAGTTGTGTTCCTTCTTTAATGGGAACGTTCAAGAAAGTAGCAACACCATTTGAAACTTGTGCCTTCGCATCATCTAATACAACATACTGATAAAGAACATTATCATAAGAAGCAACAAATCCAGTTCCTTTCTTAAGAATTAACTGTGTATCAGTTGTTGAATTGGTATATGTAACAGTAAATGAGATATAAGCTGTCGGTGAGGTCGCACTCTTTGGTCTGTACCTAATTGCTTCGCAATCGCCACTACGTTGTCTCTCAAGGTGGCAGAATCAATGAATAGTTCATTGACTACCATGTTGGTATTAAACGCCGTGTAGTAGGTATTATAGGCAAGCACATCAAGTAAGTTGGATAATGCCGAACCCTCAAAATCATAATCAGTGAATTCGGACTGCCCCCTGAGATAATCCTTCAGAGCAGTTTTAATTTCCGTGAAATCTAGATTAGCAAGTTGAGTGTATGGCATTATCGTGTACGCTCTAAGAAGAATTCTACTGCTACTGGTGTGTCTTCTCTACCACGAATTACATAAGTTAGTTCAACCGAATATCCATTTGAATCAAAATCTGGTATTACAATAACATTTGAAACGACAATTCTCGGTTCATAACGTTCTAGAACATCAATTACAGTAGATCTAATGATACCGGCAGTACCATAATCCAATGGTTCAAATAGTGTGGCATATATTCCAGAACCTAATTCTGGTTGAAACATACGCTCGCCCTTATTCGTAAGAAGCAAATTTATAATTGATTGTGTAATCGCAGCCTTATCCTTCACAATGACAAGATCATCAGTGACAGGATGCTTCTTAAAAGTAACGCTCAAATCTTTGAACGTCTGAAATTCGGGCATTTAGACACAGCAAGTTGCTATTATTTATTCACTCGTGCCAACGTTCAACAAAATCATCAAACCCGCCAGAACCACCACATGGTTTGCTATAGCGATCTTCTGGAATAGAATATAACTCGTCTTTTCTTTTCTTTACAAGTTTTAAATATTTGTCGCTGTCAGTTTCAGTAATCAGCGTCATACCATTTTCAACAAATTCATTACCTTTATCAACTGGGTGTAATCCCATAAAAAACCTCTCTAAAGTACTGTTTCCAGAACTTTTAGAGAGGTTGCTATCTCTACTACTATTTATTATCTACCTTGACCGCGATAACGCTTACTGCGACCATTCCTAGAAGTAGCACTTAGGTCGTGTTCTTTGAACGCCTTGACGGGTCTTCTTTGGTGTTCCCTCAACGTAACCAGTCTTGACTAAACCACCTTTTGCTTTTGACATATTATGAATTTTGTAATCGTGTACCAATCTTTATTGTAGGATAACTAAACGGTCCTGTCAAGGTCCTAGGTGTTGTTGCTCCAAGAATTAAATCTGCTTCATCACCAGTAACTGCGAAAAGTTGACCATTGATCAACACACTATTGTTAATTACTGGTTCAATTCTTCGTATTCCAGGTTGACATGGAATAGGAATAGCAGGATTAATTTTTAAACCTTCCACAGATGAAGGTAAATTTGTAGAATTATAAAACTTTACTTGCTGTCCTTCCATTCTTACATTAGAAGATATAAAAGGCGATCCTCCTAATGCTTTTGCTGGATACAAACAATTGCCATCTGTACTTGATGTATCAACTGTATCTGGTCCTACAATATTTGGCATTATACCGTCTGTGCAACTCTAATCAGATCTTTCTTAATACCAGCTACATTGTTGTGTAGATAATCTAATGTATCAGACAAACTCTCGTAATTCTTACTCTCAGGACGACGATACATCAATGTAGGTCTCTCCAACTGTGATATTCGCTGGTCCAGGCTCTGTAATCTCTCTGACAGCGTTAGGAGTGCTTGTTCCAATTTCTGCTGTTGCCTTTGTAACTCTTCCATCATTTTGATCTCCTCGTAGGAATGCCTCTGCAGCACGACTTTCAAACTCGTCACAGAAGGCATCAAAGTTATTTAGAATACTATCAAAGTCTTCAAAGTCGGGTTTTTTCATGATTTTTTTTCTGGGAAAATTTTTTATTTTTTGAGGTTTTCAAAAAACCATTTTCAACAATATTTATCGGTCGTCTGGATACTTTTGTAGGTTAGGGGAGGTGCTGTATGGGACCCGCTCTGGCCGCCCCGTTATACTTAAGGGGGCAATTTCACTGCCCCACTGTCACTAACTGCTTGGCGATGTTGCGCCCTACGAATGACTTAACTTGATAGGGGATTGTGATTTGTTTGCTTGCATCTTCGTGGCGATAGATGTAATGTTTGCCACCGTTTCTATGTAATGTCCACCCATGCACCTTTGCCAATTTCTGTAGTTGTTTGGTTGTCACGGTTAGTGTAGAGAAATGGGGGTGTGGTAGGATGGGGGGTCACCCGAAGGTGGGGAGTTTGGAGACTGCCTCCTCATGGAAGGCATCGGCATGAACGCCTGCCCACCACCAACCCTCAGCAGGGCAGATCATGCCAGCGTAGCGGGTCTGTCGGGCGGTCTCTGTCTTGCGAGCGACCCACATGGTCTCACGGGTTTCGAGGTCAGAGCACTGAGAGTAGATTGCCATGGGTTGGGTTCGTTTGATCTGTGGTTAGTCTACAGGGGCGACCCCTCAGTGGCGGTCGCTGATGTGCCAGCTACCAGTCTGGACAGGGGCGACCTTGCCAGAGCGCACATCCTCGCGGTATGCTGCCTCTTGGGCGAGGCGCTCCATGTAGGATGCCATCACCTGCTGGATGATGGGGTCGTTGGCGGCGGTCTCGTTGACCAGGAAGGCGCCTTGCTGTTGGAGGGGTTGTTTGTTCATGCTGTTAGTCTACAGGGTCAGGATGGGAGATCGGGGGCAGACTGTGCCACCCCTTCGATCGTCACAGCTCTGCCATCATCTCGTTCATCTCATCTGCATCAATGGCGGGGAATTCCAACGCACACCGTCACGGGTCTGAACAAGGTGGCGCCCGATGATGCCATCGGTCATGCAGCGAACGAACTTATCCCAAGGGGTCTCATCATCGCCGCAGTACTCTACACATGCCTTAGCGGTGTTGTAGAGGAATTGATCATTGCCAATCCACAGGGCGGCATTCCAGGTTTCGTAGGTTGCCCAACCGTTGTAGGTGCTGAGGGTGTTGGTCATGTGTCGTTTGCTGATGTGATCAGTATAAGGGGTCAGCAGTGCCCGATGGGGCAGCTGGTGGACAGTGCCTCAGGCGTCCATCCCCATCGCTGCCTTCAGGTTGTTGTAAGCGTTCAGGTAGTAGTCTGCGTCGGTAGACTTGCCAGCAACACGGCAGTCGCAAGCGAGACACAGCAAAGCGGTTCGGATCGTAGACCACTGCGCCTCAGTCAGGGTGACGGTGCAGAGGTCAAGGGGAAGCACGTTGGTTCGAACGGTCATGGGTCGTTTCGTTTCGTTGTGATCAGTCTAGACGGTCTGGGGTCAGATCCTGGGGGCTGGTGGTCACTTGCCCATGTGGCACCCTCCAGGGGTGATCTCGTTGATCTGCTGGCAGGTTAGGGCGTTGCGATGGTCGATCTTATCCCGAACTTTAAGGGCGGCATCCATGACGTGGGCACCTGCCACGATGGTCACGCTGCCCATCAGCATGACCAGAATTGATTTGGCGAGAAACGACATGGGGTGTTTGCTTTGTTGTTTGTATCCTACAGGGTCTGGGGTCAGATCCTGGGGGATGGTGGACAGTTCAGAGATTGTGCCACAGGGCGTTGGCGATGATGTCAGCAGCACCGCAGAGATCATCACGAACAATCAGGCGCAGCATCTCAGCACCCTCAGGGGTCTGATGCAGCATCCGCACATGCCCGTTGGCAGCGTTGGGGCAGTTGCTGTGAACGATGGCGATGGCGAGGGCGGTTGCTTCTGTCTTGGTCATGTGGTTTGTTTGTTTGATCGTATCCTACAGACCCCAGGCGCTGCATCGCCCACAGGTAGACCAGTTCGGCAAGTGTCCCTCGCTGACGGATCACGGGCAGGGTGGGCATGGTAAAATGCGTCATGGTGAGTTAGGTATACTTTGTGGGGTGAAGATCAGTAGTCGCTGAAGATGTAGACCACACGATACTTCACTTCACAAGCGGTGAAATCGTAGCGCAGCGAACTATCGTAGGTCGCCTCCCAATCAATCACCAAAGCAGAGGGCACATCGCTGATGTCGTTGTAAAACTCTTCAGCAAAATCAGCGGTGGATTCGTAACAACCACGGTAGCGTTCATCACACCCTTCGATGTCAGAAACGCAACCCATCTCACCGATCAAAGCATCAACGGCATCATAACCGATCGCTTCACCACAGCGCACATACTCTTCATAATAGGCAACAAAATCGTTTTCGTTGTAGTTATCAATGAACTCCAACATGTCGTCGAGAGCATAATTCTCTTCGAGCAACTCATCCACCTTCTCTACAGCATCGGCAGAGAGCACTTCTTTATAGTTAGCGGTCAAGGTGACAGACATTTGTTTGTTTGAACTGAGAGAATGATAGAATGGATTTGGGCAGGATGGGGGCATCAGTGGACACCCCCGCAAGTGTCACAGACCGTTTAGGAAGTCTGCCATCGCTTCCTGATAGTCTGCCTCAGTCTCAAAGACCCGACCATGGATGGTACGGGGGTACTCTGCCTTAGGGGCAGGGGTGGGCACATAGTCCCGACCCTTAGCGAGGATCTGAGCGACGTAGGGGTTGTTTGTTTTCATGAGACTAGTATGGCACCCCCAGGGGCAGTCTGGGGGGATTGGTGGACAGTCTGCCAACTGGCACAGCGAAGCGGCCGCCCAGTTTGTGTTACTTTGTGTCCCAAACTTTTATGTGTCGTTTCACTTCATGAGCACACTTAGAGCAATGAAGAACACCATCCCAATCATCATGAATGCTCGTTTCTTTATAGTAACCTTCACCACACTTTTTGCAAGTTTGATTTAGGTGATCGTACATTTTGTAGAGATTGAGTTGGTTTGGGTCAGTCATCATCAATCCTCCAACAAATCAGGATAGTAAGACTCAACCTCAGAAATCAGTTCCTCATCAGTATAGCTGGTGATGTTTTCTTCCATCTGGTCACCAACAATCTGCAGCAAATCTTTGGTGCTCATGTTATCAAGCAGGCGGTCGATGTATGCTTCAACGAGTGCCTGACGGTCAAAAGTGTTGCTCATGGTTCAGTTAGCGTAGAGGGGAAGTTTTTTACGGAGACGAATCGCATCATCAATCATCTCACCAACCTGTTCGTAAATGTAGTCGGAACCACCTACATCAGCGAGCACATCTTGAGTGAAAAGTGTAGAGAAATAGTCGTCTTGGTTAGTGTCTTCGTTGAACTCAAAGACATCGTGTTGAGTGAATACAAATGCAGCACAGGCAGCATCTTCACCTTGAGCATCAATCATACTGTTGATGCTATCACGAAGTTCAGAAAGTGTACGGTACATAATCAGTTCAGTTTCTCAAAGTTACGGACAACAATCTCACAAAGTTCAACTAAAACTTCATCATTAAAAAAGATTTTCTCATCATCAATGAATGAAGCGTAAGTGAGAATGTCCTGTTGGATTTGCTCACGAACAGAAAGAAGTTGAGTGTTCATTTCCGAAGGGGAGAATTGTAGTAACGAGTGAAGGCAGTTACGATGATAATGGCGGTGGAGATAACACCAACCAAACCAAGGAAAGTAACACCATCGCCAGTGAAATTGTAAGTGTCAGGCATGTGTTTTGTGTTGACTTGTTAAGTATGGCACCCCTAAGGGTCATTTGGTAGGATACTGTGCCACTTCATTTACTGGCACATAATCTATCTCATTGATACACCATCCCGACTTAGATGATACAAACTCAACGAGATCATCTTCGTTATCAACTGCCCACACAGTTTCTACATAACGAGATGCCAACATGTCGGCAGTTTCAATAGCATCATAATCGGTCCAATCTTCATCGTCACAGGTACAATCAAAGACGATGTGAGTGATCTTCAGGTTCATCGGATTTGTGTTGATGTTGTTAGTATGGCAGCAAACTGTGCCAGTTTCAAGTGATAGTGGACAGTTCAGAAACTGGCACAATATAGCTTGACAATATTGATTATTCTTGAGTAGTATAATCAATATCTACGATAGTATAGTTATCATCGTAGATATCTAGATCACTATATCCATTCAAGATATCTTCTAGAGTTTGTTCTTTCATCTCTTGATACATCTCTTGAATAGTCATAATAAACCTCTTTGAGTATTAATATGTTAATAGTATATTATAACATATAACCTATTATAAGTTATAAGTTATAATTTATAATTTATAAAAATATCGGAAATCCCAATAAAATGAAAATATTGAGATTTCCGATATTTTGAAATTTCACTAATTCAAACGCATACCAGAAAAGAAAGGAACAGTAACTTTCTGATTTTTACAATCTGTGAAAGTCACAAACCACGTATAGTTCTTCTGGAAGACACAATCACCAGGGCAACCATGCTCACGCAGAATAGCATTCAGGCGAGATTTGGTGGTGTTAGATTGCCAACCACCATCAAAGATCTCCACCCAAGTCTCACCCACACGAGCAATCAGATTACCATGCAGGTACACATCAGAGCTGTTAGTGTACGAAACCACTTGAGTGTTATCAAGTTTGAAATCTTTGCCAGCGTGAATGGCAGCGTTCATCTTGCGTTCGATAACTCGCATTGGTTGAATTGCGGTTGACTTAGGTAGTATGGGTCAGATCAGGGGCAATTGGGAGACTACTGTGCCACTTCAATAACTGTCATACCATTCATCTACTTCACGCTTAAATTTGGTAACTTTCTTTTTAGTCTGCCTACGAATATTCTTTACATCGTATCCATAGTCTTCAAAATCTTCATCAAATTGTTTAAACTTATCGTTGTTGTTGTAGCGATAGTTTTGTTTGGTCATTGTTTCTGGTCTTAGTTACTCAAATTGTGTGTGATTATTTAGATTGAACTAGAACACCAGATTTGATCTGTTGGTTAATAAAACGACCAACAGATCCTTTATTGTTGTCTAGTTCAATATCTACAAGTTCTTTACTCAAATTCTCTACAAATTCTTCTACATTTTCACAGTTAAATGTATATTCTTTATCTAAGTTACTATTATACACTACTTTAACTACATTTTCATCTACTTCTACACTATTAATAGCAGAACTATTAAGCTTTTGAAATGATTTCGTCATGTGTGTGTTAATCTTTAAAGTTTAATTGGTAAAAAAATGAAAAATCTTAAAAAACTAAAAAAGTTAAATTCTAAGATTTCTAAAAAACTCAAAAAATCAAAAAAATGAGATTTTTAAGATTTTGAGTTTTCCACAGTTTCCACAGTTTCCACAGGTTGTGGAAAACTTCAGAAACCAGTGTTGAAAGCTTTCAGCATCATCACTTTAGCATACTGAAGGGCAGTCTGCTTGTCACCTGCTTTACGTGCTTCCATGAACGCCTCACAAACTTTCAGATCATCTAGGGCAATCTTCTCTTGAGGGGAGAGGTCAGTCTCAATGGTCTGGATCTTAGTGAGCATCTGGGATGTCTTTTGATTACCTAGGTAGTATAGGGCATCTGGGAGGGTCTCTGAGGGTCTATGTGACACTTTGAGATCTGGCACACACTCAGTTGACTTTCGGTAGCAAGCACGCTAAGCCAACATCTCCACCGCACCTTACTAGTCACTACCGCACCTTAACTCTCTCCACCGCACAATATCTCTCTAATATCTTCATTCGCTCACATATACCATATTTTTTTAACTATTTCTTACTAATGATTATCAATAAGGTCTTTATTATTGAGAACCCTTGGTATCACTGGTGCGGAGCAGTGCGTAACATCTTGTTGATTATCATTAACAACCTTCTTATGACGAAACAACTGAGGCCATGTATTTCGTATGATTTCTGCTAGTTTGTAAGGTGTATTCTCATCAATCATTAGTCATTTCTTTTTCTTTCTATCTATCACTTCAATGTGAGAAGAAATTGTTTTGGTGTTTGAAACCATCGTACTTGTACATCTTCATAATGTTCATACTGTTCTACCTTACCATTAGTGAGAAACAGTTTGTACTTATGTCTATCGTATGGTTGATGACATGTTTGTGAGAATGTGATCATAACTTTTCTAGTTCTACTGATAGAGTAATGAGATCATTCTTATCAATCACTTCTAGGTTATTGAGTGTTGATGCTGTGTATGTTTTAGCATGAGGTAAGGAGTTTACGAATGATAGCGGCAACAAGTTTAGTTTCTGTATCTGCCCATGTATTACGTTCATGCCAGACTTCATCCATGAATTGTTGTGCTCTAAGTGTCATATCAGAACCATGAACCATTAAGTGACTTATGTGAATGCTTTAATGCTTTATACAGTTTCTTAATCTCTTTATATGCTTCATCTGGTTTAATCTTACCACCAATAACAAGATTGGCGAGATAGCTAACATGATGAGAGAAATTGTTGAGATTATTTGTTTGAGCAATTTCTGGGAAAACTTAGATCAGCATCTGGATTAATTGATGGTGTTGGGTAGAGTAATTCTTCTTTTGTTTGTTGTGCTCTAGTCATGATTTGTATCCCATGGTGGTTGTCTTTCTAACAGTTGTTTGAGTTGTGATGAGATTGGTTGTGGATTTTCAATCATATCCATCATATCATAAAATTCTTCTTGTGTCACATAGAATGTGATGGGATGCTGATCTAACCGTAATCTTCTTTCTTCTGATATGATTGGTACATAGAGATCATCATAGGGGTAGATATACATTTGATACCAACCACAATTGATTTCTTCAAAGAATGCTAACCGATCAATGTTATCATCATAATGTATAAACCTAAATGAGAAACAATTTCTGATTGCCCAGAGTGAATCTTCAATCCAGCGTTTCATCCCATTCCTCATATCGTGTCTGTATTCTACCAGCATTCAGGAAAATATTCAAGTGCCCTGTGTTACCATTCTCAAGATAGAATGCCATCCACACATGATGCCCTTCATCCATCACCTCATAGTGATAGCTCTTGATATTATCCAGCAGAAATTCATCTGGATTGTAGAGTGTTTTGTCGTTCATGAGTAATTAAAATGGTAATGTGTTTCCCAGGTAAAGATTGGTTGGTCACGCTTCTCAACCATCATTCTAACACGTTCTGGAATGAGATTGTCATATTTTTTGAAGAATTCTTCTTCTGTTGGTTCTTCTGAACACTGAAGATAGTATTCATGACCAACAAACTTTTCCCACCGTTCTTTTTCACGATCCCTACCATCGTAAGGTTCATAGTAACGACAAATTCTCAACCAAATAGATCTACCTTCACCAGTGGCACAATAATCTACAACAAAGAAACGATAAAATGGTTCAGTCATTAGTATTATACCTTGATTTTTTAAGTTTTTTAACTCTGTCCAAGAAAGCAATAGATTGTTGATAAAGTCCCTCAATCAAATCCTCAATATCATCAATCGCAATATGAGTGTATTCTTGATTGAGATGGTCACACTTAAAGGCATCAATCATAGAACGAAACGCAATCATTTGTTGCTGTTCTGGTGTGATTGGTGTGCCGTGAGGAAGTCCAGAAGTTTCAAGATTATGGTAAGTGTTGTATCGTTGAAGAATACGATCACTTCTCACTTTGCGTTCCCATTCTTCCTTTTCACGTTCTTTGTTTGCTGTGCGTGCAGCATCCAACATTTCCTCTGGATATGGTTGAGGATTATCAAATGCCTCAACAATCTTTTGGAAGTCTTCGTCTGTTACTTTTGCGTGTAGTGGTTCAGTCATTTGAATGTCTCCTTGAATGTTTCCCATGCCTGGTCATTTGATTTCTCTTGTTCAAATGCCCACATATATCCATTTTCATTTTGTAGTCCCAGCTCTACTTCTGCTTTGATTAGTGATCGTAGAATTTCAATTTGTTCGTCAGTCATCGTAACATACCCTTCATTTCACGCACACAATCGTTGAAACCTTCAACAGTACACTCTACATAAACATTTTGAGAACCAGCAGCAGATTGTGGTTTTGGCAACCATTTCTCAACGGCATCTACAATCTCATCGGTACAGTCAATACTATACCCCAAATCATCCCGTATAATATCCCAGAGTTTTCTATTCATTTTCAAAGTTCCATTTACTATTGAAGAATACTCGTGTCCAAAATCTAATCCAACGATTGGGAACAGGTTAGATTGAGCATCATAAAAACTGATTACCATTTGTCCCTGTCCAAACAAATCACAACGACAAATGCGTTTTGGTTGTTCAATTCTCATATAATCCCAAGTGGAATATGAAGATACTGTATTGGAACCTTGCCCTTCGTTGATCCCAAATGGTTTCCAATCGTTATTCATAAGTCATAAGGTTGTTGAGTGTTTTTCTTCCACATTTCTTTCCAGGTGATCCATTTTTCTACACCTGTTTCCATTTGTCCCGTCCAGTGTTGCCCATTTTCATCAATCGCATCCAAGTAATGAATACCAGAAGCATCACTAATTGTGCGGGAGATTGATACAAATTTTACTCGTTCAGTCATAGACCTCCAATTCCTTACACAGTTGTTCAAGTTCAATCACATCAATTGTACCATATTTTTGAAGTTGTTTTGCCATTTCACGGAGAGCAGCAGCAACACCATCACGATGCCAATAAAATCTATCTTGTTGATGAGAGTTCCAAAATGCTTCCATTACCTTTCTTTCTGTTTTAGTCATTTCATTCACCTTTCAATTGACGAATTTCACTTTCAAGTTCATAAATGCGTTCATTCATTTGGTGAAGAAGCATAATCAACGAACGACCACAGATGGTTTCACCACTATCTTCTGAAATAGCAGAAATAATGTCTTCTGCTTCAGAGTTGTTGTAAGGAAAGTATTCCTTTGCGTGTGCTTCGGGATATTGAGTATCCCAAGACATTTTAGGAATAGTTTTTTCAAAGAGAGTAGTCATTTTAGATGTGGTGTTGTTTGAGATGAAGTTTGATACAATCCATAACATCATCAAGAGTTTTGGCACTACCCTCATAGTAGTAATCCATATTCATTACATCTGTGACTTTGAGTTTGTAATAAAATCTATCATCAGTGGAATACTGGTGGATGTCGATGTAAGTTTCGTAGTCCATCGGTTTCTGTTGTGTATGAGAGTATTATAGGGCATCAAAGGGCACCTGTGAAGATGCCCTGTGCCAGTTCTTTAAGTGTCATTCAAGGTTCTCAATCTCCTCACATAGTTTCAATAAATCATAACACATAATCACACCAGGGCTTTGTTGGAGTTGGTTAATCACCTCACGGAGAGTAGCAGCAAGATGTAAGTTAGGGTCGTGTTGTGGGTCATAATAATAATGAGAGAATACTTTTCTTGCTTTTTCTTTCATATCAGTCATTCCAGTTCCTCTTCCTGTTTCTCAATATAATAGATGGCATTTAGAAACTCAAGTCCATACTTGGCAACTACAAATGCATCTTTATCCTCAAAGAACCTATCCCCTACGGTTCTCATATTGTAGCATTCTGTGTCTTTATCAAAGAAAGCAATCACATAACAACTCTCTTCTACAGAACCATTTCGTTGAAACCACTTGACAAGTTCATATTTGTTGTTACATTTGCTCCAACGGAACTCTATGTTACGGAACCTCATTTGATTTCCTCCATCTCAGCAACTAAATCATTCACTTTACCCTCGGCATAATCAGTCAGATCAAGTGTGCGAGGATCTATACCTTGATCAGCACAGTCAAGGATAAACTCAACAAATGCTCCAAGAATAAGACAAGCACGGCGTTTGTCATGCTCTGTGATAGTAGTATGTGGCATCGCAACATAGTTTACGATGTGGTCGTAGAGTTCGTCGTAAGTCATTGGTAATCTTCCTCATCAAAGGTAAAGTATTCGTAGATAGCAGACATTACATGCTCCTCAATGGATTCAATGATAGCACCCTCAGTAGGATTTTCAACATGTTTGTGTGCCCGAGAATAACCACGACGCACACCTTCTTCAATCGCCATCTCTAAGATGACACGAGTTTTAGCTTTCATTCTTCTTCCTCATAAGGGAACATTTCATCATACTCTTCATCAGTCAGAGTGAGATACTGAACATCAGCATCACGGTGTTCTTCGGCATACATTAACTGATAGTGAGCAAAGTGACTTTCAGAAGTGCTCATGTATTCTAAAAGTCCATCAACAAGGCATAGGTAGTTCATTTCCAGAACTCAGTAATAATGGTGAGAAGAAGAATGAGAGCAAGAATAGAAAGAACAAACAGAGCACTGATCCACAGAGGAGACAGAACCCACCACCAGGACCAGCTAATAAAACCAGTCAGTTTCAGACCAATAAACAGAATAGTGACCATCCAGAGAAACCCATACCAGAGCGGACAGTCGTGGAGTTGTTAGACATGGTTGTTTCGTTGATGTAGTTATTATAGAGTAAAAAGGGCACCCGTGAAGGTGCCCTGTGCCAGTTCTCAAAGTGTCACTTGTTCATCTGTAAAGTCGGGACAGGCATACCACCCTCGGTAGGCACATAGATCGTCACGTTACCTTTGTTAGATCCTTCTTCCAGTCCAGTGATATACAGGTACTGAAGATACTCACGGTTATCTTTCAGTGAGTTACCGATGATCTGGTTTGCTTTCGCAACACCTTGAGCACGGATAACCTCAGCATCAGCTAACTGTTGTGCGCTATCTTTCTTTGCTTGTGCTTCCAACACAGCAACTTGACGTGTGTATTCTGCTTTCTGAAGTTCTGCTTTACCTTGTAGCGATTGTGCCCACACATTATACAGCGGACCAGCAACAGCGTTGATGATAAACAGCGTCAGAATAAAGGATACGCCAATAATACCAGCGTTACGAACAGTGTGATCAGGTTTAGTTTCGTAGTTCATTCATCAATCTCCATGATTTGAATAATAGATTTGATCTTTTCTAGATCTTGTAGCCGTGTTTGAATTTCATCATACTGCTCACAGAAATCTTCCATGCGCTCCATGTGTCCATCATCCATGAAGTTTGTTTCTTCACGGATCTCCCATTCTACATCAGATAGCCGTGCTCTAGTGTCATCTATGAAGTATTCTAATGTGTCAATCAAGGTCATTTCAGTATAGTATTCAAGAGATTGAGAGTTTCCATGTTCCAGTGTTTGATATCTCCATGAGGAGGATACAATCTACTATACAACAAACCGTATAGTTCTGGATTGATAGGTTGGATCTTCTCTAGAGTGTCAGCGATTTTGACGTTGAGAGTATGTTGGTCAGTCATTGGATTGCGTTGATTTCAGTGATAACTTCCCAATCTTTGTCAGCTTTGTCACCGAAGCGATTGCTACCAGTCCGTGTGCTGACCCAGAAGAAGTATTTGCGATTTTCAGCAGCAAGGAACAACTCACCACCAGTATCTTGCTCTACAACACAGACAGGGTTACCATCCATGGTGTTAGCAAGACGGTTCTTCGCCTTGCTACTCTTCGGTTTTACAATTACTTTCCTCATACGATGTTACCTTCAGCAATCTGGTTGATAACGTTACGGGCAGATTTCATGAATTGAAACGGAGTGTAGAGTCCCATATCAACACCATCAAGCACATCAGAACCGTTGTAGGTATTCACGATGAGCAGGCAGGCATCATAGAGAGCAGCAAGGTGCTCTTCTTTGGAACTGAACTGGAGAGCGTTGTAGGAAGGAAGCATGGGGTGTCTCGCTTATGAAATAAGTATAGGGCATCAGGAGGGCATCTCAGCACCCCCTGTGCCACTTATCCAACTGTCACTCCAGACCGATCAGGTCTTCTTCTTGTTGTAATACAGTCCCCATGGGACCTTTCTTGCTATTCAAAAGACGGGCAATCTCTTCATCACGGATCTTCCATTCCTTGAATTTCTCATCAAGGTCTTCATCCATCGTGATCTCATACTCTTTACACACTTTACGCTGCTCTTCTTCACCAGTCCAGTCATTGAATACCAACGACATAGCACCAGAGCGAATAGAACTGGGGCACATACCCACACACAGCAAGAACTTCTCAAACAGTTTGAAATACTGTTTGGCATTCAGATCAGCAGCGGGAGCAGTAATCAAATAATGCTCTTCTGGGATAAAATCATCAGCATCATAGCTGGAATTATAGTTATAAGTGTAAGTAGCATCAAACTTGAATTGAACTTTAACTTCGTAAGTCATGGTTGAGTTCTACTCCGTAGGTGTTTTTGAGGTTGTCTGTGAGGTAATCATACAACAGATCAGCGAAACCGTAATGGGGACGTGTGCCAGTTTCTAAACTGCCACTCGTTGCCACTGTCCACATAATATCCAGTGCTTTCTTATCAGGTAGTTGTTTCATCGTCTATGTCCAATTCATTTTTTAGTCTATCCATAACTTCATCTATGGAATATGTTTCTACTTTGCCCAGCTCTATATCCTCGCACATTTGTAGTAGATACTCTAGAAACTCTTTGGGGTAAACATCATCTTCATTCAACGATACCCAGAACCATTCTTTACACTCTTCCTCTGGGTCATCTTCACGCATGAGAGCGTAGCTGATGGTAGTTTGATGTCATGAGATCTCCCCACATGCGGAAGTTCATGCTAATGCTCTGCCATCCTGTCATCCAGCAATGACCAATCCAGTATTCCCACCAGTTCAGAGTAGTTTTCTTCTTGTTAGTTCCTTTGAGCGGTGTGCTGAATGTCATAGGTATGTGTCTCTACGATGGTATTTGTTGAAGTTGCGTGGTTCTGATGTGAGAAAATCACAGCGAATTTCAAACCACTTCCAGCGGAATGAGAACCCTGTGACTGATCTACTACCAAAGCTAATCAGTAGCATGGGGAATACTTCTGTTGCTGGGTATTCATCCCACTGAATGACACAATCTAATCAGTGCGAAGTGTGGATAAACTGAGAGCAACTGGAAATACCATTCGTGCCCATAATCTTCGTAGTGGTAGTAATCAAACAGTTTCATTTGCTTTATCTCTCAGATGTTCCCAGGTCCAAGTTCTGCTCCAAATGCTAATGTCAAATCCAAACTTATACACCCAGAACATCATGCCAAACAATGTGCCACCACCAGAATTGATCTGTAGATATGGCCAACAGTGATCATCGTTCCATGATAATGACACCTGTAGTAGTGATTTCTTCCTAAGTGGTCTGGGGAAATGTGTGCCAGTATTGATGATCTGGATGTACCAGTCATTACCCCAATCATTCCTGTGTTTTAGTGTTACGAGTGAAAAGCTCATAGTCAATCAACCTGCCATGTTTGAAATGTATTTTAGCACGAGGCCAGTCTTCCCACGCACCACCCCATGTTGATGTGTAGACTTCAACATATTTGGTGAGCAGAAATATATTTACCCTACCACGAGTACCATTTGGCACCCATTCAAAGTTCAACCATGATCGTTCTTCATTATACTCTGGATCCCCTGGTTCATAGATCTTCAAGTCGAGTGTATGTGAGTAATCAATGTAATACAGGTAACCAGCAGGATCCAACCAGTATTGTGTCATCGTACCACCAATACCATCTTCAATATCTTTTGTCTGACACTCTACATTTGTGAGTTGTGGTCCAAGATCATATGATGATCTGAAGTAATCAAACATGCCCATGACATTTACTCTTCTTCTACCTTACGGAGGATAATTTGGTCACCTTCTACAATCCATTCCAGCAAATCATCTTCAGTCCAACCAAGTTCAGTGAGGAAATCTGCTGGAATGGGCATAAACAGATCACCATTCTCATCTTCATCTAGTGTAACAGTATAATCTGTATTCTGGTTTGTATCGTTCGATGTACTTTCTAGCATGGCTCTTCACATTGGAAATAACAGGTTTTCTTTTCGGATTGATCTTCTAGACGATATGGAAATGTATCCACGTATGGAAACAATTCCAGATCAGAAGAATAGACGAGGGACGTTTTCTGGGTCTTCGTCTTTTCTAATTTGGGCGTCGATGTGCGCTTGGATGGCGTCTTCGATGGCGACTTGCTCGTTGTCAGGGTCGTCAGATTTTGCGATAATTTTTTCGCAGTGCGAGCGGATACACTCGATGAAGTCTTCTTCTGTCCAGTCGTTGAGGACTTTTTCTTTGGGGTCGTTTTCGTCCCAGTCGATTGTGAACGTGCCATCAGTGTTTTCAATTACAGAGATTGTCATGAACCGAGAGTAAATAGCGATAAATTTTCAGGTGAAACTTCTTTCAAAGCTTCTTTGATATTCTGTTTGAGTTCATCTTTGGTTATCAGGTCATTTCGCATGTTAACCTGACATTCTTTTTGTATTCTGGTTTTTCTTCTTCAAATCGGTCACAAGTATCATACAATAGATCTCTGGTAATCCGATGAAGAACATCCAAAAATGATCCAGGAACGTTTGCGTAAGATCCGTTTCCAGTTCCAGCAAACATCGTGTCACGAACTTTATCCAGCAAGAACTTGTACTGGATTAGTTTCTCATCAAAAATATCATAAAAGAAGTTTTCATCGTCACCATTTTTAAAATTAGGAATTTCGCTCATTGCTCCTCCACATCGTCTGGATTTTTGGGGTTCTTGAATGTTCCATAATAATATGTGTAGTATAGAAAGGAGTTGATGGTCTTGTCAATCTTCAAACTATCTTTGACGGCAATCCAGGACAAATACTCTTCCTGTAGATCTTCTCCAAGTTCAATTGTTACTTTCATTTTTTTCTCGGATGGTCTTTATTTGAAAAAGTAACTGTTCAGCAAGAGAATGATTATCGTTGTTATATGCCTTAATATAATTCATAATCAGTGATCTAAGACCACTGACTGATTTCTGCGTAGTGTTCTCTAAGTTCATCCTCATTAAAAAACAAAGTCACCTCATTATCTTAGCTGTTCTGGATCCAACCACTCAAAGAACTCGTCAGCAAGTGCTAACGCATGGTCATTGTCACCCTCAGCAATCAATTGCTTAAAGCGGGTACACGCCCAGTCATACACATCATCACGGTATTCAGAGATACGCAGGCAGTCTTCATTGTTCATTTCTTAAAAAGTGTAAGTTTGTTCTGGAGGTGGTCGTAAGACTTGAATTCTACATCACGAGGAAGCGATCTGGCAAGTGCTGCAGCAAATTCATTCAGGAAATCTACTGAATACGCGCCAGTATTTGGCATTCTCCTCATATGTCAGGTCTTGACGTGGTGCCACACTGATACTATATTCACCCATCGTATAACGATTGGGGAATGGTTCTACCAACGTCTGGATGTATTCAACCAGTGGATTGTACTTCATTTGACAAACACCTCCGTGTGCTCTTCTGACAGTTTAGCAATCTCTTGAAGATGATAAGCAAGGTGAGCTACATACTCACGCTCTTCTTCACCAAGATAGTCCCACACAATGTCGTATGAACCATCCCAATCAACAGTACCATCTTCAAGCACAGGAGCACCATAAATGGCATCTTGCGGGTGATCAATAGCGTATGCGTTGCCGTTAGTAACGATGTAGTGCATGGTAAAGACGAACTCTGTAGATAATTTAGCAGGGATGATGCGGAATGTCAAGCATCACCGCATGTAAAGGTAACCGCCTGCCCAGTCACACTTCTCAAGCATCTGCTCACGCTCGCTCATAACGAGCAGGTTGTAGCGTACACCTTTGGCAGGAGCTTTGATGCTAGCAGGTTTGTACACATAACCGTTGGTCTTGTCAATAAAAGCGTGGATGCTATCACGCTGACCGTTGATACACATGTAGATTTTGTGATACTTACGACCAGAGCTATTCAGTTCATAACCGTAACCATCAGGAGCAACCTGCTTGAGAGCATCACAGAGCATCAAGCAATACTTGACGATGTTGAGTTGAATGGTGTTACGGGCGGTTTGCTCGGAAGCGAACTGGGCGAAGGTGGTGGTCATGGCGTGGTGTCTTTCGCTGATGTAATCAGTATAGGGCAATCAGAGCAGCTCTAGCGCCTCTGGGGACAGTTGTTCAACTGGCACATCACTATCCCATTCGTGCTCAGACAGGTCTAGATCATACTTGTCCAGTTGATCCAGAATGTAACGATCAAGCAAAACTTCTTCCATGATTATTTGTGATAAGGTGAATAACGACAATCGGGGTGACCTTGAGGCAGTTGAGCACACGCTCGGTCGTATGCCTCAAACATCTGCTGATCTCGTTTGATCAGCATACCATTCCACATCAGAATGGCGATGACTAAAAAGAACCAAGTTTGAGTTTTCATAATTAGTTAGCGTAAGCAACACATTCTGGGTTCCAGTATTCAAAATACTCTTCTTCAGACATGGCAAAAACTTCGCCGTTCTCATCACGATCTTCGTCAGAGATGTCAAAGATCTCAGCAGGCATATCTTGGATTTCGTCCCACATGGGGTGGTGCTCCGTTGATTACCTTGTAATTATAGGGTCAATCCAGCTCAGCAAGGGCACTCTGTAGACAGTTCCACAACTGGCACTGCACAGCGATGTCATCAACGCCATGGTGCTTCGCTGTCTTGCGGGCATCACGGGCATCGTGTCCCCACATCAGGTCAATCAGAAACTTGATCTGCTGGGTGTCCAGGGTCACGTTGGTGACCACAGAGGGGCAAGGGTAGGTCATAGGGGTTAGAGGGGGGTTACAGGCGCTTCCAGGCGCATCTCAGATGCTATACGATCCTGGGCAAGCTGGCAATAATGTGTTTCCAGGTCAACACCAACAAATTGGCGTCCAGTCCGAACAGCAGCAACACCAGTGCTGCCACTACCACAAAATGGATCCAAAACAGTAGAATTAACTGGAGAATAGATCCTGATAAGGTATTCCATCAAACTGAGTGGTTTGACTGTGGGGTGATCATTATCTACTCCTTTTTCTTTCCGCGTTGCTCGCGGAGCATAAAAATACTTTTGATGTTCTGGTTCTACCTCACCAATGATATTAGAAGGATAACGACCAGCTGGATTAGCATCTACAGTTCCATACTCAGCACCACTACCAGTAGTGTTACCATCACGACCAAATGTACGACGCTTGGCACCTTGAGCAACCCAACCTTTGGGTGGTTCTTTCTCCCAGGGCACACGGGTATTCTCTGTATCAATCAGACCACATCCCCAATTCTTCATGATTACTTTTTAAAGTACCTTCATATGGTTTTTGTGCCACAACAATTGGCTCATGTGCTGGTTTTAAACGATTAAACTTTGGCATTTTTGTGGTAGTCATCCACATAATCTGGTCTTTGATTTGAAATCCAGCATCTTCAACATTCACTGCTAACCGATGATACAACTCAGGTGAGCAGAAAGCAAGACAAAACGCTCCAGGGCGCAGTGTACGATACACTTCACGCCAGATATCTACACTGGGCACAGAATGATCCCAGTGATCCATACCCATACCGTAGGGAGGATCAGTAATACATGAATGAAATGAGTTCTCATCATAGGTAGAGAGAACTTCTTGGCAATTACCAGTCAAAATTGAGTACATTTTGTTCACAGTGTTGGCGATCTGGGTGTTTGAAATAATCTCTTTTACCTTTACCAGTTTGAGTATACATGTTACGGATGTAAAAGTCAAATCCACGAGGATCATTCTGCCATTTTTCATCCAGTTGATATGTCTTCAACACGGCGTTGAGATCTTCGACCAGTTGAGAATAAAGATCACGTTTTCTGTCCGTTACAATGTCATCAGCAAAGAAGATTGTAGTTTCATTGTACTTCTTGGCACTAAAAATATAGACTACACCTTTTTTAGGAAGACCTCCATTGTAGGTCGGAAAAGTTTGTCTGGAAGATTTACATTCAATGTCCACAATACTGACCACTGGGAAGTGTTACACGAAAATCAGGTGATGCCTGAGATCCATTCGGTTGATACACATAAGTATATCCGTACTTATCAAGCAATTCACGAACCTGTTGTTCATGAAGAGGATTATCTTGAGAGTTTGATTGATATGGGAGAAGAAGAACTTCTTGCCAAAAAGATTTCATGATCAAACGAAAGAAAGAACGGAAGGGCGAAGTGGTTTTTTGATTAGCATCGCAGAGTATGGAGTGGTTTTCTCAAACTCTACCTTATCTCCATGCTTGGTGGAGTTAATAGGCGCATGATAACACCTTTTTTTGGTATCATAAAATCCCCATATAGATTTAACAGGACTATCATCAGTGTCAGCTAAATTTGCCGTGATTACAAATCCAAATAGCAATCACATTACGTTTGTGCTCACTGATCTCATATGAATAACCTTGCGGAGGTTTGTGCGGAAATTCAAACACGTTGGAGCATCTTCAAATGACCACGGACGCGTCCTACGAACTGCCACCACTCTTGGTCGGTAAAGTTGTCTGAAAGCATAAGGAATGCCAACAGCAATAGCACAATGGCGGCGGATGTTTTCAGGAGCAACATATGGATCTTGTGTGCGTCAGAACGGTGGAGAGTAGAACAGTAAGCATCAGCAGCACACCATCATCTTGATACGGGGTTGGGCGTGGAGCTTCACCACTTGATGACCACACTGATTGATACGCTCGATCCGCCTGACGCTCCGTATCACGCTTGGAGATCAGACGCTCGCTCGATCATCAGCACCATCAAACGAGGTGCAACTTGAACGAACTTATCGGTCATACCAGCAGCGGGGTAGTGTAGTTGACAACCTGCATGGCGCCTTGGACGAGTTGCATGGGTGTCTCGCAATTCCCCTTGTCATCATACATCCTCAAGGTGGTCCGTCACTGTGGGGCGTGCCAGTTCCTCAACTGGATAGTTCGTGATGTACGAGGTGCTGAACTTTGGCATTAGAATGGGTTTCCTGCTCCAACCAAATCGCTGACAGTGTATAAAGTCCTCCGCATATATGTTGAAGTCATTGTATTGCTCACGAATAGAACTCATGGTCAGAGTGAACAATCATCCATTTGTATGAAGAATTCTTTAGAACTTTTCACGGCTCAACGAGTGGACATCATCGCCTCCATCACCACTGATGATACCCAAGACGTTCAAGATCAGGAGGATCAATGAGTACAAAGTCATTTTCAGTTGCTTCATTGAGTGCTAGTTCCAAAATCACCGCTGAATAATTTTGGATTTGGTAAAAGACTCCAATACTGACCAGAATTATCATAGTCTATGTCACAGGAGAAATTTTTGTAGTGACCAAATGGAACATTAAATTCACCACTAGAATTATATCGCTCCATGCCACTAAAACAAAGTTGACGAACAACAACATAAGCAAGAGCTCTCGCCCACTCAACATCTCGCTCATGATCAAACCCCTTGTCTGATCATTCTCCCTGCACGGTGCATAATACTTTTCTGCTCCAACCTATCATGATCATACTGTTTGATTTCATGAGTTTGGAAACCATAATTCCGACGCAATCCTTGATTGTCAGCAACAGATTTGTATAGGTTAATGACTTCCCAGTCTTCTACTCACAAACCACTGCTGGTTTCTCGAAGTAAAGAGAAGCGGCATGCGCCACCACAAAATGGTTCCACAATACGATCGTATTCTTTCGGGCATCAACTGCTGAGATAATCTTAATCTTGCACGAGATTTGCCACCTTGATACTTAACTTAGAGGTTTCATACTTCATCTTTTTCAAGTTTAGCAAGAAATTCTTCAGCGAACTCTTTATACACTTCAAAAACCATATCAGCAGTAAACGGACAATCTGGAAATCTAGATCGAGAAGATCTTGAAGTTCCAAGTAATTTTTATGTCTGCGACATTGTGCCAGCAAGTTCTGGAGGAATAGTTTTCAATACAGGAATAAAATACACTCCTTCATCAGCACCAAGAGTCTTCGCAAACTGCTAACACTTTATCTATTAGATTCTCCTTTTCCTCCGTGTGGCAATACAGGATCCATTTCGATTCCAAATACAACTTCCAAACTCCATCTTTACGCTTGATACGAATATAGTGATCTACTTGACAAGATTTTTATTTCCAACTTTAACTTTATTCGTTTTTTTATCACCTTAAGTTCTACCACTCTTGACCTTCTTTCTTGCCTGTCTTCTATTTGCCAACAACAATAACTTCATCCTCGATGAGATTGATGCCCAGATGAGAAACCATCTTATTAACAAGAATTTCTGTCTGATTTCCGAAGTCGAGATTCGTAAATGATTGAAGAGAAAGGATTTTTCTTGACTAAAGGCATGTAATTTTCTTGCGTTAAACCATATGCTTGAATCTAGATAAATTCTGATCTTGCCTGGGTTAACATCATCTAAAACACCTGTAGCGAGATTTTTAAGGACTTCGTAGTTGGTCATTGGTTTGTTTGGATTGCCTTATTAGTATATAGTAGAGAAAAGCGTAGGTGGGGTCAAGGTTTCTGAGACCTTATAGGACTTGCGATGTGACACTTATTCAACTGTTCTCAAATACGGGATGGATCTCGGTTTTCACATGCTCAGTCATGCTAACATGCTGCTCCCACATAATCGCATCCTCTAGATTGAAGAAAATAGCTTGTTGTTTTGCTTTCTTGTTCTTCTTTTGTTTCATCCACACAACTGCATACTTCATGCCAATTCTCACGAAAAACTAATAACGATACTTGATACCTACCATTATGCTTGGTGAAATCTACTTTGTCAAGAAAACAAATGGTGATGTATTGATCATCAATAAAATCAACCCATCCTGTAGTTCCACGATAGATTATGTACTGACCTTGCTTGAATTTCATCAATTGATTTGTTCAAATGCTTCACGATTTTGATTTTCTGGTTTAGGAAGCCTAAAAACTTCTCTAACATCATTGAGATCATCTAATTGCTTCTGTAGCATATCAATACGTGCTTGTAGCAATTGAAAATTATACTCATTATTGCTCTGCATTTGTAGCAGATTGTCAATAACTTGTTTCAGTTCTTCTTCATTCATGGTAATTTGAGTGCGTCAGAATATTTATCAGTAGGAAGGATCGCCTGGGATGTCATCATCACATTTGTCCACGCTGGGTTTGCCGTGGACGAGCAGCAGGGCACCCTCGGCCTTATCAGCAAACTTTTTATGATAGTTGTTCATCTCTACGATAATATCTCGCAGATCGTTGTAGAATTCAAGGATAGATGTGTCGTTATCATCCAGATAGTCATGGACAGCATCAGTCAGACGATTTTTACGCTGATTTCTATATTCTGCTTCCCAATCATGTTCAATATTGGGGCGTCCTTCTACAGTAGTCATAGTGAATTCGTATGGATTGTTGGGGTTGAGTTTCATTTTAGCACAATCATTCAGTAGGGGCAATACCTTTGACAAAGATGCTGTCAACCACACGCTGCAGTCGCTTCTCCAGTTTGCTGACCGTAGTTGCTGAACACAGGAACAGTCACAAAACCAGTAGATTTACGATACAGATTGAGTTGACCAGCAGGGATCTTGCCAGATTGTATATCAGCAGCGTCCTGTTTGTCAAGTCGGATGACACGACCGATGGTTTGCGCCATCTCAATGACAGGCAGGTTACGCAGCAGGATACAATGGGTCAGACCAGGAACGTTGATGCCTTCAGACAGGATGCTATAGTGGAACATGATGAACTTACGGCTGGGATCTTTACCCCAGGCATCAAGAGTGTCAAAGAATTCTTGACGACCAACCTTCTGTTTGTTGATGTAAGCACCATGCTTGCTGGTGATGTGCAGCACATCGTAACCACGAGCACCAAACTCTGCCATCACATTAGTGTTAGAGAGCAGGCGCCACAGTACACGAGTGTTAGGAGCAGCAACCAGGATCTTCTGTGCGCTGTCCTCATCAAGCTGGGACACAATATCAATCAACACCTCACGGTCATTCTCTGCGGCGAGCAGAGACTTGTTACGCTCAATGTCAACGACGTGGGACTTGATGGTAGGAGGAATGATGCTACCGTTAGCAACCAGTTCAGGAGCAGGAACGTTGATCAGTTCCTTACCGTACACAGTAGTGTTGTTCATACTGATCTGACCACCACGATACTTAGGAGTGGCAGTGAAATAGTATGCGTTCTTGGCAGTCAGACTGAAGCAGCAGCAACTTCTTTGTAGAAGTCACGACGAACAGAATTGTGTGCCTCATCGTAATAGATCAGGTCAACATCAATACCTGCTTCGTTGATACGACGCAGAGAGTTGTAGGTGGTAAAGATCAGTTGGTGAGAATTGGCAGGCTTTACAGATGCTATCATGAATGACAATCTCACGCACTTTGGTAGTGTGGTGGCAATCAACCTCACCGCTGTGAACATGAAGCACAGTAACATCAACCTTACCGTTGAGTTCAGCAAAGAACTCTTCATACAACTGGACTGCCAGCAGGATCCTAGGAGCGCACACTACGACGGTCTGGGGCGTCTCTGCTGCCTGAAGACGACGCAGACAGTCAAGGATCATCACAAGGGACTTGCCGCCGCCCGTAGGGCAGGTCAGGCGACCCATGACAGCAGTCAGCATAGCATCGAGCATACGCTGCTGGTGGGGGCGAAGAGTGAGGGTCATGCGGTTCGCTGTTGATGAGAATAGTATAGGGCATGAGAAAGGGGTCCGAAGACCCCATGTGACAGTTTAGAAACTGGTTCAGGCAAGGAACTTTCGATAAATTCCTTTCTTTTCCATCTCTTCGTGTTCAAGTTGTCTGGGTTTGACACCAAATTCAATCATACCATCTTCACGCATAATAATACGATCAGTAGCAACACAGAGCATAGCAAACAAAAAGTCCATACGCTTCTCATTACTTAAATCCACAGCATTATCATTCCAAAACTCAACAAACTGAGAAGTTAGAGTAGAAGTTTCTGTGCTGTCTTCTGCAAGTTCATCATCAAGCAGTTCAAGAAATGTAAGGCATTCTTCAGTCAAACCGTAACGATCACACAAAGAAATATATGCACGAACTGTTTTACGTTGAAGAGAAAATTTGTCAAGCACATTTTCATAATCACCACTAAGTTTCAACGAGCGAGTAATATTCGCATACCAGTATTCATAACTGGAAATGGCATTCTGCATAGAAAGACGCCAGCGACGTTGACGCTTTAGAATGTCACCAAGGATAGAAACTTCATCTTTATGTGCTTTATCGTGTTTACGCTGGATCTCATCAATAGGTTTACGAGCTTTGTTGGTAGCAGTTTTGGTGAAACATTCAGTATCAACACCAAGAACTACAACAACTTCAAAAGTACGATCTTCGGGACATTTCGCAATCGCACAAAGACGATGTTGAAACTCTGTCAGGTTTCCTTCTTTATTAAAGGTCATGGGTTGTCCATCAAACAACCAATTATCGTTTTCAATACTACGATAAATTTTATTTACCTGTGACCTAGAAATTTTACGATTATCTCGATTATAATAATCAAGAATGTGTCGTGCTTGTGCTGGTGTGAGATGGATGATAAAACATTTAGTGATATCACTTTTTGGATTAAATCCTAAGATGTTTAAAACATCTGTGTTTGTATAAGTTGTCATGATAAACTGAGTAAGTCAGTACTTTTACAATATAACAGAGATTTCTGGGTCTGTCAACCCCCTGTGACAGTTTCCTCATCGTCCACGCAATCAACAGATCCGATGTCACAGACTGGCACCTCATGCTCACCAGCAATCAGATACCAATGCATCATCATACCATGATACTCTGGATGTGCTTGGAAGTTTTCTGGATAGACACGTTCGCCAATATACTTCAGCCTCAGTCTCTGGGATATTGTTGTCACGAAGCATCGCCTGCATTTGTAGATGCGTCAGTTCAAATTGTGTAGGGACTTTCATTTAATTCTAGATTGCTTTCGGCAGTCTAAATCATTCCTCTGGTTCTGTCAATGGGGGAGCAGCATTGTCATTAACATATGGAATGGTTCCATCTGGTTTAATGATGTATGCGATAATTTTATAGTCTGGATCTGGAAGATTTTCTGGTCTTGGAAACCAATCAAAACAACAATCTACTGCTTGTTGTTCAGTGTCAAAAATATAAAAAATATCTTTTGCTTCAAAAATAGCATCTATTTCTGTTTCGGGAATAATCCAGTTTGCGAAATCTTCATCAATTGGATCTTTATAATATTCATAAATTTCCTTTTGTTTTTCAACTGGCAATTCATGAAAATGATGATTATCAATTACTAAAATGTACTTATTTTCAAATGCTGCCAAACGAGCACAAATCTCGTAAATGCTTTTTGGTTGTAATGATATTAATGGCATTAATTTAATCCTCCACTCACAATATTATCTAGAATGTCATCAAGAGTAATTGTGTTGTCTTGTCTCTTGACAACTGGAATTTTCGTCAATTGTTTCTGTTGAAATAGCAATTGACAGGTATAACAATATTCTATCAGAATATTTTGTATATACACTTTGATTGAGATGGAAGAAATGATTTGTCAAATCAGAAAGATATTCTTCTGATGTCTCATTTTCCTCAACCATTTTTTCATACTTTGTTGGTGTAATTGGAAACACCACTTCAGCAGATGGAACTCCTTTTTGATCTTGTGGGATATTTCTCAATTTTTCTCTATAAGAAATCCACAATTCTTGCTGTTCTTTTGTAAGTGGACTGTCTCTACCAACTGTCCAATCACTATCCATGAGAAGAAATTTTCGGATCATTACAAGTTTATTCCAATTGATAATATTATCTCTTTGATAAATTTTTCTCAAGGCATTATCTAAATTAAAATCTTCAATGTCTCTATATTCAATATATTTTTTTGAAGTTTTTCGTATAATTCAGTAATTTCAGATTTTGGAAAAGATGTCAGATCAAATTCATATGAGACCCATTTGTATTCACCGGTTTTTTGATTTCTCTGATACTTGTTTTTTGCCATAAAAGCAGTATCATCTTTGTAATATACAAAAGTCTCTAATTTGTCTTTATCAGAATCCCAAATAGGATACAAGATGGGAATAATGTTCTCATTCCAATAATCATCTTGAATAACTTTGGTTACTCCATTTTGTTGAATTGTTCTGTTTACGGCATTTACATATAATGCCACAGAAGCAGTAGAAGCATATTCTGTCATTGAACTTTGTGCGCCCATCCAGTCAGAATGTATTTATCTGTTGTAAAAACGGTATTACCTTTATGAACATGAGTTAATCCGGCAGGAAATACACAAACCATTCCCTGCTGTGGTTTAATCCTTCGTCTTTGATACAAAAATTCTGTTTCTGCTTCTCCATCTGGCATATCATTCAAATAAATTGTCCACACCAATTCACGATTACTTGTCTGATATGAAGCATTTTCATAATGCCATTCATGATATCCACCTCCAGGGGGTGTTTTTTGAGCTTTGATGGCATATGACATTAATTTAACACCGATCAGCTGACTATATTCTTGACAATAATGGGTCAAGCAGCACTTAAGATAATCATTGATTGTGTTAGCAAGATTTACATCATAGTCATTTAAGATGATTTGTAAATCATCCCTTCCCATTTTCCTTGACGGAAATTGTTCTTTGCCAACATTACAATTTTGAGCAGAATTTTGTAGGACTTCATCAATTTTCTTCTAGAATTTCCTCACAAATTTGTTTAGGAACAAATTTTTTCCACAACGCAATAAAGTCGTCAAATTCTCCAACCATATGTTCGATCGGAAAAATATATTCATTATTTGACATAATTCAAATCGCTTTAATTAAATATTTTACTCTATGATATCTAGTAATCAATGGAATGTCATTTTCTGGGACAACCAAAGCAGTTGTAGAAACTGGCGTAGACGCAGCTCATTTCAAATGTTCCATCTGTAGTTACTATACCAGATTGAATGGCAGAAATGTTTCTGGTCACGGAAGCAATATTAGCGAGAGTAGATCCATTTCCCGGAGTAAATACCAACTCTGTTCTGGTATCATAGAAAAATGTAATCATAGACACGCCATAATTATCTTCCGTAACAACAGAGTTATCATCCTGATTTTGTGGTCTGGTTTGCCGTAAAATTAATTCAACTGATGCTCCACGAGCAGCAGATCCTTGTTCAAGATTAATTGAATATTCTTGCCAAGAACCACTTGTAACAGTAGAAGATACCACGGTGTTTAATAAATTAACTGTATTGCTGCCAGCATTTCTCCAATATAAAATTAAATCTTCTTCTGGAGTTGCGCCGCCGTTGAAATTAGTTCCCTTAATCGCAGTAAAACGAATTCTATTTACACCAGTAAGATCAAGTGGACCAATGATATATTCTCGATTTCCCGGTCCTCCAATAAAAGGCAAATATCTATTTGCCAATCCACCATAAGTTGGTAAACCAGCACTAGTTATCATTGAAAATTTATTTGTTGCGTTGGTTCCAAGACCCGGACTAACAGGTATCATTCCATCAAACGATGATGATTGCCATGCTTGATCATTTCTGGGTCCTCCTTGTGGAACGCCAGCAGAATTACAATCATAAAATTTAGCAAAAGGAACAGTTGGTTCACCAGTTTCAGTTCCACCACCTTCTAGTCCAATATATCTAACTTCAACAAATCCATTATTACCTGCGGTCCCAGTTCCACCACCATTACCAGAATTTTGGAGACCAGCAGTAACAGATATATTTCTTCCTTTAATTGTAAAATTGAGAGATCCGCCCTGACCACCTCCACCGCCAGTTGGCCCATAACTCAAAAATGTTCTGGCAACATCAATTTGAACATATCCACCAGACCACCACCTCTGCCACCAGGAGACCACGAGGCATTACAAAAGTCAGATCTATAAGCAGAATTTCCTCTTGTTCCACCAGTGCCTCCGCCATTTCCATTATGTCCAACACCAGCCTGTCCAGCAATTCCACCGTTTGCTACAGATGTAGGTCCACATCCACCACCACCACCTCCGCCGCCGCCAGCAGAGCATCCACCACTAGTACCGGATCCACCATTATTAAAGTCCATTGCGGATGACATAGCAACAAGATTAGTAGTTGCTTGTCCGGCGTTGCCCCCAGCATAACAACCATCAGTTGTTCCGGCGCCGTTATATCCGCCACCGCTACCTCCGCCGCCGCCGCCACCTCCGGCACCAATAATAGCATTTGCCCCATTAAAAAATACACCAGTAGATCCACCACCACCGCCACCGGTAGCACCATTTCCCCAATATCCAGTTCCTCCTCCACCACCAAATGATGCTCCAGACCCCCCGGCAGAAGGACCAGATTCAGGTCCAGCTCCATTTATGTTTCCATCTACATTATTAAATCCTTGTGCTCCTGGTTGCCCAATAGTAAAACTCAAACTACTTGGAAGTTGAGTAAGAGTTGCTGTAATTAAAGCGCCATCATTAGCATTTCCTCCAATTGCTCCTGTTCCTTCGCAACCTGAGTTGGCGTTCGGGTTGCCATTTCCACCCCCAGCACCACATGCTCTTACAGTAACCGTAGTTGATATTGCTCCAGGCGCCCCAGCTCGGTAAATTCCAAGTTCCGCTTGAAGTATATGTTTGAGTTGGATCATTTGATGATGTTGTAAAAGAAGAAGATCTACCAGTTCCCCCAGTTCCAGAAACACCAGCAAGACCGCCACCAGTGGCAGTAGAAGTAAGCTTCCTGCTCCGCCGCCATTCTGACCGTTTGCTCCATTTGAACCGGCATATTCAACTACAGTGTCACCCAAAGCAATTAATGCGGCAGGAACCAAAAATGTTCCGCCAGTGCCACCAGACCCACCAGAATTTCCAGATCTTCCTCCGCCGCCGCCATAAGCATAAATTGTGTATTCAGTACCATCAATGTTAAAGGTAGCAAAAGCAAAACCACCAGTACCACCATCAGTGTTACTGTCAAGCTCCACCACCCCCAGGACCAATCAAATTAATCTCAACTCTTTTTACTTCGCCAGTAGCAGGAGGAACGGGATTAGTATTAATAGTTCCGGGAGAAGTTAAGTTTCTAGAACTGAAGACAACACCAGTTCCAGGAATATCAAATGATTGTTCTTTGCCACCAATGACAGTTGCCGCATCAACAACATAAGCGATTGGATTTGGAGTAACCTGTACTTCATCAAATGTTCCTGCTGCCAATCTAACTATAATTACACCGCCAAGTGGTGAAGATGTCGGAACTGATGCTGGTGTAAATCTAAAAGATTGTGCTAACAATCCAGATGACAAAACTTGGAATGATCCACTATATTGTGATGGTGTAGCACCAGTTATGGTTACAAAGTTTCCAGCAGAAAATCCATGATTGGTTGCTGTCGTTACAACGCAAGCATTATTGGGAGCATCATATGTAATTGAAGTTACAGAAATGGCAGGACTAGATGTTACTAGATAATTTCCATTTACATCTCGTGCTCCAATTCCAGAAGTGTTACCTATACTAGCAAGTCTCGGATCATTTAAAGACGAACCGACAAGTCCATGAGCATGTCCATAAGGAATTCCACCAGTAACTGCTGGTTCAAATGGTATTATATTTGCTCTTGTTTTTGTATAAGCAACGGCATATCGATCAGCAGGAACACCAGAAAATTCAACAAGAAATGATTCGTTGGGTTCAGAAGAAAGAATATAATGAAAATGTTCAACTGGTCTCGCAAATACATAGTCATCCAGTGGTCCAAAAGTATACTGAACATTTCCACATCGGAAACTTGTTATGTCAGAAGTAATATTTGAATATCCTCTTGTTTTTACATTTCCAACCGAAAAGAATACTCCACCATCAAGCAAATTATTTTTGCTGATAAACCATTTGCCTCCCTTTTGTCCAACAGTATTAACTAGAGCATTTTCTACAGTTGGAGATCCCAATCCATCAACAGAACCATATCCAACAATTACTCTATCACGGTAATCTGGTAAATTAAACGTTCCAACATTATAAGGATAATCTCTTGGTGTGAATTGTTTTGCGAAAATTATATTCGGATGAATTACACCGCCCTGAGTAAAATTTAATGTTGATCCCGCTTGATTTAAAGTTGCTGGATTTACAGCAGATGGAAATACAACTTCATACGCAAAAACAGTTCCATCAACGGAAGAAAAGCAGAAACATTTTCTGTTGGTTCTTTTAGTTGATAAAATGTATTATTAACAAATATTCCATTTGGAAAAGAACCACGACCAGTTCCAGCAGTTGTTATTCTAAAATTTGTTCCATATGGATATGGAAGTTTCACTGTAGAATTAACAGAAGGATCATAATACAAATTGAAAAATAGTTTATTATTAATCCAATAACTTCTTCTAATTCCACCAGGATTTGAAGACTGAGTTTTTGTTACTTGAGTGTTACCTCCGTAGGTGTTTCTAACTGCGGCATAGAGTTGTGGATAATCTCTAATGTTTAAAGTTCTGCCATCGCAATAAAGATACCCTTTATATGAATATTCTGGGGATCTTACACCATTATCAGAGTTAACGTCAACAAGAGACGTGACAATAGATCCTATGGGAGCATGTTTCCCATTGGCATCACTCATATAATTGGATAGTTTATTTCTATATGAGACAGTCATTTAATATTTTATTAGGAACTCTTGAACGATATAAGGTTGAATAAACTGATCTGCTTTATTTTCGGTATTAACTTCAACAGAAATTGTTGAAACGAGAGGAGCAGCACGGAATAAATGTTGGCTTGTGTTCACAAGATATGTATGTGGTTGAGCATTGGAAGTTAATGAAGTGACGGTGAGTACCATCATTTCCAAAAGCAGTTGTTTGGTTGATAACATTGTTTACTGCGGCATATGTTTCTCTATTACTGTCAATGTTGGCATCAAATGGAACGTTTAAATCAGTATAATTTGGTGTTAATTGTGTAAATCCAGATAAAGTCTTGGGCAACAATCCACCAAAGAAGCAACCTGCAAGACAGATCGGTACATCTTTGGGCGTATGTCCCAGCATAGGAAATATTACCACATGTTGTGGAATTCCTTGCTCCACCGCCCTGACAACCAGTATTGCATTCCACTATGCATTGGAAATCCGCATGTAAATCCTGTAGGAATTAAACACTCACTAGATGCCAAAAATCCACAACCACCAGCAACACAACCACCATAAATAACTCTTTCACAAAATCCATTCGATTCATATGGTGGTAGGACATCTGCCGCAGCAAAATTTCTAGTTGCTTGATAATAGCAAAGATCTTGTCTCGTATTATTTGCCCAATTTAAAACACAAAGGGTAGATTTTCTCGTGTAAGAATTTCTTCCAAATGGAGCAAATTCATTGCCAGACGGCGCACTAACTCTAGTTCTTGTTCCATCGTGAAAGCGTGCATGTGGCATAAATGCATTCGCAAGAACATCAGAATTTTCTGTATAATTGCCTGTTGATCTTGTAAATCCTGGTTGTCCTGTAATTTCTATTTGTTGTGCTGGCAAAAAGAAATCTCCTTGATATTGAATTTCATAAGTGGTTCCAATATTACTTTGAACTTCTAATCCAACTCCAGATTTTGTTATCTCTTCATCATTATCGTCTTGAATATACAAATCAATATAGTCGCCAAGGTTGGCGCCACTAGAAGCCCTTAACTTTTCAGATCCAAAATCAGGAACTTGAAATTGATTTGGCAATAAAGTAACATTTGGCTTTCTATATCTTGACTGAGATCCTGTACCAAGAATTTCTGCCAACTGTGGAAAAACTTCAGCAGAATAAATGGTTCCATCACATCTCAAATATCCAGATGGTAAATCATCTACAACTACCGGATCTGCTGGATCATTTGAAGGTAATTGTTTTGACCAATTAATAATTGTTCCCGTCAAAGTTCCTACTTTAGACTTTTCTCTGTTATAAAATACTGCCATTAGAATGCCCTCATTATAACCAGAGTGGTAAGAGAAGGAGTATTTGGGTTGATTTGAATACTTAAAGCTTTGTCAACACTCACTGGAGAAATGGTTCCTGTAGTCATATTATTTATGAGAATTGTTCCAGGAAGACGCATTTGACCTCTGTTCATAGATATGTCAACTGTAAAATGATTATGTGATGCCAGTGCTTCAGAATTCCATGTATCAGCATTGTGATTAAGAGTTACCGGATACGGTTTGCTCGCATTTTGTCCTCGTCTATCTGCTGGTTCGCTCGGAACATCAGTAGAAGCATAGTGATTTCTCAATCCCTGATAAAGTCCAGCCGGAGGAAATGGGGCAGTAACAGCACGGTTGTTGAACATTAATAATACATGTATTTGGATCTTGATAATCAATGGTATTTCCATATCCAGGAATTGCCCTAGCGGCACCAGGAATTACTGGAACAACAGGAGAAGCACTAGTAAAATCTCTAAAAGAAATCCATTACTGGAAGAGTAAATCCAGCTTCATCATACCAAGTAACTTCGGCAACTCCAGGATTAAATCTATCTGCTGTTGTTTCATTGGGATTTACAGGTTTAGAACTTACAGTTTGAAATTCAGCATCTTGTGTATCAAAATTACCAGCTTCAAATAGAGCAACATATCCACCACCAACAGAAGTTGATGGATAAGGACTTCCAGCAGGTTGAGCATGAGAGTGTGATGGTGTGTGATCAACTCCAAGTTTCCTAGGAATTGTTCTTATAGTATCAAAATATGCTGGATCTTGTATTGTAATTCCAGTAATTTTTCCTGCTAATTGTGAATCAGATTCAATTGAAAAATTAACGTCAACATAAGAAACAATATTTGTTAATGGGGCAGCATCAGAACCATTTTCTGTAATATAAGTTCCGACTTTTACCAAATCACTTGGATCTAATCTAGATCCTTCCAAATCAACAAGTGAAATATTATTTAAATTTGGAAGATTGAACACATCATTTTCGTCGTATAATGGATAATTATTAGATATTCCAATGAATGGACCTCCCGGTTCTGGAAATGGACCATAGGTATTGCCAAGTAATCTGGCAAGAAGTGGATAATCAATAGCTCTAAGAGTTTGACCTCTACACACAATCCAACCTTTTGGAATTCCAGAATCTGTCAACGTAGTAGTTGATGAAGATCCTGTCCATGGCATTATTGTTCCAATTGAAACTGCCTTAGATGCTCGTATCCTATCGTAACTTGCCATTGATCAAACCTCCATCAACCACCATCCTTGGACGGCAGTTGGAATACCTACTTGTCCATTACTATCAGTTCCTCCAAGATAAATCAATCCAAACGCAGCATTAGCAGTCTGAACAACAAGTTCACCGGAAGGATATGGTGTTAATCTTCCTCCAAGTAATGTTCCAGTAGCATCACCCTGAATACGCACTCCAGAACTTTCAGCAGTTCTTAACACAAGAGATGTATTAAAGTTAAGATTTCCACCAACTTCAACAATTCTCACAATATCACCAGTAACTGGAGATGTTGGAAGCGTAAGTACAAGAGTTTGAGATGCTTGTACATTAACCATGTACATAATATTTGGAATTAATGTTAGATCCTCCTCCGGAGATGAAGCAGAAATATATCTAGTATGTCTTGCTCCACTTGAAGTGTAGAAGTTTTCAAGTCCAAAGCTATCAATTGAGTTATCTTGCTTAATAGCAAATTCTCTAGTTCCATTTTGACCAAGATTTTCAACAGAGAACTGTTTCAGTGTTGTTGATGGAGCAGCGGCAGGAATACCAGTTACCGTTAGAGTTTTTCTTGCGGTTACATTTCCTAGATTGTCAGCAGAGAAAGAAGGAACGTATGAATATGGATCAGTAATTACGTTTTCTGGATCCTGACCGCTGAACAGGAAGAAGTCTCCACGAGCAACAACACCAGCATCCCAAACAAGTAATCCTTGGTGATCAGCATGTCCATCATCATTTATAAATCCAAATAGTCTTGTCTGATTTACAGAATCGTAAATTTCAAGATTTCCGCCAATTAACTTAACATCGCTAGCAACTTCAAGTTTTCCTGATCTGTAAGGAATAGCACCATCTGTTCTTTGCTCGTTCATGCTTGTTTCATGAACGACGCCTTGAAGTCTTCCTTCAACAGAAGCCCAAATTTGAGCACCAGAATTATTAGAAAGAGCAATCCATCCTTGATAATCAAGTTTTTGCTGTACAATATAACCCTTATCAAGAATAATTGAGCAATATTGAGAAGAACTTCCAGAAATAACTCTGGTTCTCATTTGAACATCAATAATATTCGCAAACTCACGATGCTTGATAACTCTTCTAACTACATTTCCTGTTGCGAATACACTATCGCCAGGGACGAAAGAAGCACTGGTGTCTATTCCATCACCAGGAGCAGAAACAACAATTGTTGGATTTAGGGCATCAGTAATAACTTGTACGACTTTACCAATAACAAATCTACCAACACCAGTAGAAGCAGCAGTTGAGGTGCCAATGAAAACCAGATCATCAATATAAAATCTTCCAGTTCCAACTCCAAGAGATTGAACAGGAACCTGAACTTGGTTAGATGAACCAGTAGCAGTTGCTCTAATTGTTGTATCTGGACCACCTTCAGCAGCAATCTGTGGATCATACCAATAACCATATGCTCTTGTAATATTTCCACTGTTGAAAGCAGTTACAATAGAAGAAGTTGTTGTATTTGTAGTATTATTTCCAGAGAAAGCATATTCAATATCAATTCTTCCATATTGTGATCCAATATGTGTTGTTCCAGTACAACTATCAACCGCAAATGTTGTAATACCTTGACCATTTGTAACTTCAAGTTTTTCATTTCTTCTAGCTTCAAACGTTGCTGTAACTGAAGAAGATCCAAGGGCAGGAACATTCAAATATAGTTCATTTGTAGAAGAGTTAATGCCAACAATCTTAGTATCTTTATCAAATTCAAGTGGAGACTGATTTGTAATATTGTGTACATAATCTCCAATTTGAATATCATTAATTGTTTTACCAACGCTGGTTACAGTTATACCACTTAATACATTAGATCCAGCAGTAGCACTTGCGGTAAACTGTATCTTACTTAATGTTCCACAACCACCATTCAACTTAAGTGTTGAATTAAGAGTTAACTGAGATCCAGAAACGTTCGGGTTGCCAATTTGAACTTCACCAGTTACAGAATTAACAACAAATACATCATTTTGATCACTAGAACAATCGCTAGAAATTCTAAATTTCTGAACTTGTTGTTCAAGAGGAGAGACAACCTTAATAACTTCTCCTTGATCAAAAATACCATCACTGTTTGTATCAGTTCTATCAATGATTACATAGTCATTACTTGTTAAAGTGCCACCAAACTCAGCAAGATAAACATTATCTGTTGGTCCAGTATTATCAAGAGATTGCTCAGTCCAAGTAGAATCAAACTGAACATTAACTTTATAAATTGGTGTTCTATCAGGATGGTTGCTTAGAACTGCAGTAAATGTTCCTAGTGGTTGGCGTCTTACTTTGATATAATAAGGAGCAACATTTGCTCTTGTTAACTCAACGACCTGTAAGATTTCTGGGTGTCCAGAAGGAGAAACAGAACTGTTGATAATGATATAATCATTTTCTACAAAATATGGCTCTCCATTTTGCTTCAATGGAGCACGAAGCAGTGGTAGATAATATAGATTTCCAGTCAGTGCTGGTAGACTTTGTGGTTCAACAACTGGTGTTCCGCCAATATTAAGAATTGGTGCTTGGAACGTAGCTCTCCCCATGCTCCATCACCAGCAGTATCTACCTCATTATATCCTTCATCAGTATTGCTCTTGACTAAGACATTAACGATATCAATATTCTTATTGAATGTTGTCTCATTAATAATTCCATCTTGATGAGAAGCAATTGCTGATCCTGAACTGTCCTCTACTTCCAACAAATGAAGAAGGAAGCAACTCCACCACAAACCAGAACGTCTCCATTAAACTTAGCAGAAGCAATAACCTCAAGTTGGTTATTGATTGTTGTTGTACCACCCTGTCCAGCAATATTGATTTCAGACGCATTAAGAGCAAAATCAATTGTAGATGCTGAACCAGAATCAGAGAAGAAACTAACAGTTCCAGCAGTGGTTGACAAACGAACAGTATCATTGATTGTTCTTCTTGCTCCCAACTGGAAGTCACCATCAACCTTAAAGGATTTTGTCTTAATTCTGGTGAATGACTGCGATTCATTGTTTAGATATGCTCCACCAATCGTTACTTTACTGATAGTTAAAGCACCATCAGAAGGTCTAGCATCTGGTGTATCACCAAGGAATAGATTACTATGTAGAGAATCTCCACCAACATGAATAAACTGATCATTTGTTGTGAAATCACCAATGTAGATATTTTCTACTTTATTACCAAGATTTAAAGTTCCAGTAAATGAAGTGTCAGTTAAAAGATTGAATGTTCCTAAAGCAATATTGGTTCTAATTTCGGCAATAGATCCAGATGTGGTTCCGTTACCATGAACTTCAATATCTCTCTGGAACCTTACATCCTCAGTAAAACGAGCATCACCAACAACAACTAATGCTCTATTGAGTTGCTTGTCTGCTACAGTTTCATCTGTGTTGATGCCAACTCTACCGAGGTTATTTCCTCTACCAGCTTCAGTAATAGCAACTGTTCTGGTATCTACTCTTAGGGTGCTATAGTTTGTTGGAGCAAGACTATCTCCACCAACCACGAGAGCATCAGAAATAGCATTAAATGTTCTGTTTACTGGGTTGGCATTTGATAGGTAATTGTTTGGTGTAGTAGCAAGAGTTTTACCACTGATATATGCCTTACCAACAAGATCCAAGTTAGCACGAGGATCTGTTGTAGCAGGATCAACAAATGCGTTTGTATGTGCGCTATGTGGGGCACGGGCAATCGTATTAATACCTAATTTGTAATTACCGATTGTCTCAGTTTCTGTTCTGATAGCTTCAGCGCCAAGAACTCCAACTTCTTTCCATGTAGCATTTGAAAATTCAATGCTTGGTTGTGGGGAACCAACAGCAGTACCAGCAATAATATCCGCCCAATTCTCTACTGCTTGAGGAATTTGATCAATTACCTGGAAGTGAACATAGTTATTTGTTGGCGAGAAAGCATCGCCAGGTGGTGAATAAACAACCCAGGTTAGATTTAGTCTTGGATCATAGTAGAAGTTATTAACTCTGATTTGAGAACCAGAAGTAATTCCAATGTCCTGGTTACTGATGTTAACACCAGTACCAGCAGATTTGAAGGTTAGTTTAACTACGTTGCTACCATCAAATGTAATCGTAAAGATGCTAGAATTTGGAATTTGTTGATAGTAATTTGCTAAGATCCAGCCAAGTGATCCAGTCTTACCAATTTCAGTGCCCTTAAGAAGAACATCACCGGGACGTGCTAATACACCACCATAAGTTACAAACTGTGCTGCTGAAATACGAGTTCCACCTTGAGCAATTAGAGCAGTTTGGTTTGGTGTTAGATTTGAAGGAATTCCGGAAGAAGTGTGGGTCTGGAACATGTATTCCTGACCATTTCCTCTCGCATTAAATCCAAAAATAGCAACCTGAACTCTGTTCTTGCTGATACGAACATCTCCCTTAGTTGGAGGTCTAAATGCTGTTCTATCAAGTCCTTCGTCTTGTTGCAGCTGTGTTACTGGATCAACAGAAGAAACATTTGAACGAATGATAAGTACATCACGTTGCTGTGTAAGATCTTCATCTTGTACAGCAATCACAAGAGGAGCTTCAACAGAACTTACTAGCGAACCATCTCCACCAACAATTGTGATGTTTTGGTTGAAAGTAACTGGAGTATCAAATGTTGTAACAAGACCGCCAATTACATCATTTGTATCGCCATCGTCAACAAGTGTAGCAGCATCAATGAATGTTTCTTCACCAGTGATAGCATTAATTCTTCTATTACCAATGTAGAGATCACCCTGAGAGTTAATACCAGTGTAGAAGACGATACCAGCATCTTGCTTCTTAGATTGAGCATAGAAGTCTTCATCAGGAGTTAGAACGACTTCCTGACGTGCTGGGAGACCTGTGGAATAGTTACCAGGACCGAAACCAAGATATTCAAACGTATGGTTACCAGCACGAGCAATAGATGGTCTACGGAGTTCAACATAGTATCTCTGATCAGAAAGAACGGTGCTATTACCAGAGATAGGAATACGACGATCTTCTGAACCAGAAGTTGCGTTACCATCCTGTGCTTCAATTGCGTTTGCTCCGGAGTATTCATTTTCAATGAAAGCACTCTGAGTGATCATATCTTCAACAAGTTCTCTTGTTACAGAGTTCTTATTGTCGTTAACGGTAACAAGACCGTGAGTGTAGTTATCGGCAGCAGAGAATGCTTGTGGTGGGTCAATCAATGCCGCATAGTAATTTTTCTCTTCATTGGTTGTTCCATTCTTTTGGAACCAGAGAGGATCATTTCTATAGTTTAGAGGATATAGTCTGCTAACTGGTTGCGAGAACTTGTAGTTCTTGAAGTTGTTGATAACACCAGCACCAGTTGGGAATGGAGAAATATTACCACGAAGAGCTGTAAGATAATAGATACCATCTTGCTGCCCAGCAATACGACGCTGTAGTGTCTCAGAAGCGAAAATATAGAATGTATCTTCAATGATACCAGCATCTTCAACTTTCTCAACATAATATTCAACACCAGCATCGTCCTGAATACGATCGCCAGGAGTGATTGTATAAACGTTAGCACCATTCTGTCTCCAGTAGTACTCAGGATATCCCTTACGAATAAGTGTCTTGAGTGGCAATGATTTGCCCATATCCTGATCTTCAAGCATATCTGCGAAGACAGAACCTTGAGTAAATCTTACATTATCATATTCACTGTACTCTAACTTACCACCACGAATGTTCTTGATGATGAGGTAGTGATCGCCACCAACACTGTAGTACGCATGAATGTTAGCAAGACCAGAAGAATATCCAGAGAAACTTACTTGGTTAGCAGTAATGCTCTGTGTCTTGTTAGTTACAAACTCACCGCCCTGAGGAGCAGTAATCTTAACAGTCGTAAAGATTTCATTTCTTAGACCAGGGAAATTTGTAGCATCTACAGCATGGTCATAAACAGTAAGTTCAAGATACTTAATGTTTGGATTGAGTGCGTCTTGAACATAACGACCACCTTGAATAGTTGCTTGAATACCAGAGGTAAAGCGAGCAAAAGCACGATACTCAATACCTTGACCTGTTAAATCCTTTTTGTATGGATCATATGCGGTAGATGTATTAAGATTGTTTGACGCAAATTGTGCCGCCGTATAACCAATGTATTCTCCAGCTTGAACTGGGTTCTCAAATCTAGCGCCATATACTGAACCAGTGACTGGCTTGAGAAGAACTTTTTGTGGAATTAACTTACGAGTATCGTCAGTTCTTGTCTTAAGAACAAATCCATTAATAGGATCTCTTGCGTTCTCAAGATACTTAGGAATGACGTAACGGATCTTATAAGTTCTATCATCAGCTTCCTCGTATCTTCAAGACGCTGATACCACATATCAGTAGTTCTTGGTCTGTCAGAATAATCTGATTGATGTAATCTCCAGAAGATGTTCTTTCTTGAACCGACAATGGTTGAGAAGTTACTTGATCCTTACACTGAATATACCACTTACCAGTAGTTGATACAGCATCAGTAAATGCTGGATCAAACTTCATTGGTGATCTACGCTTGTTAGCAAATACGTCAAAGATAAGACCAACTTGACCAGAAGCAAATGTAATTGGATTTACATTGTTGATCGCATCAGCATGTGTCTTGTGAATGGTGAATACTTTGTCGTTCTGATAACGAGCAAAGAATTCAATCTGAGGATTAATTCTACCTATATTCGCGTTTTGTGGATTTGTAACAGCGACTGTAGCATCGTTAGAATACGTTGATGCTACAAGAGGTAACTGACCACCCTCAATAGACTCTGAAGAACACTCTATGTGGTGTTGTAGAAGCAGATGGAACGTCAAAAATGTGTGATACGTCAGTTTCAATACCAGCATTAACAGTGTTAGTTAGATTACACTTGTAGTTGTGTAGTGTATATTTGTCATCAAGAATGAACTGATAAAGATCAATTTCTACATTAGGATCAATGCTTTCTGTTTCAGCGGCATAGATGTAAATACCGGCAGCAGCATTCTCCTTAGAAGTTGCGAGCATCAGTTTTGTCTGATCACTTCCATTAAAGAATGTTGTTCCACTATAATCTTCTGGTTGAGTTCTTCTACCAGGAGCAATGACATAATATGTTCTATTAGTCTCAAATCCTTTTGGAAGTCTGATGAGACGCTTATCAATTTCAACATACTTACCAGTCGTCACATCAAAGCGAGGACGTGGAACAAGTCTTACTGGTGTTCCAGTCTCAAAGTTATGAGCATTGGTAGAACCATAACCAGTTGTATCAATTGTAAATACAGTAGATCTTGAAGAAAGAAGTGCCGTATTTACAGTTTGTTCTTGGCGAGCAACAGTTCCTAAACCACTGTTGATGATCGTGGTAATGTTTCCAACCAGAGTTTCAATTGCGTTAGCAACACCAGCACATTCTCTTTGTGTTGGAGAAGAAGGTGTATATGCCTGAGTGTCTTGAATAACATCTGGATTAGATGCTTCTGGTCCTACCGTAACCGTTCTTGGTCTGAATATTTGCCCACTGACCTTTCTCAAATGTAAAGTATAGTCTGGTTGTGGTACTATTCTGTAGAGAATTTACTGTATTGCCAGTAGTAAGTCTTGCGTTAGCAACACCCAATTCAATTTGAGTATTACTTACAATTCTCTTAACAAATGTATCTTTCGGAATATTACTGTAAAATAGGAACAGCATTTGATTGAAGCAATCCATTGACATATGGAGTTGGAGTATTAGCATACTCAACAACTCGCATTCCAATTACGATGCCACGAGTATCAGCAACATTCACAATTGCCGATCCAGATGTTGTTACGCAATTTACAGCAAGAACATCAAAATTACGCATCGGCAGCTGTTGCTAACTGACCAACATAGTTCCAAGCATCAATTGTTTCTGGTTTTTCTCCATCAATATAAGTTAGATTGTTTCCAACATAATATGCTTCACCTGCTTGAATGCTGTTAATGTTACCACCAAGTCTGAGGTCATTGACAATCGCATCAACAATGTAAGATACGTCACGATAGCACTTAGACTGTGTAGCATTAACAATAAAGTCACCTGGGTTTGCTATTGGTAATTGAGCAAGAGATCCTGTGCTGATAGCATCAGTAACAATATCAAATAGGTTTTCAATTGATGAGCGGACGTTAGCACAATCCCATTCACCATTAGTTAAAGGTGGAAGAGTATTAAGATTGCCAGCTTGAAGAGCGTCACAAATAATGCCAATCAAGGTATCAATTGTTGCTAAAACGTCGGAACAATTGCCGAGAGTATATGTTGTTGGTTGTGCTGGAGCAGTTCTGGTAATTCCGGTTAGATTTCCTACACCACCATCATTACCAATTGCTTGAACAATGATACCCATGAGAGTATCAACAGCGCCGACAGCAGAACCACACTTAGGAAGTAGTTCTTCAGTATCCCAATCATTAACAATTGTAAGATCTTTCTTCTGTGTGAAAGTATTACCAGATGTAACTGTTACTGTTTCATTCCTGAGAACTTGAATTGCGATGTTCTTAACTTCAGTGAATACTTTAGCAGCTTCATCACGCTCAGCATCAATAAATGTCTGAATTGGTTGTCCGTTAAGAGTGTTGGTTACATAAACATTTGCGGCATCATAAGTCTTTGAGTTACCACCAAACTTGACATCCCACATTACTTCTTCTAAGACATCATAAACATCATCTAGACAATCTTGCTCCGTATTTCCAGTTTGTGGAGTATAAGCAGGATATGCTGCCTTCATGCGTAGATATGCTTCCTTCGCAATGAATTCCTTGTTATCAAGAACAAGATTATAAGCATCAGCATGAATATCAGCAACAAATGCTGGATCCTCTGTATTATCAAGCGTAAGTGTTAGATCTCTATCATAATACTGGTTATTTACAGCACGGTTCATTAAATCCGCTGCTCTCTTAAATGCTGTGATAGAAGGTCCGGTTTCACCAGCAACACCATTTGTAAGTAGAGTTGTTGCGTTAGTGAAATACTCCTTCGTTGCTGCGATAGTGTATTCATTACCACCAAACCAGAGATCCTGAGCAACAGCATCAACAACGTGACCGATATCTCTACGGCACTTGGTTTCTCCAGTCAAGAACGTTCCGGCATTCTCAGCAGGAAGTGAATTTAGATTTCCAGCAGATACAGCAGTTGTTGCGATGGCAGCAAGAGTGGTGATTGCTGACTGGACATTTGAACATGAAGATGAACTCTGATTATTGCCAGTCGCAGGATCTGCTGTGACGGTAAGATCCTTATGGTAGAGTTGATTTGTAACTGCTCTACGCATGAACTCAGCGGCTTCATTGAATGCTGTATTGCTCTGAGCAGTTTCTCCAACTAAACCATTGCTGATTGGAGTTGTAGCATTTGTAAAATATTGCTGAATGAAAGTTCTAGTATGCTTGTTTCCACCAGTGAATACGTCAACGGAAATAGCATCAATGAAGTATCCAATATCACGAGCACACTTCTTCATCCCAGCAGGGGCAGATCCTTTGTTGATCGTCTGTGGCATTGAATTGAGATTGCCAGCATTGACAATTGTAGTAACAATTCCGCTCAATGTATCAATAGCAGAACGAACGTTAGCACAAGAGTTTACGTTTGTGTTACTACCAGTAGCAGGATCAGCAGTAATAGTAAGATCTTTTACTGTTAATTGGTTTGTAACAGCAGACTTCATTAAAGTTCTTGCTTGATTGAAAGCAAAAACACTCTCAGTGACTTCGCCAACTAAACCATTGCTGATTGGAGTTGTAGCATTTGAGAAATACTCAGCAGCAAATCTGTATGAATATTCGTTACCACGAATGAACAAGTCAAGTGAAATCGCATCAACAAAGTATCCAAGGTCTCTTTTACACTTGGTTTCAGTAGAGGCAACGCCAGGATACTGAGTGACCATGTTAGTCCAAGCAGTATTGACAATCTCTGTCTTGTTCTGCTGAATTAAACGGTAGCTATCATAGAAACGCGAATCTGCTGTGGTTTGTGCGTCACCAGGGAAATAGAAGTCTGGGTAATCAACAGCAATCTTAGCAAGTGCTCTATCAGTGATTTCCTTGCTATTACGACGAATGAGACGGAACGCATCAGCAAAACGAGATTGTGCGTTGCTCTGAGTATCTCCAGGAATATAGAAATCTGGATGATAAACAGCAATCTCAGCAAGTGCTGCGTCAAGAATAAACTCTCTGTTGTCAATAATTCTATTGCGAGCATCTTTGTAACGACCAGCAGGATCTTCTTTGTTGGAAGCATCAACAGTTACGCCTTCGCTGTTTAGTCCGAGAGCAGCGGAACCAGTGCTACCAGCAATCACACCATAAGGAGCTAGAATACTGGTTGGATCTGGATCATAAATGTCTGCTTTTACTGTTAGTAAGTTAGCAACTGCTTTCTTACAAAGATCTCTTGCTCTATTAAAAGCAAAGACAGCATAGTTCTCTTCTCCCACCAGACCGTTCTGTAGTGGCGTTCCATCGCCATTGAAGTAGAATTTGGTAGCTTCAATCGTATTGAGATTTCCACCGTCTCTAAGGTCTTCTGCGATAGCATCTACAATAAATCCAATATCACGCTTACATTTACCATTCGCAACACCTTGAATGTTACCAATACCAAATGTATCAACCATCTGCTGGAATGCTGTATCAACAATCTCTTGACGGTTGTTAAGAATTAGATTACGAGCATCAAAGTAACGACCAGCACGCTGGATTTAGACCAGGATTAACGTAAGGAATGTTTTGAAGTCTTGGATACTTTTCAAGAATATATCCAAAAACTTCTTCTTGGATCATTGTGCGATTGCTTTCAATCAAGTTAGCAGCATCGGCATAGACACTGTTGATAGAAATTCCACTCGGATTTAAAATAGATCCTTTAGCAATGTACTTTAAGAAACCAGTTGGTTCTAATTCAACATTGAAGACTTCTCCAGTTCCAGGTGCTGGATCAAGTTTTACATAAAGTTTATCGTTTGATTTAGCACCAAGCCTATATCCATCAATTGTAGCAGCTGGTCTCTCAGCAGGAATAATGATATCATCACTACCCAAGAATAGTTTTGTATAGTTGTTAGGGTTTTGAATGGTTCCCTGAATATCAACAGTATAATAAGCAATCTTTTGAATATTTTCAGATCCTTCTACTGCTTTTTTTGGAGGAATAATGTCAGTAATGTATCCACCCTTGTCTTGGTTGAAAGCAAATCCTTTGAAACCAATCGCATGTAGAGAAGTATTACCAAAGTTAGAGTTAGAGTTGGTGATTGACATGTCACCACCACTTTCCATCAGGAAGTGATCAGCAAAACCAACAGCAAAGATAGAAACGTTCTGAATGAAAGCATCTTCAGAAGCACGAACGTGGAAGTTTCTCCACTCATCTTTCCAGTCACTATCACCCTTTGCGTGATAAGGAACAGTAGCAAATGCGTCAGTGAGTGATGCTTGGTTCCAAGTGTTTGAATACTCATCGTAACGAATGAATGCTCTATCGTCTTTCTGTAGAGAAACACCAGTGTACTGAGCAATAACCATGGATCTAAATCCAGTGGCTTTTAGACCATTTGCCCAGATACCGCAAATACCCCAAGTTGAACGAATTGAAACGTTGAAGACGTATGGAGAAGCAGATTCAACGCTATCAACCTCAGCAAGAGTTTGTGCGTTTTGTCCGAGAGCAGGAGTTGTATCTACACTGATTGTTTGTCCAGATACAATATTATTGCCAATTCCACCAACAACGAAAGGAACTTCATATGTAAACTTACGAGGATCATTTTCATCAATTTCTTTAATTGGGAAAAATCCTTCAAGAACATCATCAATGTTGGTGTTTGAGATTGAGACAAACTGACCAGCAAAGTATCCGTGATCAACTTTAGTTGTTACTTGAACTTCGGTTGTAGAAGCAGGAATACTTGGATCAGTTGTCGCATCAACAAGTTTCAAACTTTCAATAACACGACTATCAGAAAGAGGTCCAACAATTCTGTTTTCTTGAATGTTGAAACCAAATTCACCTGGATCATCAATAGTTGGTTGATATGCCGAGAATGCCTTAGCAATCTTTCTATAGAATAGTCCTAACTCTTCAGTATCAGCATATTCAAATACTGTAAGTTTGTGGTGAGAATAGTTGGGAGCAGTAAGTTTGGTAAAATCATTAGGATCATAATAAACTTCACCAGTTCCAGCAGCAGAATTATAAAGTGGTGATTCTGAAGTTGTCTGACCATCTTTAATAGTAAACTGCCAGAAGTAACATCCACCAGTTACATTAAAGATTGCAGAACGAGGAACAGTTACAGAAGCAGGATCAGGAACGTAGAGAGGTCTGATCGTTGTTCTACGAAGGTCATAACCAACAAGTGAAGAACCACGGGGGATGATCGCACCACCCTCCGTGTTATTAAATTTATAAAGTACGTTGTTTGGATTGGAGATATCAAGGATACTATTATCAGTCCAAGCATTCAGTGCTTGATCAAAACCAAATACACTAATTCCGTTGGTATCTACAAGACCAGGGCGGTTATCAATGTAGTGAATACCAGGCATTAGCATGATGCTAAACTGGTCAAAACGGTCATTATCCTTACCAGGAAGGTAAGAATATCTTGCGATTTCTAGGAAAGCACGCTGGATACTTTTGAAAGGTGTAATTGGTGAATTGCCTCTGTTGGATAACGCATCTGTCGCGTTAAAATCATCAGGAGAAACATAAAGATACTTACCAGTTTTTGAGGCTGATAAGGTTATCCAGACGTGTTAATGGCATGATTAATACTGACCCGTAGATTATAATTTACCCTTGGATTTATTTATACGCCAGGATTGTAGTTGTTCCGCAATATTAGAATTTTTGAAATTTCTCTAAGGCAAATGAAAATATAATTAAACTGTTCTCTCCAAGTTACATCTCCACGAATTTTATTTAACATATTTTTCTCCAAAACTCCCCACCTGGACTCGAACCAGGAACCCCAGAGTTAACAGCTCCGTGCTCTGCCAATTGAGCTATAAGGGAATGAAATTATAGTTGTTTAGTGTCCATAAGAAATTCTACAGTATTTGCTATGTCATTCATAGCATCACGTAGATGTGGTTGTTGTCCGCTTTCTTGGCGAACGATTGGACGGTGATCATCGGTAAGAGACCAGCGCCACTGCTTCATTATAGCACAATACCACAGATTAATTTTCATGTTTGAAACTTTCCAATCGAATCCAGTTGGCAAGAGCGTTGAGTTGTATTCTTTTGTCTTCAGTAAAGTCATGTTGTTTATTGAAAAGATAAAACTCAATTGCTTCTAGTGCTAATTGTCTGTCTGCTTTTGAAATCAAGGACATAATGAGTAATAAGAACTCATGGAGAATAGGAGACTCGAACTCCTGACCACCTACGTGCAAAGCAGGTGCTCTACCAACTGAGCTAATTCCCCGTGGTCCTCTGTCTAGGAATTGAACCTAGTTTCCATGTGTGTTGTCCACCCGTCCTTACCAATAGACTAACAGAGGATATAGAGGCGGGGGATGGAATTGAACCATCTACCTGAAGCTTATGAGACTTCTGTGCAACCGTTACACTTCCCCACGATGAGGGGATGATCGGACTTCGCCCAGAAGGCAAAGTCCTTAAGACCCTGCCCAATCATCCCCATACGACCCTACGGAAGATACCCGTAGTAGAAGTTGGCGGGAAGCCTTATGCTGACTTTCCCCTCGGCCTCCTTCTATGCTATCTGCATGACGAGTACCGAAGCCCCATAACAGAATTGAACTGTTCTCTGCAGTTTACAAAACTGCTGCATCACCACAATGCTTATAGGGCGTGAAGGTCTACATTCTAACAAACTTGAACGCTCCCCAATCAGATCCCCACACTTTAGCATGGGTTTCGGCATGAAGTCCACGATCAATAACGTGGTATTCATCTTTTGTGAGTGTGAGTTCATTTTGAACATAGGTTTTTACACCTTGCCAATCAACCCAACACTCACAAGTAGATGTGCCACCCTGGAACATTTCTGGACCAGTTTGAGTGATAATTATATCACATCCTTCCCGATACGTCAAGATGTCATCTGTGATGAGCTCAAGGTTTTTACACTCAGCAAATCTTTGCGGATCTGCGATTTCATAATTTTTGAGACGAAACTGCCCCTTCTCAACCTCTACATCAATGACAAATTGACGATATGGGTTATTTAGAAGATAGTTGTATGCTTGTTCGCCATAGAAGCGAAAATCGGAAATTTTCCGATGTTGTACCCGAATATGAGCATAACGAGTAGGATGAGATTGTGCTTGCCTTTTGTTGGCAAAGGTTCCCTCCAAGTATTCAAGAAACTGGTTCATCGGGTAAAACTTCTGGATTAACTAAGTCTAGTTCAAACAATACAGGGTGGCACTCTTCAGCAATCAAGTAATCAGAGTATCTAAAGATCTCTTCCATAGTATATTCTTGGTTGAGTGCCGCCTCAGACAAGATCCATTTATCATGTTTCTGGTCTTCTTCTAAAATATCAAACGCAAATGGAATGTTTTCAATATAATACATCAACACAGGTTCGTTGTCAACAAAGACGTGCTTACGAGTGATGGTGTACCTGAAAACTGCCATTACATTTGATCTAGTAGTTCTTGTTACTATTTAACAAGAATACCCGTAGTCGGATTCGAACCGACACTGGAGGGATTTTAAGTCCCCTGTCTCTGCCGTTGGACTACACGGGCATAGGTGCTCCTTCGAGGGGATCGAACCCACCTTCACCGAATTATGAGTTCGGTGCATTCACCAGATTGCTAAAGGAGCGATAGGGATACTGGGAATTGAACCCAGACCAACCCGTTATAAGCAGGCCGCTCTACCATTAAGCTATACCCCCACATGGGGTCATATACTGACCAATAGTTTGACCTTTAATGCCTGCCTACGCTTTTTCAGCCGCTCTCAATGCTTGTGGCTTGAGAGAACGCTTCTGCTCTTTTTTGGAGTGGTGCTGCCAGTTCGGAACTTTCATCGTTCTCTCGTGTTCTGTATGTATATATAATACCCGATTACTGGGCAGTTGTCAAGGGTAGTGTGACAGTTGCTTTTCTGGCACTCTGCTGCGCGATGAAGGCACGAAGCTCTGGCGTTTCTTCCCATTCCCAGGTACGACCCTTCTTATCAATCCATTGCTTTTTAGGATTACTCACTTTTCAATTCCTCCAGTTTATCCATAATAGTGTCAAATGATCCGATACCTTCTATCTCACTAATCAGATTAGAGATTTGCTTACATACAATCGGTCGTTCTTGTCTAGCAGCATATGCCAGAGCATTACGAAGAGAAGCAGATGCTTCCTGTAGGTTGGTTTCAACTTGTTTACCTAAAGCCATTACTTTTCTGAACCTTGAACAGAGTTATCCTACTCGGTTTCTGAGGTTCTGTCAATCCCTTTGGCGTCAATCTTCTGATTTATCTTAGTTTAGGAGAATAAGAGCACCTCTGATTGAAACATCAGCAGTGGCAGTGATATTAACATCAGTTCCAGAAATAATATCAATGCTTCCTGCTCCAGTGCTGATAAGGATATCTCCAGTAGTAGATACCAGATCAATGCCAGCGACACCATAACCATAAAATCCACCAGTTTTTGATGTGAATGTAATATCTTCTGTAGCAGCAGTAAATCTGACACCGCCAAGAAGAGTGCTAACTTGATATGTTTCTGATCTGTCTTTGATCAACGGAGGAACTGGTTTTCCGCCAGCAACAACCTGCTGAGATGCTCCACCAACCCATTGCTTATAATCTCCAAGTATTTTCCAATTTACATGCCCAGGAGATACCCAATTGACAGAAGCACGAGGATCAAATTGTAAGTTAGTAGTTTCAGATGCTCCAAATGTCATCTTTTGACCTGTTACAACTTCCTTATCATTTGTTGTAATTTTTTCTACATTTCCAGCATATAATTCAATACTGCCAGCACCATTATTCAGCTTGAATTTTTACTGTTTGACCTGCTAAAATAAGTTCTTCTGCGGCGGATATAATAATTTTTTGTGCGTATATATGCCTTTCACTTCCAGTGGCACTTTCAATTACATCACCATAAGCAATAATGTTTAATGCTTGTCCTTCCCCATCAGTTCCAGCATTGTATTCAATATCAGTTCTTTCAAGATGTTGTTGTTGCTGACCATAAGTTCTGATTGCTAATTTACCACTACCAGCACCAATCTCTGGGTCATGTATTCCTGTTACAATCTTAATGCTTCCAGTATTATCAAATGCGATAAATCCATCACTGGGACCATCAATACGCAGAGCACATGTCTGCCCATCAGGAAACATTCTTTCATAAATCTCAGATCTAGTTAGAGCTCCTTTATACCAAGTGTTGTATCTTGGTTTTTTGGTTAACTCCTGAGTTTCATCTGGTGTAGTTGGTTTTGCTGGACCATTTTTGTATAAAGTATCGTATACTCTCTTACTGGCAGCATAAGAATATTTTGTCATGGGCAATCAACGTAACGTCCAGTTCCAATCTTCGTAGAACCAATGGTAGATAGTGCTTCTGTATCTAGGCAAGCAAGAGATGGAAGAAGTTTTGCTCCATATCCACCACCGCCAACAACAACGATTTCTGGAAATTCATTAAACGTTCTTTGTCTATCTAAAATTCTTGCCCCAATCACAAATCCTTTGTCATCAATAACTGCCTCAGCAACTCCAAGTTCTCCATTCACATATAGATCAGGAGTTTTTGTATACCCAATTCCTGGTCGGATCACAGTAAAGGTATCAATAATACAACGAACACCATTATCTTCCGCCAAGTTTTTACGATAACCGTATCCACTTGACTTAACACGAATTTCTGTAAGGAAACCATTCTGATCCAAGAGTGCTGTAGCAGTGGCTCCAAATCCTTCTCCGCCAATAAAGACATATGGTGGTTCTGCCCACTGGGAACCAGGATTATCAATTGGTATATCAATAATCCCACCATTATCATCAGTAATAATTTTGTTTGGGTTCACTGTAGGTTCTGTAAATTGTGTAAAGACCGTTTCTGGACTATCACCAATTGATGTATCAAAATCATCAAGATTTGCTCCATCTCCATCATTTGGAAGAATTAATACACTCACGGCAGCACCAGTGCCATTAATTGTAAATATTAACGTCTCTTCATCTTCTGGCGTATTGTCTTCCTCAATTCCGACTGTTACATAAGCAAGACTGTTATTTACAACAAAACTTCCTGTAAGTTTTCCACCAATAATATCTGTTGAAGATATGCCATCACCAGATAAAGTATAATAACCAATTGTGCCATTTCTTACATTTGTCGTAGTAATTGTATAGATAACAAATTCTCCTTCCTTAACTGTGCTTCTATCAGAAGTAACTTTATATGTTGGTGTTAATTCACTATTAGATTGCGAAGGATCTTTTGTTCCTGGTCCATCACTTAATATGTCTACTTCATCTGTTGGAAATACATCTGGCAAAGATCCAGTTGGATTTACATCTTTTGGAGTATATGGATTTCCTGGTTCTAAAATATTTCTCTCTACAATACGACACCTTCCAATATTTTTAGAGAAATTTGATTTTATACCGCCAGATGGAGTTGGTGTGTTCAATGAAAGAGAAACAAAGAAATCTTCATCTCCTTCGGACTGAACATTATAGAATGTTTTAATTGTAATTTTCTTTTGTGTTTCGTTGGGAGCAAAACCAAGAATTCCTTGATCGGAATAGTAATCTATGTTTGGTGTAGCTGTTCCTTTTGTTAAAGTTTTATATGTGACAGAAGAAGCTCCTTCAGTATATCCAGATCTTGTTACTGTAAATGAGGCATCATCTCCTTCCTCAACATCAATATCATCAATTGTGTAATTAATTTTTGGTACTTGAGTTGTAGATCCGGTTCCACCAATTATTGGTATTCCACCAGTAAATCCAATTGTAGTCAATCCCAAAGGACCACCAGAGTATGCTTCAGCACATGTATAACGAGTATAGTCTGCTCCAGTTGCTGGGAATAGGTTATCAATACTTGATAACAAGTTATCTAAGAAGTCTTGATCATTTTCTCCTTCTTTCTTACTTCCATCAACACAAACACTTTTGTATTTGGCGCACGTTTGATCTGGACCAGAACAAGAGATCCCAAGAAGATTTAGAACAAAACTAATTGCTCCACCAATAATGTCCAATGGTCCGGCAATTGCTTGTAGGATCTCTTGTAATGGTCCCAAAATAGCATCCAGTAATTCATTCATCAACGAATTCATCTTTGATAAAATACCATTGACAAGTGTATCAATTTGACAAGCAGCAACACGGTAAATCTGATTAACAAGGTCCATCAACACGTTTGTTAACCACTCTGCCAAACGATCGCCAAGATCTGCCATTCTACATCCAAGATCTTTCAGGAGATTATTAAACCACTGCGTCACTGGTGTTAAAACATTGCCTTCTTCTGATGGATAAATTAATGCCTTGATTAAATCATTAACTGCTGCTTTTAGTTTATCAATGATAAATCCTTTAACTTTGGCAATAAAGTGATTAATTACTCTCAAAAATTTATTGATGTATCTTCTAACAATATTGACAGTGCTATAGACAGCACCGGTTGATTTATTGATAAGGTATGATCCTATATTTCCGCCATTATTTTTCAGTTCGTTGAATAATTCAACAAGAATACTTGTTGCTTTTGTTTTAATGTCTTCTTTAGAACACTTTTCTGCTACTGTTTGACACCAGTTCTCTCTGCTTGCTCCGCTTTCTTTTTTTGTACTGATTGGTACTCTTGGATTTCCATCTTTATCAACAGTCCCATCTGGCATTCCACCAGTACTTTTATTTGTTTCTTCAGATTGTCCTCCCTGAGGATTTTCTGGAGCTGGTTGTCCATCCGTCGCTGGATTTACAGTTGCCGGAATAGCAGTTGTAAATGGTAAATCATCTGGTCTAGCATTTTTAACAATTGTTGTGGCACCAGGAGTTTGACCAATAGATCCCATGATCAATGGTTTTTGTCTCTCCGGATCTAAGTAAAATCCGACAACCCAGCATCCAGGTTTTAACTGTGAATTTGCTCCGCCTTCATTTCCTGGCATGAAAGGAACAGTCACGGGCATCATTACATTTGCCCATGGTAAATCTTTTGTATCAAGCAGCTCTTTGCTTTGAGGATGCTCGCCTACAATTCTTACTTTATAGCGAGTTCCTCCCTTGTTATTTGGTTCATCGGCAGCAGTCCCTTCTACTTGACCTACCCACCAATTAAAACCATCACTTCCAATTCTATTGATTGGATATATTTGAGCTAATGCCTGATCCATATCACTCAGTTATCATAAATTCTACATTCTGGAGCATCAGGATGAGCATCACAATATAGATCCAAAGAAGTTGGATCTTGATGTCTATCTGGATGATTTTTTTTATAAGCTTCTAGTGCTGCCAACTCTTGCTCAATGTGCCTACGTGATTGTGATGATATTTGTGGATCATCAAGGATTGATTTATCTTTCTGTATATGTTGATCAATACTATTCATATTGGTTACCTGCCAACACATTATTTAGTGCCATGCTGCGATACGCGGTTCTTAATTCCGTGAGTATCCCTAGCAAGACGAAGTGTTGTTGTAAATCTACCGTTTGATCCAATCAAAGTATTGTATTCATGCGTTACTTCCATGACAAGATATACACCACTGTTCTCTGGATCAAATGGATCTTTCTTGGCAGTTTCTGATGGCAATTTGTTGATAATTCGGATGTCTACTTTATCTCCGGCACAAATTTTTGAGTTACCAGGAATAACTGCTGTTGCTGTTTGATTTGATAATGTATCATATCTTACAATTGACTGAGCAGCAAACTCCAAGTGTCTATCAGAATATGGTGAAGGATTTTTGCTCCCATCCTTATCATATGGTGATGCTGGAGTTTGTTCGTTATACCAAGTCTCGTGATCCAACAAAAATGTCATCAGACCAGTTGGATAATCTGCTAACGTTTTGTTTCTGCCCAACTTAATTAAAGATGGTTCTTCTTGACTTCCAAGATGCTTCATATCTTGAAATGCGTCTTTCATGTTGTAAACATATTCGTCATATTGCCCAGTGGAATGATTAAAGAAACACATCTTTGTTGAATATCTTCCCATTCTTAAACCAGTAATTAAATCAATTTCAGATCCATACGTTATACTTGAAATTGTAAATCTATCATCTGCCCCATCAGATTGATTAACAATTTTTTCAACATATGGTCCCCATGGTTTCCCATCATAAGCACCGGTTGATTTCTCTGAACATAACGTGTCAACTGAGAAGAAGTTAAATCCTCTTCTATTTTCCCAGAAGAAATAACCTGCGCTTCCAGAAATCTTCTGCTCTTGTTGCTGAGTTGATGTGTTTGAGTTATTTGATGAAGTCTTTGGTTTTGGATTTATAGCAGGAACACTCTTTGCCATTAGCATTGATGCCACATCAAAAACCCTTCTTCTAGAAGCAATCAATCTTGTAGAGAAAAGACATGGTTCAGAATAAAATGCCTTTGATGTTTTCAGAATTTCTTTGAGCATCTTTGCGATGATTTCATCTGGTTTTCCTTCCAATGGTTGAACAATTCTCGCAAATTCATCATTCAATGCTTCTTCAGAAACCACACCTAATGTGTATGCTTGATCTTGGTTTTTAACGTATCTGTTAGCAATTTTCCAGACACGCATCGTATATTCTGAATCCATCTGGATCTATGTTTGTTTTAACCTTAATTCTTACAATTTCTCCGCCCTGAATTGGCAATCTATTTAATAGACCACCACTATCAACAACAATCATTGATCCCATTACGCATGGATAATCCACACTTTCAATATAAGAAAACACCTGAACAAGTTGCTTGATCTGATACCCATTAGATCCATCAGAAGGAGAAATTATAACACTTGAAAGTTGAAAGTCGGTTGTTGATTGAAATTCTGCCATGTTTATCTCCTAGCAGCTTTCCAGTTGAATAATGTGTTTGAAGCACTTTGTCCGGGAGACAACGCATTGCTTGTTGGGGATGCCTGTTGTCCACCA